TTATCGCGCCCCTTCGGTTTTATTTGATTGATAAATGTTGTCTTCATATTTTGCAAGTGCAATACTCAAACACCCTATTTTTTGAGTATACTCATTGTCCATTTCAGGCTCTAATAATCCTTTTTTAGTTGCCTCGGCAATTAAATCGTCTAATTTTGAGCGAACATGGTCGTACTGCTCTTTAGATGTAATTTCTTCTATCATAACGTTGTATTTAGTTTATCGCGGAAGCAGAGGGACTCGAACCCCCAGAACGTTTTACCGTTCGGCTCTTTAGCAAAGAGCTGATTTCACCAATTCACCCATACTTCCAGAAAGGCTACCGGGTTTCACAACTGGGTAGCTTAAATTGTCTAATTTAAAAATGATTGTTTTATGAACAACATGAAATGAGAACAAAATCGTGGAGGTGGCGGGAATCAAACCCGCGTCCAAACAAACTATCCTCAATGAATATACTTACGCCATAGCTCGTTTTGTCTGAACGGGCAAACATATCCTTTTTCAAGGAAGGGCCGACGGTTTGTCGAGTTCCACCACCAGACTTCTAAATTTCAAACTCCACCTGGAAAGTTATTTAACTTGCTTTACGCAGCAGCAGAAAATCTAACTGCTGGTTGTGCAAACATATTGATTACGTTTGCTGCTTTGGCAGAAACCTTGTTTCCCCAAGCTTTAATTTTATTTTTGCCAGTTAATTGCTTTGTACTTTTGTTGCGCGGTATTCACAACCGCAGGCGATTCATTTACTTTTATTCGCTGTCAAAATCAGTCACCCCCATAGCACGGCAGGAAAGACTTGAACTCCCGACACCCGGTTTTGGAGACCGGTGCTCTACCAACTGAGCTACTACCGCAAATTTTAGACCAGACTATTTCGCAATAACCTGGTCTCAATGACTAACCCTATAAAACAAATCCATTACCATTAAAAATTGCGTCCTCACATGGATTCGAACCACGGACCTGCTGGTTAACGGCCAGCTGCTCTACCACTGAGCTACAAGGACCTGTCTCCCGAATTTTACGGCTCGGGAAAACACCGCCAGAGGTTTTAAGTCTGGAATACCTTATCGCCTAATGTTCCACATCTGATTGGCATTATCAGCATTAAACAGAACATCGATATTTGCGCCTTGCTTCTTTTCGATAATGTCCCACGCTTTCAAGCTAATAAATTGTTCAGCGGTAAGCCCCATTTCTTTTTGATAAGCTTTATCGGAAATAGCGCGCTGTCGTTCAGCTTGTTCTCGCGCCTCTTCCATTTCTTTTCGTCGTTCCTGTGTTTGCTTAGCCTGAATTTGAGCTGCTGTATTATTCATTTCAGCAAGCTGCGCATCATTAGGTATCGCTCGACCAGTAATAACGTTTTCGACAACAACAGGGAATTCTTTTTCTTCGGATAATTTAGCGATATATTTAACCATATCGTTTTTTACGCATGAGTCTATATGTGCGATTACCTCCCGATTACTTGTCAAATCGAATGGAGAATACTGGGAGACATAATGTCGAGTTAAGTTTGTATAAGTTTCTTTTATATTGTTGTCATACCAATTGACACCATAATTTTCCAATAGTATTGGCGACTTACCGTCTTTAACCTTCAGTACAATTATACTTTTAAAATCCAGCGGCGTATTCTCGTTTGATATAATGTCGTCAAGAACTTCTTCGTGTTTTACCGGTACAATTTTGAACGTTTCTGAACTTGTGCTCCAAAAACACCATGTTAATCCGGTTTGAACAGGCTTTGCTTCAACTCCACCATGTCCGAAAAACCAAGGCTTTTTGATAAGCACCGTTTCTTCATCCGCATCTGGCCGGACTCCATGACAACTCGTAAAAGTTACACACGCAAATAACGCGATAATTAGATACATGAATTTCTTCATAAATAAAATCTGTTTTTTAATTAAAAATTTCAAAGAACTCTGATGGCACTCCCATCATTGTGTCCCTAAAAGGATTTGAACCTCTGACACGTAGAACTTCAATCTACCGCTCTACCAGGCTGAGCTATAAGGACAACGGATTATAAAAAGATGAAACCGGAAATTAGCCGAGGAATTTCGAAAAGATTTTTATCGAAATTTTGTTTTTAAAACTAAGAGATGAAAGGCCTTTGTTTTCTTCCCTTAATTGTTTAATCCGACTTTTGTTATTGGAAATGTTAGCTCTTATTTCTTTGTTCAAGTTTTCTAAGTCTAACTTGGCTTGATTGAAAGTGCTGAAGATGCTATCTCTTCTTTGGTTGTAATTCATAACTATCTGTTTAAATTAATTTGTTGCGGAGTCAGGACTCGAACCTGAGACTGTGAGTAATGAGCACACCGAGATACCTCTTCTCCACTCCGCGATGTATTCAATCAGTTATTTACTATGAATAGATATTTGGCTGATTGAATGTTGATAATTATTCGCCTTTTTTAAAAGAAAAGCCATATTTTTGTGAAATATATGGTGATGGCACTGTATCTGGCTTTTCTTTTAGTGGTAAGCAGAATGAAAATCACAATCAATATTGACCTTGCTGATATATTGAAAGCTATTTCATCGCTTATACGAAAGGCAGATGAGGAAGATTGATCCTCAGTCAAGTTGAAATATTACCATAATTTAGTTATGCCTCCTGGGTGGCTCAATCTGTAAAAATGTCATCTTCAGGAGGTTTCTGAATATTATATTAAGATTCTTGGTAGAATTACCTGTTTCAATTGAAGTTTTTGTCGATAGCTTTTATTTGTTGCCAAAATCTGCCGGTGTTTCGCCCCAACTTTTGTTGTCCCAATGAAGGACTTCGATGGTGTCCACATCAGCAGCAAATGCTTTTAGAAATATCTCAGCTTTTTGCAACTCTTTGTTTCGCTTGTTCGAAGCGGTGCTTTTATTTCTATACCAAGCCATAGCTGTTTTGCTATCTGTGTAAATTATACGAGGCTGGAAGTCATTTTCGATTATGTATTTAACGGCTTCAATCACCGCAAGAAATTCTCCGATATTTACTGTTTGATTTCCGAGATTTCTATAAAACAATCTTTCTCCAGTTTCAATATTTATGCCTTGGTATTCAGTAATCGATCTTTTTGTCGAATGAGCAGCATCTGTTGCTATCCCTATACTTGGACGATGCAAACTCATGCTTACCAATATTTTGTAGGCGTTGGCAGTAGCCTTATTTTATCATCATGCAATATTCGAGGTTGCATTTTTACCTCTGAATTCACCCAGAACTTACAGACCGGTTCGTAAAATCGACCACCTTTACAAGTAATCTTATGTAGCTTAATTGTGTCGTGATACCATTTACGCCCCTGAGCTTTAATTGCTACTTTTTTGCGTTTTCTGGGAAGCTTAGGCTTTTTAGTGCCTTCTGTGCCTAAGTTGAACACCGTCATGGTTGTAGTGTCTTATTAATAGATCAGCCGCTTCTGAGAAGTCGTCGATAACGCTTGGCAAATTTTCAATATCCATGCGTTTCTCCAGGATTTCTCTAACCCCGGCGATTGTCCTTACAGAATCTTTCTTACCATCGACAGGATCAAACAGTATCGTTTTGTTCCCAAACTTTACCTCGACTTTATAAATAGCTTTCGGAACATAAGATGTTTCTATAGTTGCCTTAAAAGCTACAGGAGTCGCTTCAATAGCTATGTAGCCATTTTTCTCCTTCATCGGGATCAATGTCACGTCATACAAAATGTTCGGCACAATCAGGTTTGAAAGTTTCTGATCTATGATGCAGATTTTCTTGGGGTATTCTGAATCTTGCCTCACACCTACAATTCTCCCGGTTTTAGGGTTTTGCGATACAAAACTAATATAAGCACCAGTTTGTTCTGACTTGATGAATTTTAGCTTTGTGAAAATTTTCTTTGGTTGCTCACTTGCGTTAGTTTCCATTTTTAATTTATATTTTTAATTTGGTTCAAAATAAAAGCCACCAACCATATTTCTATAATGATTGGTGGCGCAAATATATATTCTTATTTACAATCTCCAAAGGATTTTTGGGGTAAATTTTATCATCAAATAGCTGATATGCAGCTGTTTATGATTAATGTTAAATTTCTTTTTATAGATGATTTTGATCTATCTATCAGTCATTTACATAACTGATAAGATACATATTTTAACATATTGAATTTTCTAAATTTAGTAGTCGTTTTCTTTGTCTGTTTTCAGCTGATTAATATCTGGAATGTCAAATTCGCCGTTTTCATTCCGTTGACTTACCATCTTTGTTATAACATTATGAGATGCAAGCGTGGATACAAAATCAAGACCTTTGTCAACAGGGAATGTGATTTTGCAAAAAGTACTGTTGCTCACCTCTGTTTTTTCAATATCTAATCCAATGATTTTGGCAACTGATTCCGCATCTTCTTGGTAAACCTCATAGTTATTTCCTACTCGAAAAAGCACTACTGTGTTTGGATATTGTTCTTTGTAATAACAATATGCCTGAATGTTCTTGTTTCCCATAATTGTTAATTTTATTGTGTTACGATTAGGTATTCGCTTTATAATTTAATGGATAATGCAACACACCTATTGCAAACACCATCATTTTTGTTGTATTCACTTTTAGGTATTCGCTTCTGGCATTTTTTACACCAGTATTGAGATTTTTTCTTAGCATAGATAACAGTTTCGACTTTGGTTTTGGATACTTGATATTCATTAACCAGAGCTTCAACTATTTGTGTTGTGGTGTATTTTTTGTTTTTCTTTAGTGCTCTCCAATCATTTAGGATCAGTAAATTTCGAGCTTCGGTGTCGTCAAGTAAATTTTTAGCCTCCAGTTCTTGAAGTGTTTCAGTTGAAAAGTTGAGAATGCTGGATAATTTATTTATATCCTTTTCTCGAAGTCTTATTTTATGAGCCATTAAAATTTAATTATAATACATGATATCTCTTTCTATGATTGTGTAGCCAATATAGTTTTTGATCACTCTATATGTCCAATTTTTGCAATGATCGTCGTTACTCACAACAATATTCCCTTCAAAGCTCCATTTATAAGCTTCTGCCGGAACGTTAAAATCTTCTACAAAATATTTTTCTAAATATTCAGAGCAACTGATATGTGATATTTTTGTAGTCTGATTTTTTCGTGGGTTAAAATCATTTATTTCAATTAAAGAATCTTTTTCATTGTAAGTGAATTGTCTAATCCATGAAGGGTCAAATTGCAAGACTGATTGATTTCCCCAATAACTAATCTGTTTCTCTGCAAATCCATTCTCGTTAAAATACCACATTGAGCTTGCGTTTTGACTTTTCTTTTTTTTTAATTTTCCGGCAACGCCTTCTTCTCCTTCATACAGCCTTAATGAAACCGACCTAACAGTCCCATTCAATTTCAAATAAGTTAAATGATTTTCCTTTTTGTTTTCTGTATTACAAGCAAAAAGAACTAACGTAAAGAAAGTGATGTGGATAACTTTAAATATCAGGTGTCTCATTTTTGGAAGAATTAATGCGTTATATAAAAAACTGTATTATAAGATACAGCAAAAATACAAATATAAAAACCACAGTTCCAACAAAAAGACTTCTAAAAACACTGAAAATATTTATTCTTTTTGTTCTCAAAAACATATTGTTAAACGATAATATAACAATCCCTCCAACAAACATACCACAAATGATAGCCAATGGGATAGATTTTTTAAATAAAAGAAAATCATTTATCCATGCCCAGCGGAAAAGTAAAAACATTGGCAATAGCATCAACAGGGTAGCAACAGTTGTGTCTAACTTGTATTTCTTTTGTTCTTGCGTTATTTCTTCCTGATTTAGTATCTCAATAGAAAATCCATGTTGGTTTATAAAAGAGATTGCTAATTCATAATCTATATTCAACCCAACCATCTTTGGATAGTTCAAATTATATTTTTTTCTAAAATCAACAAACCATAATATAATATGTTCAAGAGCTTCATTTTTATGAGTTACTATTAAATCCATCAGCTCTTTTTCGTCCTTCTGAGAAATAAAACAACACTCGTAAGGAAGTGGTAATTGAATACCATTTTCCTCGGTTGCATAAAGAGGTGTGTCTTTTAATGGGAAAGAAGATAGCTTTTGAACCGGATGGGAGCTTTTGAATAAATTGATGATCTGGTCGATCTTCATTGGCGTAATGTTTTTATCCCAACAATTGCGTAACCATTCTGCAACTTTATTCTCAGCGGATTCTGCATATATCCAAAACAGAAACAGTCTTTCAATAGATGGGCTAACCGACAACAAAATTTCATCATCTGATTTTATTTCAAAAGAACCATTGTCTGCTTTTAAAGGGACGCATGTCATTGTGGCTCGAATAAAAAAACTATTATTCATTTCTTTTTTTTATAATTATTTGACAGTTAAGTTGCTGTAAGCATAAAAGCAAACTGTCTATTGCGGTGTTTTTTTTACCGCTTTCAATTCCTGTGATTACAGCATAAGAGACTCCAGCAACTGAAGCGAAATCTCGCTGAGATAGTTTTGCTGTTCCTCTTAACTTTTTAAAGTATTCGGAAAAATTTTCGCGGCAATCGAAAAAAAACAAATTTGTGTTATCTTCTTTTAGATATAGGCCATACCCAATAGCTTTTAGATATAAAAGTGCATTGTCTATAGAAAAATTATTTTCCCCAGCTTCTAATCTATATATTACAGTTGGCATAACATTCATAGCGAAACAAATATCTTTCATTTTTACTCCAGAAGACTTTCTACTTTCTGCTAATTTTTCACAAAATACCTTTCTTGTCATTTTTATTTTTATTAATTAAACGCCAAAAATAATATCATTATTTGATATACACAAATAAGAGCAGTTTCCTTTTGTTATTGTTTATCAAATGTTTGGTGATAGCTCCACTTCAAACCTAAGTGCATATACCAAACGTAGAAAAATATCTATGCTTACAATACTTTTCTCCGACTCAATATTTGCTATTGTTATATGGGAGCATTCTATATTCTCGGCTAACGAACGTTGAGTAAATTCTAATTTGCGGTATTTTACCAACCAATTCACAATACTTTTGTATTCTTTTATCAATACTACAGTATTTTTTTTAGAATCCTTTAATTTCATTTGAACTTCTATAGCTGACAAATACGAAATCGCATTATTCATGTTGAAGTTGTTCACACCTCGCTCTAAACGCTTTGTCTGCATTGGCTGAAAACCAGACCGTCTCCATACTTCATTCAAAGAAACCTTCGTTACCTCTTCTCGTAGCTGCTTGCATTTATCACAAAATTCTTGTCTTAACATATCTTTTTAATTATTTAAAGACAAAAATATATAATTATCTGCACTGTTCAAATGCTTTAATAAATTATTTTCCATTTATAACTGCATCAATTTTAGTTTTTAGTGTTTCAATGTCACTAATAAGTCCATCCAACTGATCCATAGCCTCCAGCATTGAATCTCCACGAGCGGAGTTTTGAAAACTTTCTGGCAGCGCATCAAAAGCGTCCTGCTCGTCACTTTTTATTTCTTCCACCCGGTCAATTGCTTCGTCCAGGTGAGAAATAACATCAACAAGTTCTTGCCTCCTCGCTTTATTCATAATTATTTTGTTATTTTTAATTTTACTTCAACTATTATTTTTTTATTGTTTTCCACCTGAGACATTGCAACATACGTGTCTTCCAGAAGGGCAAGCATAATCCGATTACTTTCCCCATGTGACATTTTCTCCCAGTCTATTTCAAGAGATTCAGCGATTTCTTTTGCCGGTAGATAAAATTCATTATCTGGAGGCATCTCATTTATATTATAGATTCCTTTATCTCCTTTTCCAAACAGATAGGAGCTTAAACCAACGTAGTTCAGATAGGTTTTCAAGAACAGCTCTTTATTGGCTGGGGTGGAGCCTTCCGCTGTGATACTATTTTTCTTCGTCATTTTCTAATTCCTGTAATTTATCATAAAGGTCTGATTGCAAGGAATCTGCATCAGTATAAGCATCTTCAAAGAATTCTTCGTCATCGCAATCTACACTATATTCTTTAATTTCTTCCAAAATAGCGGCTAACTTAAAAGCTAAGTCATGCGCTTCTCTAATTCTTGCTATCATATTGTTTTTTTGAGTTTCTTTTTAAGTTTTCTTGGCAAACGCATTTTCTTTGCCATGCAAATTTTTCGAAGACGGCGCAAGTTTTTCTTTGATAGTGTAACAGTGCCAGTAAATGAATGGGCTATATTATCAATCAAAATACCACTTTTCCCACGCCCAGCAATATTAATCGACGAATTTGTGATACCATATATTTTCCTTCCTCCTATCCGTATTTCAACATCACTCCAAGACATTTCTTTGTTCTCATTCATTTGCATACTCCATAGCATTTTCAATATCGTTGAATGGCTTTCCAGACAACTCATTGTATTCAGCAACTTCAAAATCGGAATCTATTCCAGAACGGATAATTCGCCCGGTATTTCCAGAAGAAATTTCAAAGCCATTCTCTATAAGCCACAAGACAGCTTCTCCAAGTGTATATTGCACTTCATCTGTCTCTTTGGATTTTGCCACAAAAGCTTTTAAAGATTCAGAAAAAATCTTTTCTGACAGCTCATTGAATTCTTTTTCATAATTTTCTTCATCAGATATCAAATACTCAACACAGTCGCCTTCAGACAATTCTCCATCCAAATATCTCGTTAAAACATCCAGTCGATGTATTTCTTTACTGTTGCAATAATTGGGAAAATAATTCTCAATCAGGTCGTTTACGCTTTTAGGTATGTACATAATTGTATTGTATTTAAGCCATACGATAGACTTTCTACCGTATGGCAATTTTTAATCATTCAATAATCAACCAGTCTTCGGCCAGAATATCGGTTTGAGAAGCAAGCCAGCCACGAACAATAGAGCCGGAAGCTGTTACCATATCAATGTTTGGCAATCTCGTAGTCGTTCCTGCATCACCTAAATTAAACAGACCCATATCTACCCCATCAATGCTGGAGCCATGTGGGTATTTGGGGTGATCCATGCCAACAAACCCATATATCTCTGGGTCAATATTGCCTACGTTTAAAGAAATGTGCATTCCTTTTCCATTCCAGCCAGAACGAGCGACAGCTTTTCCTTGTTTCATCGCTTCGATTGCTTGTCCAAAATTCAATGTCGTAACTTCACTCATAATTTATAATAGGTTTTATAAAGCCCTCCCAAGGCATTGTTATTTATTAATATTCAAATTTTGCAAGCTGAGATAATTGGCTGTGATGTTTGTCATACAGTGAATTAAACTCATCTTGAAATTCTTCTTTGTAGTTTTCACCATCACACATATCTTCAGGAAGTATGTGGTATTTGTCAACCAGTTCTTTTTCCGCTAACTCTGAAGCCAACTCCATAATTTGTGAGTTGGTTTCATCTTTCTCAATCTGATCATAAGTGTAAACCCAAGTTATAAACCAGTTAGATTCATTGATTTCTTCATTATTGAATTCATCCATAAAATCAGTTAAAGAGTAAATCATATACTCTGGAAAATTTGCTATTGAGTCAACATCGTCTTCATGGAAAGACAAGCTGGACAGTTCGGCATGGTTGTCGAAATCGTCAATCAACTCGCCTTCAATTCTTTCACAAACTTTTCTTGCGCTTTCTCCACAAGAGCCTACTGCATTTACATTTATAAGTACAATTATTATTTTCTTTTTCATATTTTTAATTTATTTGTTTATTAAGATGGCCCACACATTTCCCCATAAGCACCTGATGGCAATATCCATTCTTCACCATCAGGAAGAATAACTGGAAGGTTGTAATCGTAGCTTGCGGATAATTCTTTAAGTTGTTGCGTGATGTGTTGGTATGGTGTGCCAGAATCAATTAATGTTCGAAGATCGGTTGTGCGTTTCATTGTACATCCAAACACCTTTTCGAACTCTATGATTTCTTCTGTAAGTTCAGGACTAATAAATGCAGCACTGGCAAATTGATTTTTGTTGCCGAAAATACAGAACTTGCAACTACACCTTCCCCAACCCATATAATAGCATGGATGAGCTCTCACTCGGTATCTTTCGATGATTTCCCAAACTTGTTCTTCCTTCCAGTCACGAATTGGTCGGTGTCTATCCACATATCGCGGCCTGGTCTTGCTATTTCTAAGATCGGATCGATCAGGTTCTAAAATGTTGTATTTGGCTCTTTGTGGAGATTCTTCGCCTCTTTCTCCAGACAACACCAGTGTCCGTATATTATTAAATCGTTCCTGATTTCTTATAGCGGAAGAGCAGACATCAATTTTCAAATAAGCACTGCACCACCTTACCTTTAAATCCGGAGAGGATTGTGGGAATTTTAACCGGGTGCTTGGATTTCCTCTTGTGCCGCCAACTTTCTGAATTGTATTGTCTGGAAGCTCAAAACATATTGGGGCAGTTAGGGAATTTTCTCTTAGCATTTCTCTTTTAAAGCCACCCTCTTTCCATTGAAAGTAAATTTGCACCCCAAACGCTTCCGCAAACTTTCTACAATAATCAGGTGTAACTTCCCAGTCAAAGAAAACACTTTCTCTTCCATCGATGTCCTGATGCCACAGTTCTATGCGGTCTTTGGGGATACCTTGGTCAAGAAGGTAAAGAAAACAGGCGGTACTGTCTTTCCCGCCTGAGAATGACACGATGTATTTATCGTAACTGTAAATGTTAAATTCGTTCATGTAAAACATTAACTTATCTGTACCCCTTAAAGTCTAACCAAGATTTTCTGTAACTAATCTCTTCAATGGTTTCAATTGGATGATCGCAATTGTCTTTCGTGTACACATTGACAGATATATTCTCTGTGATAAATTGTCCTTCGGAGTTCTTATCGGCGGTTACTTCAAATACAATATTCGGCTCATCGTCTTCCGATCCGGCGCTAAACCAATAATCCCATAAATCTTCGTAATGATCTGGATCAATAGAATCCGTATAGATTCTCTCCGTATATAGAACCTCATTGTATTCAAACGCAATTTCTAAGTAGCTTCTCGACTTAAATAATTTTCTTATTGGGCTGTTATCAAATTGTGTTTCAGCTGTTAACTGCTCAATTTTGTTTTCTTTCAATGCAAAAAACTCATCGCCATTTGCTTGATTCATTGATTGAATATATAATTCAAACGCTTTTTCTATACTTAAACCTGTGGCTGGGGTGGATGCTAATAACTCTCCCATACATATATCGCCACTGTGATATTCTTTAATTATTTTATCTAATGTCATAACTTTCTAATTGTTAATTTAAAACCATTTCAAAATTCTTGGTGTGTCCCAGTAAAAATTATACTCCGGGTATTCTTCTTTCAATACTGACAGTACCTTTCCTCTTTTGGGGTGCTTTATAATAAATAGGTGGTCTCTATATGTCTGGAAATCTTTTCCTCTTTTAAACCCAATCAGCTGAAGTATGGAATTTGCGAAATCCTTTATCTGCACTTTAGGTCTTTTATCTTCGTTTCGTTTCATTATATTTAATTTACCCTTGTTTAAGGAGGTTTCTTTGGACGACGTTTACTGATTTTATTGTTTATATCTCCGTTTTTGTACAACTCTTGTTTTTTCTTCCGGTATTTCCTCTTGGCTTCGGCCCAATACTCTTTCGATTGTTTTTTTGATTTTGGCCTTTCTGGAGGATTGATTATGGACTGGATTGTCCATTTACTGACATTGAACATTGCGGCCAGTTTTCTATAACTATACCCTTCTTTGCGAAGGATTTTAATCGCTTGTTTTTGTTCTTCAGAAAGTTTGCGCCTGCCATCATGTTGTGTACCGGCAATTGGAATTTTCTCACTCCGATATGGCATCCTCTACTATTTTTCTGATTTCCTCCTCCGGGAGTTTCATTTCATTAGGCGTTACATAATAAACTATCCCATCATCAATGGCTTCAGCTTCTTTTGAAATACACTCAGTTCCTTCTTTATTTAGTAGTTCTGATTGCAATTCTTCTGTGGATACCGTTACACGCTCTTCTTTTTCTGTTTCCGGAAATAATGTAATTTCTACGGCATGGTATACTTTGTCCTGCCAGGGTATTAATTTGTGCATCATTGATTCTTTATTTTGTTTTAAACTTTCTCAATAAGTCTTTTAAATACCGCATACTCTGTTTTGTCCAGAGATAAAAGAAATCTCGCACAATCAGCATATTGATGCAAATCGTCATCCCATTCCATACACTCATCTACATTTCGTAAAATTGTACTTAATATTGAGTACTGGGCTGGTGTTAATTCAATTTTAATTTTCTTCATAGCCATTTAATTTATAAATGTGTACAGAGAATAAACATAGCCTTTGCCACCTCTATAGGCTATTCCGTTTTTTAGGTTTCGCATATTTTCGTTAGTGGATTCAATTCTGTTGTAATGCAGTTCGAAAGAGTCAGCGCCATTTTCATCTACAGAATAAAATTCTGTGAGTCGCTTAATTATTTCGTCTTCATTGACTTCATAGCTTCCATCTAAATAGATTATGGTTTGTTTTGTATTTTCCAGATTTTGAATATCAATAAATAAAACAGTGTGTCCATCAATCCTTAATTCATCCGGATCGCCTTCAAACCATGCCAACACATCATCAATCTCACACATTTCCATTGTCTCACGAACCAAATCGTTTTCATGTGCGATTTACCAGTTTATAATTGTTGTTTTCATTTCAATGAGTTTTTGATTCTTTTATTGACTGCATCTTCAATTTGTTGCTCAATGACAATCTTTACACCATTTTGTTCAACAGTCATTTCTTGTACTGACGCTTTCGGAATATTGACGCGAACATGTACATTAAATTCGTCTTTGTGCTGACGAACTATAATGTTGTGATATGTTCCATATCGGAAATATCCAGGGTAAGGTATGTGTATGTATTTGCACTTGTTTTGAATGCGTACCTCATACCCTAAAGCATCTGCCAGTTCCTCCAGCGTAACACCATTTGCTTTCATATTTTACACATTATCTGGAAGTTTGTCTTTATCATCAAGCACATGACTACCAATCCAATCGGAATGGTCATAAATTGCCAATAAGTAAGCATCTTTTTCAGCTTGGGTAGAAAATGTTCTTTCTGAATATCCATATCCTTTATCTTCGTTGACAAACTCCTCCAGTTCATTGTTTAAAAAAGCATTGATTGCATCGTCTCCAAATAGAACTCTTGTCTTGAATCCTTCTGAAGATACGTCATCAATTTGTTCTGTTTCTGGAATATAGCCTATAATATATGAAAGATGTCCTACAAAAACCTCATCTGGCTGGAACTGAATTTTATCGCCACGCTCTTTGTCTTCACCTACAATATTCAAAGCCCCGTTTTCAATATACACTTTCTCTACATTGACATCTATTGGTTCTGGAATGGTGGAGTAAATAGCGATAATAGGATAATCCTCTTCGCCATCCTCCCATTCATAAGAGCCTCCATGTGCCTCTACTGCTTTATAAAGCTCATTGCACTCTTTTCTTTTTATCTCTTCAATTTGAGCGTAAAAATCTGTATATTTCATGTTTTCAAGTCATTATTAAATTGTTGTTAAAATCATTCTCGTCTGGAAACATCAAATCATCATGTAGATTGTTCGGACAACGTTCATCAAACCAATGCCAAATATCATATCGATCAGTTCCTTTTGGCCAAATACAAAACCCGGTCTCAATACATTCATTTTTATCAATAGGTATATCCCCGAACTCATCCCACATTTCTTTCAGTTTTTCAAAACTTATTTCACCACAACATTCAGGGTCTTCTTCAACGGCTTCAATTAATTCATCTAAGCTATTTATCGGTGATGATGCAGTAAAAAAGTCAACATCACACACCTCTTCAACATCAACACCATCAAATAAATCTTCTGGGGATGAAGATAAGTTTACGTTTACGCTTCCTTCAACACAATACCACCCTTCGTATTCAAATATAGTACATGGTGTTTTGCAACTACCATAAGTACCTTCAAGTTCTCTTCCGTACATATTTATATTGTTATGTGTTTTTATTAAAATTCATTAGGAAACAATGTTCTTGCGATGGAAAACCCAAGCTCCTCATAACACAACCAGCACATAAAAGTGTAATGTGGTAAATGATTTTTATTTGTGATTGGTTCACCTAATTCATCTTCAAGGTTTAACTTAAACTCTTCCATGTCATCAAGATTATTGATGTAAATTCTTTTGCAGTCTGAATTATAAACTAAAATTCCAATCATCCCACTTTGGCATCCGTGAGTCAAATCTTTAAAGAAAGATAGCGGGTATTCGTACTCTATAGCATGAGCAACCATATCAGAAATAAAGCGGCCAGCAAAAGAAAAGTCATTTGCATAATTCCCTGCCGCTGTTCTAAACACAGAGTCAAGAAAGTCAACTCTGCTTTCTAAAGAAATATATTCAAAGTCAAACACCTTGTATTTTGTGTCTACATCTAAATTATCAAATCCATCTTCAGAAGTATCTAAGTTTTTTAATACTATATATTGTTCCTCTTCAGACAAATTCTCAAACCATAAATTCAAAATCTCATTTAATTGTTCTTCAAATGTATTTTCTTTCATATCTTTGCCCCGTGTGCGGCGAGGACTTGATTATCCCGCACATAACATAACATGACCCAGAGGCTATCCTTTAAATTGTCTCTGGGTTTTTATTATGCAGCAATTGATAATAAGTGTTTAAATATTGCCATTGAGATAGCTTCCGCTATTACCTGGCTTTGAGTACATTCTACCGCGTTACCGATGAATTTTTTCTTGTCAGTTTGTGATCCCAGAAGTATATAATCATCGCCGAATCCCATAATCCGCAACAACTCATCTACCATTAGCATTCGCATTTTTATATCAGTCAATCCATATAATGCCATGAATTCCTTGATCTCCTTCGTTTTAGGAGAATCATTTTCATAAATTTCATATACGATTGTGTTTCCAATTATTTTTATGAATGAGGGCAATTCATCCTGATCAGTTCGAATAGTGACCATACTTGGTGGTCGCTTATCCATTCTGGCAATCAATGTAAAGCAAGGAACTTCAATATTATTTCCAGCAGAACTGAACTGAGGGTTGACCAGGTAATGATGTTTTCTGTTCGCGGTAATAACTGGAGAGGGTTGATCGAGTCCTCTTCCTACATTCTTGTAATTAGTGTCTAAAAGCCAATCACAGCTACAAATCGCATATTTAGGGTTTGCTGTAATTGTACCAACAGGTCTAAGTATCGATGCCGGTTTGCTTTGTCCAAACTGTTGGTCTATAAAATGACATTTGCCAACAATCTGTTTTGGCAGAACAATTGCAACCCTGTCTTTTGTCAACAGTGTTGGACATGGTGCATTTATATCTTTTGGGCCATCCTTAAAATTATAAGAGCACAAGAAGCGTGGCATAACCACAGCACATCTGTCTTTAGTTGGAATTACTGGTGATGGTGATTCTACAGAGCTTGTGCCTCCATTTCCATAATATGTTTGGATGAAATCGCAACCAACAAGTGCATGGTGATCTATGGTAGTCACAGCTCCCACAGGCCCATCTGTTGATATATTCTTGCTTTCAGGATGTCCGCTGAATTGCTTTGATATAAAGTGTTTCCTTCCTGTTTTGTATGATATAATAGCTTGGCAATCTTTAGTTCTAATGGTATGCGCTGGTTCGTCTACACTGATATTTTTATGGGCTGGCTCACCTCCATAGTATTTGGAAATAAACCGTTGAGCTTTAATTACCCCAAGACGATTTTGACAACTCACAACCGGACATGGTTCGTCAACACCTGGAGGATTGTGCCTTCCAGTATCTCCATTGACAGAATTGTATTTGAGTAACCATTCATCTTTTCCACCGGCTACATGCTTTATTAGTCCAGACATAATGCGATCTTTAGTGTTTTCCACCAACTCTACATCACGATCGAAGATACTTATACCTTCATCAGAAAAGTCCAGAACATCTTTTACTGCTTTCCATTTCTCTTTACCGTCCTTTCCATCTTTAGAGTGGGTTTTCTCTGGGAAGACAATAAAGTCTTTCTCTTTGCTGAAGAAACCGAAATAGCGGGTTCGAGAAGTGTATGCGCCATAATCAGCAGCATTTAGTTTATCGTAATCATAGTGGTAGCCATAAGACTTGATTTGCTCTACCCAGGCATTATAGTACTCTTTCTTCCGTTCAGGTATCGGCACCCATTTAGGCCCAATAGAAATAACCTTCTTTGTCTTCTTGTCTTTCTTAATATCGATAGGGCAATACAGCTCATTACCTTTTTTATCTTTGACAACTTTCGGTTGCAATGGCCCCCAATCAAGGAACTCAACTACATTTTCCACTCCGATAATATCAGGCTGGAGGATTTCGATGTACTTGTAAGCATATTCAGGTAAGCTACGACTATCTGCATCGCGACTTTCCCCGCCTTTTGCTTTACTGTGATGAGTACACTCAGCACTCATCCAGAACATAACTTTTGCTTCCGGATATTTCTTCTTAGCTTCGTTTAAGATAGAAAGAAGATCGTGTGGGTCTATTGTACGGAAATCTTCAACAAAATGATGCGTATTTGGGTGATTTGCTTTATGGCTAAGAATTGCTTTTGCATCATGGTTAATTCCAATGATTACTTCTACACAATAATCGCCGTTTATTTTAGCCCGGTGGAATCCTTCAGTAACTCCACCGGCACCACAGAATGAGTCAATTACAATCAATTTAATCTTCTTGTTCATAACTTAATCTTAAATTATAGATTTCCCATTTTGGTACACTTCCTCACCAGTTTCATCAAAAAACACAGCTTCGGTAGATAACCCGTTGTTTTGCTCAATAGTGAAATACTCTTCTGTTTCATCCAAATGAGAAGAGTCAAAGCAATTGCTATTCACAAGGTTTTCACCCTCTCCAGTTTGAAAAGCTTCTCTGACGATTTTCAAAGCTTCCTCTTTTGTTTCAGCTTCAATAGTAAAGCTATCTCTGCGCCAACCAGTCATTTTCCGGTCTAAGAAAAAATCAAATTCTGCCATATTGTTGTTTTATTAAATTGTTGTCATTTTATACTCCCACCATCCATAAAACTCGTTTTCGTCAATGCTTTCGCAAAGTTCTCCAGATGTATAGCCATCTTTTATCATCTCGACTATCCGAGACATAGCTTGTTGTTCCAGGTACTCTATTTCTTCAAAGCTTAATTTTTCAAGCTCATCAGTCATGTTGTACCAGAATTTTATTTTTACTTCTCTTTCAAATTTTTGGTTCATGTTCGTATTCTTCGATTAATTGTTTTGCAATTTCTTCTTCATCAAAATCTCTCAGCCATGCAAGAGCTTCCCATATACTTTCAGAATCGTATGGAGAAACACAATCATCGGAATGATTTTGTTGATTGAATATAAATTCAAAAAGAATTCCGAGATATGTTTCATATTTTTCATCTTTTTCGTGTTTGTATTCACGATACTCAGATTTGAATTCCTGAAGGTTGTTTGGTATGAAACTGATAAAACCACTGACACTTGTGTAATTATCTTTTAAATGCTTTTCAAAAGATTTCTTTTTTTCACCAAAGCAGAATAATTCTATTTCTTCCAACTGCTCATCTGTGAAAGCAATCTTCATATAAATTTCATCAGTACGATAATTATAATACTTTGGGCTCCACAAATTATCAAAATCAATCATTTCAACCCATTCGCTGAAAGTATTGAAGTAAATGTTATCTACAAGCTGTTTGGAAATATTTTCCTTCGTCTTTTGCCAATCAACTATATCGCAAATCTTTTCGTAAAAATCGCGCTCAAGGTTTTTATCGCACAATTCACAATATAGTTCCGAATTATTGTCAGCAAAACTGGTTAAATCACCCAGCTCGCTGAATAACTCATATCCATAAAATCCGGAAAAATACGGAGCTTTTATAATTTGTTCTTGCATAACTATCTATGTGTTTTAGGATTTTTATTCTTTTTTCTTCTCTTAATTCGCTTTTTTATGAGCCTTTTTATAATCTGTTGGGCGCACCTTCTTCAATCTCGGTTGAGACGAATCATCTAACTGAAATGAAGGCATAAAATAGGGGTTGGGAATCAGCATAACTTTAATAATTTAAACTTTCTCTTACAGCTATAAATTTGTTTCCGAAAATCTCAGTGATATACGCAGATTTTCCACACAGGTGTCCACAACAGTCATGTTCACATCCGCAATATGGAATATCGAACACACAAGGATTTTCTTGAGTGTATATCTCAAAAGGACTGATTTCATCTAAACACTCTATCGTGTCGAATAAATAAAACACCTCGTCATAATCACTGGGAAGATATATCCTCCCTAATCCCATCCTTTCATCCAGCAATAAGCTAAATTTGTATTTTAAATGTTCATTTTCACTCATGCTATTCACTTTTTAATTCGTTGCAAAACACTTCCCAAGTCTCATCCATGTCAATGGTACGATTGTTCCCAACTGTCATCCACGAGACACCCATATTTGGACCATCAAGGAAATATCTTTCAATACACCCATCTCCAGTCATGTAAGCAGCCACATTTTCAGCAACTTCTTCCAAAGTTTTTTGGGAATTATATTTTTCATATTCTCTAATACAATCAGAATCAGAGGTTAAAACTTTCACTAATTGCTGATAGATTTGTTTTACTTCATCGTCAGAACAGCTCCATCTAAGTATGAGGCGAACGAGTTGTTCTTTAATTAAATCCTCTAATTCGGATTTTTGCATAGGAATCCACCAATCTTCATCCGGACTATATAAAAACTCACTGAATGCGTCACACTGAGTATCAATTCTATTTTCAATTTCATCGCGATAACCACATTCAAACATGTATAATTTCAACAGACTTTCAATTGTATCATTGAAATCATTGAAGTCATAATTCACAGATTTCATCTCTGAAATTAGCTCAATGTCATTTCCACCAGGTTTAGAGTCATTCCATACCGGAACTTTCCACATCCATTGAAATTCCCAAGGATTTGGGTACCATAAGGGAGAATGTTTTGAATTTGATGGTTCTGTGTTTTTGGCCTCCAGAATTTGCTGTTTTATTTGCTCGATTGTTCTCATAATGGATGTTTTAATACATGAATTTTACTTTACGTGTAGGCGTCTCTGTCTTGAACCATTCTTTCATTTTATTGAAAACTGGCATAGCTTCTTTCCATGAATTAAAGCCTCCCTGGATTTCTTTCACAAACCCGCTTTTGTCTCCGATATAAGCAATTGTGATAAAATGGAGATATGGTTTGAATGTTATATGTTGACGGATTTTGCGTAAGTTTTCTACATAGTCCTTTGTCAACTCTCTACGAATCGATTCAGGGAAATATCTATTTACATTTGTGCCATTTAACAAAATCTTATTTAACTCTGGGGCATAAAAATGTGTTTCAAAAGTATACTTGCTCTTTTTGTTTCGTTTCATTGATGTATGTTTTTATTGATCAGTCCGAAAAATTATATCTACACACGTTCCACCAATCCTGTTTGCATCATTGGTGGAATAGAAACCCTCAGTATCCCAATCTACATCTACCGGGTCCCCATCAACGCCTTCCAGAAAAGATTTGATCTCTCCCTCTTCCTCGTCATTGCAACCGGTAAAATCTCCGTTTATCAGTGGGTTAACCCAGTGGATTGGCAGTCTATATCTTGTTGTATTCGTAGTTTCATTGTTGGGGTTTGAACCAAAGCTTTGCTCTGTCAAATCGAAATTGTATTTCACTATGCCTTCACTGTCAACCATCCATTGACAATTATCCAGGCAATATTGACAATGATCAGATAGAAATAGCTCAATCTTAAAATCATCTGTCAAATCGAAATCCTCTCGTTCAGTTTCCTCCGATTCATAATATGAAAGAGCGAACGCATCAATAAATTCTTGGGTAGTAGAAACAATATCTACGCTATTATTTGAAAAATCTAATACTGTTATTTTCATGTCTTTTATTTGTTTTATCTGATTGCTAATTTCAAATTCTTGTTTTCGGAAGGATAAATAGATATGTATGGTCCATTAGGTGCATTGCACCCAGCATGATAGCAAGCAACCTCTAAATCTTTAAGTTTTTTGTAGGCCGCCTGTGATTCCGTTTCAGTAGGGAATTGTAAATCGATGGATGTTCCAACGACTACAGAATTGACAAGTAAGCAAGCTCCTTGCTTATTTTTTGAGATTACTGCTTCCATAAATTCTTTTTTTTACTGCTTTGTTTATGAATAGAGGCGCATGGTGTCCTAAGTTGTACACTTGCGCCTCTTTAACGAATTTTAATATTGTTGTTTTAGGTATGAATCTCCCAACGTGCATCATTTCTTCCGCTTAAAGACACGCTATAATTATTTTGGTCGGCAGAGGCTGAATGAAAGATTATTCCACCGCATACTCCAGTTCTTCCATCTTCGTACACTTCTCTAAATGAAAGAGAATGTTCTGCGAAATCACCTCCGATATAGATTGTTTTTGGGTGATCCGGATCGTTATATTCCCACCGACTAAGGCGATCTAAACAATCTTGCAATGTGTTGTCGTGGATGCTTGCAGCAAATTCACGTGCTTCCAGAAACTTTTCTTTATTTGTAATTTTCATAATATATATGTTTTGATTTTTATAATGTTCTAATTCTACTTGCTATTTGATCTTATTTTTTCATTTACGATATGAATATCGTCATGGTGGATTTTTTCATTACAGGAGTACCCATGCATCACCGTGTTTGCAGCTAATTTTTCAACTTCACTGACAAATAGGTGCATGTTTTCAGCACAAAAATCATGTTGTGCTTTTGTCGGAATGTAATATCCTCCAGCGCTTTCATATTCATATTTGCTCGTACTTCGTCTATTCTTTGCCCGTTGATCTTTCCGGGAATAATACGCTTCTCTGTAATCTGGATCGTTTTTCATTTTTTGCGCAAAATCTCGTTTTTGCGTTTTTGAAGGTCGCCATTTGTAAGCCATAGGAATAATTTTAAATTGATATAGCTCGCACATAAGTCAACTCCCCAGAGTAGCCACGTTTTCTGATTTCAGCAAATAAGCTTTCGTCAGAAAAATCGGCAATATTGAGAATCATATTTGTCTTTTTGGTCTGGTTTGCTTTTGTACAACCTCGCTTTTTTTCGCATTCCTTACAATAATGCTGCAAACCATCTCGACTTGCTGCGTTTTTGTAAAATTCATTCACGTTCTTGGTTTGACTACATTTTGGGCAAAACTTAGCGTTTCCTACTGCTTTCATTTTTTCGTTTATTTTTATTGATTAATTATTGTTTTGATTTGATAAATATTCCTCCAGTTCAAACAAATACTCTTGCTCCAGATACATTTCTTTTACCAGAGAATCGCGGTTTGCTACATAATAGTCCGCAAGTTGGTCAATATTCCACTCCGGGTAATCGGCTATGAGTTGATGGTATATAGGTTCCGGCATAGAATCAATTACATCACAGGTATATTCCATTCTACACGCTTTTGGCATGACGCATATAAGCACAGCGATAGCCAGATATTTCAATATTTTATTCACGGTTTTCATTTATTCTACTTCTGCGGTTATACACTTCTGTTGCACGCTTTACCAGCATATCTTGGTAGTAGTCACTTAGATTTGCGAAAAATTCTTCCACAGCCCCATGTCTTTCATTGTGCTTATTATATCCAATCCATTTCGACCACAAGTGATTCACATCATGTCCGGCAAATGCCATCTCACACTCGCTTCTACACCACGCATTCCACATGTAGTACATAAAACTTGCTACATCATTTTTCGGGTTTTCAGGCGCATTGCTTTGCGTACTTGTTGTATTTTCTTTCATTTTTATTGTTGTTATATGTTATTACTCCATTTTTGTTACACGATACTACCAGTCCATAGGCTCTGCCTTTGTGATATTTTATTGGTTGCATAATTTTTGGCATTAAAAAAGCCGTCAAAACTTGCGTAATGACGGCTTCGGATTAGTATGAAATTTGTATTAGATACGGATCATTCGCTGCATGGACTCATTAGCCATTTCGGTGCGTAAAAATCCTTTTTTACTTACTTTTTTGTGTGGGCGTTCGGGCATACCATCGTCAAAAGAGGTGGGTTTTTTTCGCACGATTCGCACTCTGTCATCGCGTTCTATGGGCTTTATAGGAGCGTAAAATTTACAGGATTCAGCCAGGTTATTACGTGTTATTTCACGCATTGCACCGTCATGTAGGAATAAAACTTGACCTTTGCGAACACGTCCAGACACAATTTTTGCAAGTAGTTCGGAACGTTCGCGCATTTCCAGAATATCAATCCCGTCTTTACTGATAAAAACGAAAAACCTATTGCCGGCACGCACTAAATTTTCAATTCTTTGCGCTTCACGTTCGGGCATAGTTATCCCTTTAGATGCGCACAATATTTTCATGGTAGCAACATGTTTACAGTCACTGTATAATTCGGATAATTTCATTTTTATTTATTGTTTAATTGTTTACGTTCGGGCATAGTTATCCCTACAAATTTTTACTCTCCATTCCAGCCCCCGGGAAAATCCAATTTCTCAGGCATTCTATTATATATTCATACGCATACGCGCACACAGATATACACGCACATATATACATACGCGTGTACAAAATAGGGTAACAAATTTGCATTCGTTACCCTGTGGTATTATATATTGGTAGCTATTTAAGCCGCTTTTTCAGTTTCTTTGTTGGCGGTTGTTTTGCTTTTTGGTTTACGCTCTTTAGTTATTTTTACGTCTTCGGAACAAAGAGAAATGATATTTTCAACCTCTTTGCCTATCATGGACAAATAACTACATTGCGCTAAAATCGCTTTTGAGTGTTGAAAGATAGCTGCTTTTGTGTTTTCGGGTTTCGCCGTTACAATAGCATGATTGTGCTTTATATTCATAGCGGTTTTATTGAACTCTATTTCAGAGATTAAAGCGCGAGAAATTTTACCTGTTGAATCGGTGCGAAATAGCACTTTTGTGTTTAAAAAAGGCTGCAAAATACGGCGCTGCCTTATTCCTGTCTCTTTAAAATCCGATTCAAAACCTTTTGATACATTGAACTCTGCTAAACAATAGCGCAACAAATTTTGTACAATTGTTAGCTCTTTTGTGTCTTTTAGTTCGCAAACCTCTATATAGTTAACGGTTGTATTTATCATTCCGTTACTTTCAGTTTCACGTACTTTTAATAAAACTAAACTGTTAGGTGCAAAACTAATGTTTTCAATAGCTACATTTTTAATTTGATTGATTGTTAACATAACGTTTGGTTTGATAAACTTTAACCGCTTGTTTATCGGGCTTTCCTTTAAGCCGTTTTTTTTGTTATCCGTTTGCGGTACGGTTGTTTATTAATTTATTTTTAACCCTCTCTCAACTTTGTACGGACTTGAGACCGTTATAATATTGCTATTATAGTGTTTTAAGGGTTTCAGGGTGGAACAATAACTATTTTCGTTTTTTGCCTATCAGATAGTGCAAACATTTTCTATATAATAGTAAAATGATAAGTTATAAACTTATAAAACTATTTTCGTTACCTCTCTGTTAAAGAACTCTGTCAATACTACTTTTGTTTGATTGACATTGCAAAGTAAAGCACATTATTTGAACCGTGCAAATAATATAGCAAAGAAAATTAGAGAAAAGCACAAAGAAAGTTGTAAGTCTCTGATTGCCAATAAGATAAAGCGGTGTTAATGAATGTTAATTGAAAATATGGATTGATTTAATAAAAGTTATAATACATTATTTAAAACGCGCGCGGGATTGTTATAATGCGTGTGCGCGCGTATGGGTGTATATGTAGAACTAAAAGATAGGCAAAAAAGCCGAAAGAAGGGAAACAATATGCAAAAACAAAAACCTCTCTAAAATCAAAAAAATATACAAAAATCAAAATTTGAAATAAGAGTAACGAAAAAAGAGGTGCAGTAAAGAAAAAAGGTTCACTTATAGCAAAAGTGAACCTTTTAAGTAGTTGATAGCCAGTAATATAAGAAAAAAAATAAGCGGGTGGGTGCCTCTTTGTGTGCGGATACCATATATATTTTCGACCCCATTTTTTGAGTTTCGTTTCTGGGGAACTTGAACTTTACTGGAATCAAGTAAACGATCTTCTTCCAGCACATTCATTTTAACCAAATCACTGAAGGAAATATTCCCAGCCAAAACCATTAAACAGAATTGTTCCGGAAACGAGTCTCAGACGGGCTATATAAGTCTTTCAGTACCACAATGAATCCAGATGTATCTCCGACCTATTAAAACAAAGCACAGCTCGTTAAAATCAATTTTCAATCTATATGCAAAATTCATGTTATACTAAATCCTAATTTTTTCCGGGCTCCGAAAATTTAGTCTCGTTTTCTGGGGATTATTGATTTTTTAAAGCTCATTTTCACGAAATTAAAAAATATACTTATATTTGTCGTTAAACTGAAATATAACAAAATCAATTATGAGTAAATTAGATTTTCAAGTCGAAAAGTTCCTTGAGCAATACACATTCAAATCCGAAATAGACTGGAAGGCTATCTCTTCTTTTTGCAAAGTTGAGTTAAACTTAAATTTTGAATACACCCCCAAAATCTCTCCAGATGGATTAAATACCTCTTCTTTCTTCTCATGGTTTGAAAATGGTTTCGGATCAGGCGATATTGCTTGGCATAATGGAAAGCTAATTATGGTTGGGGCTTGTAATCTGATTGATGCAAAAATCGAAGCAACTTTAAACGGAGATAAGATTGACACAACTCGTTCATCAACTAAAATATCCGAACTTTCAAAGCCTGTTGATGATGATATTGCTTTGTTTAACCGGACCCTGATGATTAATGAATTGCAATATACTGAAAAGAACCAGTTGGTAATAGAGAGACGCATTCCACATACAAACGAGCGCGTAAACTTTAAAAAACCGGGAGTAAGGGGTATTGGTGTTGTTAGGTCGGTATCTAAAGATGAAGATCGTTTTGAGCTTTATTGTTATCATATCTATCAAACAAATGAAACGCGTTATTCGATGCACGAAGAAATTGGTCCACTGAGCGAATACATATTTGATACCATGACTGTCACCGAACGTAGAAGGTTGGAAAATAGGCTGAATAAGCTTGGAAAGAGCTGGAAAGATAAGTTGCACCGAATTGAGCCGGTAAACCCTAAAGCAGAAATAGGCAAAAAGTATTGGTATATCACTGATAAAATGAAGATGACAAGTGCTATAGAAGAAGGGAAGCAGACTTCGAATATGAGATATTTTGCTGGGAATTATTTTTTGACTCAAGAAGATTGTCTGGTAAATCTTGGCCGGATCAATGAAATGCTGAGAGATTTTCTTGCTCGTTGAAAACAATAATACCCATCCTTGCATTTAAGATTTTCGTAAGGATGGGCATTGAGGGTTCTATGTTTCGTTTTAATTTGCGCGAAAAGGTTGTTTTCTTTCGATTTTAGAGGTTTTCTATTTCTGCTTGAGGGTTTTATTGTCTTTGATCTCAATTTTGCTCTCATGGCCTTTAATTGCGTTCCATTCTTTGATCTTTGCTGAACTGAACATCCTTGGCTTTAAAGTTAGGCATCCAGTTTGTTTATCTGGCGTGTTGCTAAATAAAACGCTAAGAAAATCTTTTTCCGTTAAGCCCTTTTCTGCTACAGACAAGTAAAACCTACTTAAAGACACTCTATTAACAAACTTCTGTGTCGGAGCCTCAACGCTTCCGTCTTCATTGATTTTAAAATAATCGCTGAGGAAATTATAGATAACAAGTTCAATCGGAGTTAAATCTTTGTAGCGTTCATCATCATCGCCAAGCAATATAATCTCCTGCATATAAGCTTTATCTTCTTCACGCCCTTCTTTAGTGGCTCTCTTTGGAGTGACTGGGATTAGATCGGCAAAAATGTTTCTAAAGCTTTTTTTTGATATGATGTAAACACGATCTTCGCCTTTTACCGTTAGCTGGAAGTCAAGAATGCGTTGTACATCATCAGGGTCTAATTCGGAAGCAGTAACCGGAAGCTCAATTCCACGAACATTCATTTTTCCACTGGAGATAATGTCTTGTGTTTCTTGAAAGGCTGGGGTTATGATATCTTGGATAATTCTATCTGCATAAAAAGACATCCCTTCAGGGTCTAACTGAGATTCGACTATCTCTTCATTTTCTCCTTCTTCTTCAGAAACAAAAAATGGAAGCAAGCATTCCCAAACCTGATTAATGAAAATCTTATCCGGACGATCCAAACAATTCGATGGGTCAGAAATAATCTTTTCAATTTCTTCAACTGGGAAATATGGCAGTCTGCTTTTATTTTTTAAATCTTGATAGCTAAGAGTTGAACGTTTATAGCTTCCTGAAACTTCATTAAGAAAATTGAAATCTATAAATTCTTCTTTTTCATCCTGAGAAATATTGCCTTCAAAATTTTGATGAGTCGAAGACGAATTAGAAGAAGTGTTTTGGTTCTTTTCAAAAAGAACCTCCCCGTTATTTATTTTATTTATATTTATTCCTTTATTTACTGTTCTAACATTTGTGAGAACCTCTTCTAAGAAAAGTGAGAACCCCCTTCTAAGAAAAGTGAGAAGCAGTTCTAAGAAAAGTGAGAACCATTCAATACCAAAATCAACATTTTCCAGTTGGTTCTTATCAAAAATAACCTCAACCATCTGTTCAATATCATCATCCGACAAAAAATGGTTGTAATTCATCTGAAAATACCCTAAAAGCTGAGCTTTATCACAGCTCTCAGATATAATTTGAACAATTTCCAAAGAGTTGCTTCTAAGAAATGTTAGAAGGTTCTCACTTTTCTTAGAACTATGAGTTGCATTGATGGGTATTGACTTCTCACTTTTCTTAGAAGGCTCTAACATTTGTGAGAAGTCACTTATAAAATTTGTGATAACCTTCTCACTTTTCTTAGAACCTTCTAATATTTGTGAGAGCCCACCGCCACCTTTCAAAGACAATAATTCCTTTTTTGAATTATGTTCTAACTGAAATCCGAATTTCTTTAATGAATCGTAATCTCCTTTTTCGAGAAACTCCGAAAACTCTTTTCTCTTGTCTTCGCCACCAGTTTTATTGAATCCTTTTATTAAGGACACAAATCGATCACCATCTAACGTACATAAGCTACCATCAAAAGTAATCAATTTCATTTTTTGAAAAGATTGTAGGCTATTAGCAACAGATTTCCAAGATAAGTTCCTGTCTTTTTTTATCTCATTTATACTAACATTGAAACTTAATGGTCTACCGTCTTTTAGTCGGTGAGAATATTCATCCATTAGATACATGAAAACAGACTGGTTCACAGCTGACCCAATCATCTGCGGAAAACATCGATAATGATGTGCGTATGGGATTGAATTTATGTTTTCCATATCAATCTTCTATTTGCTCATTAATATAAAACCATAGCACTTTCCTGTCAATCATTTGCTTTGTTAAACGATAACCAAGAGTTTTTGCCCATCTGCCAACTCTATTTTTGTTCGGCTTGAAATAACTTATTTGAGCATAAAGCACTGCCAGTTCATCATTTGTCATAACTGGTTTTAATTGACCTCTAATATCTTCTAATTTTTTCATATAAAATATCGTTTATTTACTAATAGATCACGTCGTTTATAAAAGTTCTGATTCGATGTGATTTTTATAGATAATTATTAGCCGGGCATTTCACCCGGCTATATCACTACTTATTAAAGCATGTCTTTATTTTGCTTTCCAAGATATCTTTTGCACCTCCACCAATGTGTTTATCAACAAGTTCTCCTTTTCTAAAGAACAAGATAGTCGGAACACTTCGAATGCTATTTCCAGCTACGATCTCTTGACAATCATCATTTTCAATATTTACTTTACCTACAGTTACCCTTCCAGCATATTGTTCGGACAGTTCATCAACAATAGGTGAAATCATTTTGCACGGACCACACCATTCAGCCCAAAAGTCTACAACTAAAGCTTCACTGTTTTCAATGAGCTCTTTCAAATTATTGTCTGTAATATTGATTGTCATTCTTTGTTTAATAAATCTTTTGCTAATTCCGGATTCTGTGCTATTGCAATTGCTTTTAATAAAGTATTGCCGTCAATTTTTTCTGGCTGGTAGTACTGAGGTGTAGCTGTCAACACACTCGCGTCTCCTTCCAGCCTCTTTCTCATGTCATCGAGTTTATTAACCACCCGGCCCACCAAATCTTCCTCCGCAGCTCTGACTTTATTTTTTGCGAAATGTTCTGCCACTATTTCAACAGGAATAGGCATCATAAAAGGCAGCATATCTGTTGGAGGATTATAAACCAAATAATAAGATATTCCATCATTTATTGCAAATAATCCTGGACCTGGATAAGCGTATTTTTCGCACATTTGCTTACCTTCAGGTAGTTTGATTTCGTTAATTTCTAAAAGCATAATTGTATTTGTTATATTATTAAATGTTAAATTTGTCAAATAATCCAGCGGCAGAGAAAAGCCAGAGTTCTATTAGGGTACATATAAAAGTTACCCAAAAGTTGTATCTTCCCGGTTTTGGTTCTTTATGTTTAGCAAGTGCAAAAAAACATTTCCAACCATGAGGATTAATATTATAACTGTTGCAATCATATCGTTACACCATTCTTTTTAAGTTTTTCTAATAATCTGTTTCTTTCTTCCATCAATTCAGTTAATAGTATTCCGAGAATTCTCAAAATAGATGCTTCTGAAAGCGATGGTTTCAAGATGTAATCAAACTGCTTTTCGACTTTGTTTTTGGTCTTGTTTGTTGGCCACCCATACAGGATAGCAAGAGGATTTTGTATTTCAAAAGATATACTGCCAGTTTTTAATGACCCATCTTCATCAAGAATTGATTTTTGATTAACCTCTTCATTTAAAAGATCATTTATTTTTAATTCAAAACTTGACTCAAATTTTCCACTGGAAATTACCAATGCTACTTTTTCAATTTCTGTAATTTCAGAATCTATATTTTCGATTCTACGCAATAGCTTACTGCTCTTTTTTAGATTTTTTACATCCATAGTATTTAATAAATGAGAATTTTTTTCTTGTTTTTAAATAATTGAGGTTGCCTGCATTGCTATAGGCTTCACGTTCGAAAGAAATGTTGTAATAGCTTTGCTTTCCATATTTTAACAACCTGATTAACCACTCCAGCATATACAGCACATAAAAGAAAATATATAACAATTCTTTAATCTGAGCTGTATGTATCTTCTCGTGATTGATTAATTTGTCTGTTGCCACAACTCCATTTTTTACGAATAGAATCCCAAAGAGATTGATAGCACTAAAGCCTTTTAGTGGAATAAGATTATTATATATGATTTTCATGTTAATCCAATTGTTGATTTTACACAATGTTTTCTTACAGCCTCACGTTTAGAGACCTCTTTCATCTTTTTTAGGATTTTTGCTCTATAACTTGCCGGTGCATGTGGGTTGTGCAGTTTTATAGCTTTTTCGATGTCCCGGTCTTTGTTATAAAAATCATTCATAGCATTAAACATATCTAACGATTTCTGTATATCAAATCGATCCTCCAGCGTAAACACCTCTTCGGATTGTATTCGATTGACTTCCTTCACATAGATTGGAGTTATCTGGAGGATTCCTCCGTCGTTGGTCTTTCCGATTATACCCGGATTGTTTTCGCTCTCTACTTCAATTAGAGCAAGGGTGAAAATTTGCCATTCGGTTACAGTGTCATTGTAATAAATGACCGGAACCGCTTCTTCAATGATTTGTGGAATTTCTAATGCTGGTTGCTCTTGAGATTTGTTACAGCTCAGCAAACTACATAGTGTGACACTTAGCAATAATGTTTTAATCACTCGTTTCATTAATTTTTGTTTTTAATTCTTGTATTGTGGATTCTGAAACGACAACGTAAATTGGAGGCAACCCATGAAGTTTTATATTTTTTAGTTCTTCATGGACTTCATTGAGATTTCCAACAAGTTGTTCAATTATTGTATATGGATTTTGACCTGATAAAATGGAGCGATAAATATTATACTCCAATGGATGTATTCTGCTTCTTTTTATAAACTCTTCTGAAAAATCAGAATCTCCCGGTTTCCCACTAACAGCATTCATACCTTTACTTAAAAAAGATTGATTTGATTTTCAACCAAATCAGTTTTCTCTTAATTTTCCTGACTGCTTTAAGAGCTGGTTTGGAGTCCACGGAAATATGAAACTCATATTCAATTATATTCTTCTTAGTAGCTACGGGTTTCAATTTCCCGATATAAATCCCAAAACAAAGCCATTCGAACTCAAATTGTTTTGATCCTAAATTGATATTGAGTGCTGGAAGCAATGCCCAAAACTTGGGATCAATGTCTATGTCTGTTTGAATAGTTATTCTTTTCATAAATGTTATTCGTAATAATTTACTGTTATTTGAAATGTTGAAAGTAGATCGTGACAAGCATCGCTGTACGGCTGAGCAAGGTGCTCTATATTCACGAATCCTTCTTCTATCAGTTTTCTCCCTAATTCTGAAGCAATTTCTCCATGTAAGTCACAATGAAGACAATCTCCAATTTGATAGAGATATCTCGCTTGCTGTAGTGATAAAACTTGCTCATCAAAATGAAATCTTGCTGGTGGTGATGTTGTGCGAGTCTTTACCACTTCCGGAAATCCAAAATTTGGTATAGCTATTTTTGCAATTGGAATGGCGTTGTATTTACTGAAATATCTTTGCTTCTCGCTTTTCTCTATCAGTTTAATTGCCTGATTAAAGCATTCGGCAGCTTGAGTATATTCCTTCTCAATTTTATCTTTCTCATCTTTAGATGAGCGTATCTGGTCATTCAGGTCATCAATGTATTTGGAGCTAAACATTAATCCAAACGCCACTTTTAGTCGGTCAATGAATTTCATAACTTTATAATAAATACTACTACAAATATTAACTGAGCAACACTGGTGATGTTGCTTACACTTGGTTTTTTACTTTTAGTCCATGTCCGGCTTCTGATTCTCTTCCAGTATATTACTTTCCGGAAATTCCCGCCTAACTGTTTTGATAATTGAGAATGCCATTCACAAATACTTTTAAAAGGATTTGTTTTTGATTTGACGATGTAGTATTCCACCACCCCCACGTCTATTGGGTCAGGTAGTTTGGCGTATTCTAATTCACAATCAATATCTGGAATGGTTGGTGTTTTTGTTGGCTCAAAGTCTTGATCAACAATTACTAAATTAGCATCTGCATTGGACTTTAAATCTGCTGAAATTGAACAGCCAGCCCCCAACTATAAGTATTATTGCCATCATAATCCGTTTGAAAATTGATCGTTAATAAATGGGTTGGAATGAATGTTGTTTTGGCAAGGTGGGGTTTTACCTTCTTTTGATGCTTTTAGACATTCTTCTTTCAGAGGACAATTTTGACATGTGATGCTTTGGATTAAGTATGTAAATGCTGTACATGCTGCCACAGCTATTATGACGAACACTGCAATTAATAATATATTTATCATAATTTATTTTTATTGATGAAGCTTTCGCAATTTTCTTCTCCTGGATTATGTGTTTTTGGAATTATATTCCAAGGGCCTGCGCCTTCTTCTATTGAAATGTCATACCTAAGGCAGTGATACCTATCCCAGCAACCTTTTGCTTTACATTGAAAGCTGTTATTTTTTAATTTTGTATAAGTTCTTTTTGAAATAAATTGAGCTGTATTTGGAAGGCTTTCACGAAAACGATCAGGTATTTTCCCTTGGAACCATACGTTATTCGACATGGCCAAAGATTTATCGTTGCGTAGTATATAGAACTCTCTACCACCACACCCTTGAAAATATGAGCGTTCATTTTGGGAAGGGTGAAATGTGCAGTGCTGCCCATCAATAATTTCCCTGTTTGGATTAGGGTTTTCAATTTTATCTAACCAAAAAGCACATTTGAAACAAATATTTCTTTGTTTCATTAATTGCGTCAAAGGCAGTTGTTTTTGAAATTCTTCGAGGTCGTAACTGTCACCACATATAGAACAGTTTTGGATGTGTTGATTTAAGGTACGTGATACACCTCTTGCTTTGTTGTCACACATAATTAAAATGTTTTTCTGCCAAAGAATTGGCAGTAAATTCAACTGGGGATTATGCAAGGGCGTGTGTTATCACGCTTCAAAATGAATTAGTTCCGCTGAACTTTAGAATTTGATGGAATCGAAGATGTTGTCAATTTCATCTTGTCTGATTCCGATGTATGTTTTTGTAATTGCTGTGCTTGAATGATTGAGGACTTTACATAAGAGAATCAAGCTTTCCTCGCTTCTATTATTTGCTTCATAGACATATCTTCCAAATGTTTTTCTGAATGTGTGAGTGGAAAAATTTCCAATATTAATCCTATATTTGCTTTTAAATTCTTTAAGCTTTCTGTTAATGTACTGTTTTGTAAAAGCACCTTTGGAGCGGTTTGTCTGAAAGATGTGCTCTTCTATTGAAGGACTGCCTAACAAACGGTACAACTCATTGGTTTTCTTCTTCACAGATGCGTTAAATTTGATACTTCTTAGTTTTCCAGTTTTTATTTCGAGAACAGTCACCTGGTCTTTATCCAGAATGTCCTTCCAATGTAAATTTAAAACATCCGAAACCCTACATGCAGTACAAAATGATAGTCGAGAGTAAAGTTCCCAAATATATTTTTTATCATCATGTAAGAGTTGCAGGAGTCTTTCGTATTCAGAGTACTCCAAGTAATCGCTTGTTGTTAATTGATTCTTTTTTGCCATAATAAATATTGTTTCATTTTCGAGGACAAATATATAAATGAACTTTCATATATCAAAAGAATAAGTTGATTATTTGGCATAATGATACGATATTTATGTTAATAGTGCTGATTATCAGTATTGTAAAAATAATTTAGCCCGTCTGTAAAAAGACGGGCTAAATTAACATTTCAATGGACTATATAGAATGTTTGAAATCTTCTATATTAATAACTTCTATACCTAACGTTTTTGCTTTAGCAATTTTACTGGAGGTACCATACTTGTCTTTTACAAGCAAGATAGTTGTATTTTTAGATACACCGCTTGCTATCTTTCCTCCTTCACTTATTATTTTCTCTTCCAGCTCGCTGTCTCGAACACCGGAAAAACAAATAGCCATACCAGCATATTTCCCGTTTGAATTAATTTCCTTTTTTGCCGGAGGAAGTATTGGTATTTGATTTTCAGAGATAAATTTGTAGAATGGCTCTATCCCTTTATAAAATGATTGCATTGTCTTAGACCCCTCTTTGAAAACTTCCGGAGAAACAGAAAACCAACCTTGATAAAATGAACATAAAGCTTCATCATCTTTAGCTATTTCATCTAAGATTTTTTGTGCTTTAACTTTGCCGATACCTTCAAAACAATCACTTGCGTGCATGAGTGTGGCCATATCTAACCCCTTCAAAATCCTCTTATTGTTTTCTAAGATGGTATTGGAAATCGATTCTCCAAAGCCATCAAGTTTGACAAGCTCATCAAACGTAACATTAAGAATACTTTTCAGTGTTGTGTAACCAGCATTAAACATTTTTGTGAATGTTTCCTCGCCGATATTTTCCGTCTCGCAGATAGTGAAGAAGAAAATTATTTTAGCAAGTTGACGACCAGGACAATCAGTGTTTGTACAACATAGTTCAACATAAGATTCGTTCCAAGCTGTTGGCGAAGAGCAGTGTGGACATTCAGCTAATTCATCCCACAAACTTTCCAATTCTGCCTGTGTCGCTGGATCAATAGTCTTTAGGATTTTAGGAATTACCCCACCTGATCTTGTTACAAGAACTTTAGCACCTTTGGCTATTTTCATGTCCTCAACCCAACTGGCATTATATCCAGTAGGATTTTCCATGTTACAATCACCAGTATCTACTGTTTCAATGTTAACCACAGGCTTTAATGCACCGGATTTACTTATTTTCCAAGCAATGTCTTTAACTGTTGTCTCGAAAGATTCTGTAAAATCTGGATGCTTATATGCTATGGCGTATAACGGATTTCCTGTCGATTGATGTCGGCCAATTGAATCCCAAATATCCAAATCATTGATATAGATAACAACTCCATCAATAGGATACAACTTGTTCCACTCATTAAATAAGACCAGTAAATCATTATCATTCAACTCCTCAAATGTAACTTTTTTATACAGTGGTATTTGATCGAATGATTTACAAAGCTCTTCAAGAACTTCTTCATAAAGACAATATGTTCCTAATGAATAATCATCCATACCATACCGATAGAATGACGTATGTTGGAGATACGGAGACGGTTCGTCTCTATTTAACAAACCGGCAGCTGTGTTTCTTGGAGATTTGAAAGGGTCGCCTGTATGTTCAGACACTTTTCCTTTGAAATATTTATCCCAATCTTCATAACTAAACATAAATTCTCCATAAGTGAATTGTGCAACATCTACACAAGAACCTATTCCGGCCAATGAAAGATGTTCGGTGCAATCTTGCCCTTCATTTTCAATCCCTCCACGGGAATACGCTTTCCCTTTGATTTCATCATGCAATAACGAGACTCCATCAAATTTCGGCATAATGATCACCTCAGTTTTGTCGATCAAACCTAAAGATTTTTTCCATTTATCTATTTCCGATTTATCTTTTGCCTTATTAAGAGACTTCATCTGGATTGGAAGAGAGACTTTTCTCTTTGCTGATACATTCACTGGCTCTGGATGAGAAAACCATTCGTTTTCAGGGTCTAATTCTTTCAATCTATTGACCAAAAAGTCATATTCTTTATCTGATATTTCGGGGTTCCCTGCACGATACGATTCGTTATATCCTTTTATTGTATTTAACAAGACATCTTTATTTTCTATTGTAAATGGGCTATCAGATTTCATTGCATTTTTTGTTTTTTACGTTTAACTGCTAATTTTTGACTTTTAGAATTATGTATCCGAGTAAGTGGGTTGTTGCAATTTTCTTTTCTTGAAACCCATCTTAAATTGTCTACACAATTGTCTGTCCGAATTGTATTTTGATGATCCACTTCACGTAGAGAGTCTGTGTTCGGAATAAACGTTTGTGCTACAAGGATGTGTATATATTTATCAAATGATTTATTGTTACATCTAAGGGAGACTCGTAAATACCCGCTTGTGTGTACGCGAGGTTTGAGTATTTTTTCTTTAGAATTCCATATAGCATGTCCATTAAACAATGGGCGAGCTACACTTTTCACTCTACCCATTGTTGAAATTTTATACGAACCCTCAAAACCTTTGATGTCTTTCCATATTTCTCCCATCAAGTTACTTGATCCCCGATGAACCAAAACCACCCACACCACGCTCTGAAGAATCTAATTCTTCAACTTCTACCCATTGAGCTTGCTTATATTTAGCAATTACCATTTGAGCTATACGCTCTCCATCTTCGATAATAAAATCTTCTGAAGAAAGATTAATGAGAATGACACCTATTTCTCCACGATAGTCTGCATCTATTGTTCCGGGTGCATTAAGAACAGTTATTCCTTTTTTTAGTGCCAACCCGCTTCTCGGTCTTATCTGTGCCTCAAAGCCTTGAGGCAATTGAACAAACAATCCGGTTGTAACTAACACACGTTCCATTGGTTTAAGTGTGATTGGTTTATCAATATTTGCTCGAAGATCAACTCCTGCCGACATCTTTGTGGCATACTCAGGAAGATTGTGTTTTGATTTGTTGATAATATTAATTTTCATATTACTTAATTTGTTAATTTGTTCTTATACTTCATTCCCTTACGTTCCATTTTACTGTTTGGATAAACTTTACGTTTTACACCACACAACTCATCATAGTCTTCCAACCTCAGTTCTCCCAAATCATCAAATGTGATTTCGATATCTTCAGATAAATGACGTAGATATAATTTTCCTACAGCAATACATCTTCCAGTACAAGCATAATGAACTGATTGGGTATGTACACCCAGTGTTTTTGCAGCAGCCAGTGCAGAGTGAAATATAGCAACAAGTCTTTTTTGTGGGTTAAATACAAGCACTTGTTTAGCGTCAGTGTTATCGAATTTGCTCATTACCTACTATCTTTTCCAAGACTGTTTTTTGTGGCAATCTGGTTTTAGCCAGATTTAAGATTTGAGTATCTGATACACAAAATCCGGTAGTAAACAAATCATTAATTCGTTCACACATGTACGCCAAAAAATCAGGTTCTACAAAAGATATAAAAAGGTAAACAAATGTACCGTCAATTAACACATGACCTTCTTTATTTAATTTACATATATCTTCTATGTTAAGCTGATACGCTTTACATAGTGATTCTATCTGGGCTTTATAGTCCTTAAAGAAATCATTTATTTTTAAAGAAGGTTGTTTTTTTTGAATATATACGGTGGCATTGAAGAAAATGCCATTATCAACTGATGTCCCAAAGAGCATATCGGGAAATTCTGGAAGCGCCAGCTCATTACAGGTAAGATCAATAGGCTTTCCAGATAAATGAGGAAGCATTAAAGGTTTTCGAACTGTCTTACTTTTTCTTTATGGGTGTCAGATCCCCACAATACAGCTTCAGCTTTATCGAATTTTGTATCACGAATAACAAAGTCTCTTGTATCATCATATTCCTGCAAGTATCTTTTTACAAAGTTTGCAGCATCAGTATTGGATGTTGCTGGTGTGTAAATTGTCTCATTTGAGCGTTTTTCTTTACCAGTTTTTTCATCTTGCTCAGTATACATAACCTTGACCGCATACATTCCGACACCTGTGTTGTCCTCCTCCTCAAAAAAATTGTGAACCAAACCGGCAATTAAATTGCTATCAGTACTCAATGTTAAATTGAACAAAATTTGATCAATTTTGGTTTTTGTAATTTCCAAATTGATTGACGAATTGAATCGCATTCGATTTTGATCTTCCGCAATTGCGTAAGCCACTTTTTCTGCTTCTGTGTAACAAGAAGCTAACACCAACTCTTCTGTTTTTCTCTTGGACAAGCTACCATCGCTGCTTTCACCAGTCCACTCCGTTTTAATCCGGAAGAAACTAAATCCGTTTTCCATCTTTTTAAATGAATTTTTGAGTAAATACTAAAACTAATTTCACGGCAAATATAAAATGTTTCATATATATATCAATGCAAAGATGTGTTTTTAACATAATATATTTTTAATATCAATTGATAATCAGTGTATTGGAGTATATTTCTTTTGGATTAAAATTTATAGTGTGATTACAAATCTATTTTGCAACAGATCAGCTCCTTTTGCCTTTCAAAAACTGCTTGTCCTTACTCAACCTATTCTTTCATAAAAAGAAAAAATGTAATGACAGTAGATACCAAAGAAAAATTCGATGCAAAATTGTTCGAAAGTATTTTTAGAACAAGCAAAAAGACTATACAAGAATATGTTAGAGAAATAGAACGGTATTGTCGATTCAAATCAGTACAACACCAAGTTGTTGATGGAGCTGTACTGGATGACCGGGGAAAACTCATTGATTTATATGAAGCATGTGTTCAACAAGACGCTCATTTAGCAGCAGTACTTGAAACATTGGTTTCTCAAATTGTTGGAGAGCGTTACATGTTAGCTAAGCAAAACGCTAAAGGTAAATATGTAAAAGACGTTGAAGAAACAAAGAAAATTCAAGGCACTCAGTTTATAAAAATCATTCGAGGAATTGTGGAATCAAAATTATATGGTTACACTTTATTAGAAATTACTCCGGAGATAGACGAAAGAACTGGAAGGCTAAAGGAGGTGAATAGCATTGAGCGAAGAAATGTTCTTCCAGATCAAAAACGTGCAGTACGAAGACAAAGCATGTGGAGTCCTGGCTGGAATCTCGATTCACCTCAATATAAGGACAACTATATTTTGATTAATTCAGGCACGCTTGGGTTGTTCTCTGCAACCACACCATTGATTCTTGCCAAAAAATTTACTTTAGCCAATTACGTTAATTTTTCACACACTTATGGCCAGCCCATTATACATGGGAAAACAGACAGCGAGAACAATGGTGATCGAAAGAGGTTAGCTAACGACATATCAAGCGCAGCTCAGAATAAAGTGATTGTTACTGGATTGCAGGATGAAGTGGACATTAAAACTTTCACAATGTCCAATTCTGAAAAGATATACACCAGCCTTATTGAGACAGTAAATGCCGAAGTATCTAACCTGATCTTGGGCTCAGAAAGTATGGCTGGAGCAACACAGTCTTATGTTGGATCAACAAGAGCTCATCAAGATATATTTCGTGATAGAGTTGATGTATACCGCGAAGATATTGAAAATGTAATGAACGAAGAGGTTATTCCAAGACTCGTTAAAATGGGATACCTTAAACCTGGAACAGAGTTCAAATATTCAAATCGTCTTGAAATGTCAAATAAAGACAAAATAGAACTTTATACTTTCCTCACTGATAAATTTGAAATATCAGGCGATGAAATCGATAAAGAGTTTGGCATTACGGTCGGAAAACAATTGAACTTAGATGTCGGTGGAGTTGGTGGGGTAGGAACCGGCTCTTATGAAGGACACGGGCCAATGTCTGATGAAGAGTATTACAAAAGATATGGAAGACATCGTGGCGTTGCAAATTTTTTGCGGGAGAGGAGGTAAATGGTGACACCTCTCTCTCCGAAGTAATGGCGAAAAAGTCACCGGAGGCTGATACAGAAGAACAAGAAAAAGAGTACGCAGCACTCTTTGCTGTTTTTATAAAGTTGCTTGAAGCTATTTCAAATGACATGAGTCAATGGGAAGTTCTGGAAGAATTGATGGCGCTTCGAGCCGAATTTGCTATTAAACATGCAGTCAAAGGTTTCGGGGTTGATTACGACCAAGCTTTAGAGTTAGTGCGTAATTATGATGGAGACCTATCTGATATAGAAAAAGAAGAGCGTGATATTCTTGTTGCAGCAATAGACAACCTTGTTGATTTCGCGGTTGGCGCAGAATACCAGATGTCAACTGAGCTTCCAGACATAGACGATTTGGAAGAAGAAAACATGGAAATGCTGGAAGCGATCTGTTATAAGTATAATTTCAAATATGCTAATGTTGAGAATTTAGATATTGAATATGCAATGATTGTTGCCGCTGGTTTTGTGTCAATATCATCTCAAACGGTTCTGACTTACATGACACAAGGGGACGAACGCGTGAGACCCTGGCATCTTCAATATGAAGGATATTCTGCACCAAAATCACAATTCCCAGCGTGGCTAATACCTCCAATTGAATATGGCTGTCGTTGCTATTTAATAGAAGAAAGCGCATTTGCACAGCTAACAAGAGTAAAAGCTTCTTCCAATAAAAGACCTAAAATGCCAGAATGGTTCAATCCAGTGTTTAAAGAAAGCGTAGCGTTGGGTGGCCGCATTTTTTCTGATGACCATAGATATTTCGAATGCAACGAACAACATGCAGACAAATTGAGGGAAATATCATCTCGAATAAAGAACAAATACTTAACTAATGGCAAATAACACTGTTGGGGCCAAAAAGATAACCCCCAAACAATTAATAAATCAATGGATGACATTGCCGAACAAATTTGATGTTAACGTCTGGAACTTTGAAGTTAAAGCGGGTAAAGCTGCTACTGCAATATTCAAAGAATCATTCGATCTGCGGAGATTTAATTCATCAGGTGAATTTGGATGGCGGGAGCGTAAAAAACCAAAACCTCACCCCATCTTGGATGAAACTGGATCACTAAAAGGCTCTATAAAGTGGAAACACTTAGGAGCAAAAGGAAATCGAAATTCTGCTGGTGTTCGTATTTATACAGACCCAAATGGTTTCAAGCATACTAAAAGACATAGAGGGTTTTGTTATGCAGCTGTGCATAATGCAGCAGATGGAACATACACTTACGGCAAAACAGGTGTCAGGAGCATACAACGACAATACATTGGTCATTCCACTGTTCTTAAAAATAAATTGAAAGAATTATCTCCAATACTTTTTGATGGATTCCCTAAATAATGATTGTAGACAAAAAGTCAAAAATAAAGCAACCGGTAGTTGTTGTTTCTGACGAAAATATAGAAAGTACAGAAGAAATACAATACACCACCAATGCGTTGTGTGATGTGTTTAATGCGGTAAAAAAAATTCTGGGTAGTCTAAAAGAAGATGAAAGTGATCCAGAAAGCCCTTCTTTGTTCAAAACAATTGCATTAAACACAGGCCAATTATCTCGCATAAAAAACAGTAAACAAAACAAAGAGTCCGCTTTAATCTTCCCAGCGGTATTTCTTCATTTTATCAATGTGAGATACTTAGTTCAACAAGCAAGGGTTGGGGAAGGCAGAGCAACCCTTAGAGTCCAATATGTTCTCAATAGATTAAATAATAGCGATGAAGAATTTGAATTGGAGGGATATGAGTTGTTTCAACGTATCAATGTTGCATTACAAGACGGAAAAAATGAATATCCAGCTTTAACTGAAAGATTTAGCTTGACATATTTTGATCAACCGGAATCTTTTGGCGATGGTCTTCAGCCATACTGGATAGACTATGAAGTGTATTTCAGAGAAAACTCAGCATATAAATTCAGAAATTATGTTGATCGATACCTGGTGATCCCGCCTTTCACAAATCATTCTGATCAATTAATTGAAAACAACACAGACAACCATGACAATCACATTGAACCATCATACGACGAAGTGAGTGGCATAAATGAATAAAATGACAAATTTCAACTTTTTGCTAATAAATAATCTATTCTTCAAAAAACTGAATGAATGGATATAAGTAAATTAAAATACGTTGTCGGCAAAGTTGAACAGGATCACCCAGCGATAATCCGCTTCTTTGAATCGGTGAATGCAGAATCCGTACAACGTTTTAATGATGAATTTCTTTGGCTTCAGGAAGTGATTAGACCATCCAAAATCATTGTTCTGTTGAACTGTGAAGGTGGTAGTGTGATGTATGGGATGAGTGCTTTCTCAATAATGCAATCTTGCCCAATTGAAGTGCAATGCGTAATTGAAGGCATTGCAGCATCAATGGGTAGTGTTCTTTGGGCGGGTGGCGCAAAGTCATACATGCACGATTATTCAATCTTAATGCTTCACAACCCATTTCTTGCCGACAAAGACTGCGAAGACCCTAACGTAAGAAATATGGTTAATGCTTTCAGGCAGCAAATCGAAACAATTTACAGAAGACGTTTCGGTCTTTCAAAAGAAAAAGTCAATGCCATAATGGATGGTAAAGACAATGCTGATGGAACATTTTTTACAGCCAAAGAAGCTGTCGAGGCTGGCATAATACCAGCAAGTCATGTGATAAAGACCTCCAAACAGGTTTGTGATAAAGTAAAGAATGCAATTGATGGAACTACGGATATAAGTGCAATAAAGGATGTGATGAACTCAATTGCATTAGAAGTTGATGAAAATAAACTTTCTGAACTTTCCTGCGCTATTCCTAAACAAAATGAAGAATTACAAGCTAAAGAATTACAAGCTAAAAAAACAATGGAAGAAAAAGAATTCTCTTTTGGCGCAGTAGCCGCACAGCTTGGTTTTGCTAAAGACGCTCCTGTAACAAACGTCACTGCACGTATTACAGAACTGATAAACGCGGAAAAAGAACTCCCGAAAATCAAAGATGATTTTAGCAAATTAGAGATTAAATACAAAGGAAAAGAAACCGAAGTAGTTAATCTACAAGAAACATTAACCGGTGTAAACGCTGAACTTAAAAAGTACAAAGACGCTGAAGAAGCTGCGAAAACGCAAGCTATCACTGATATGGTAGAAGCAGCTATTAAAGAAGGAAAAATTGAAGAGTCGTCTAAAGCATCTTGGGTTGAAATGGCAAAAAACAACCTTGAATTGACGAAAAGTACCTTAGCATCTATTCCTGCCCGTGAAAAAATCAGTGAAGCTATCGCAAGTGATCCTAAAAATGTGAAGGATGCTGCTGAAACTTTAACTGAAGCCGAAAAACAAATGGCAGCGAAAGTAGCAGGTGTTGTAGGTGAAAAATTTGAATTCAAAAGTTTTTAAATTGGAATCTGATTAATGCCTACAAATGGTACAATAAATTATGCCGGGAATACCTATTCAGGTGAGGTTTTAACTGACCTCTTAGTTTACACAGCACATGGCAACGACACATACAACGAGGGCTTGATCCACATCAAGCCTGGTATTCAAAAAAAATTCGTCTTGCCTCATGTAAAACTTGGCAAAATCATACAAGACAACAAACCTACCCCAACTTCTACGGAAGGCGCTAAAGGTGCTGATGGGCACAATGAATACACACATTCAGAGCGTTACCTTGAACCTCAAGACTTTATGGTCTATCTTGAATTTAACCCAAGAGACTTTGAAGAATACTGGAAGCCATTCCAGCCGGAAGGAGAATTGATCTTCCGTGAACTTGATCCGAAAATTCAAGCAACTATGCTCCACCTATTGATTGACCGTAAGGATCAGTATATCGGTGATTGTATTTGGTGCTCAAAAAAAGGTGGTCCTGACGCAAGTATTTCTTCTGACAGCGCAGACAATGTAGTTCTTGGCGGCGATTCTGAAGCCGGACCAATGAAGTATTTCGATGGAGCCCTTGCCCGTGTTATCACTAACCTGAATTCTACGGATGCAAATGAAAAAGCTTCCGGTCAGGTTATTTTGGCAGGAAATACTGCAATGACAACCGGAGAACAAGTGGAAAGCGCGTTATATGCCATGTACAGAAAATGCCCTAAAAACCTCCGTAAGAGCAATAAGCTTGTTTACGTGATGGGCTGGGATTTATGGGACGCTTATGACCAATATTTGACTTCTAAGGATGTGAAATATACAGAAAACGCCGATGTTAACAGATACCGCTTCAAAGGAAAACGTATTGTTGTTATAAACGGAATTACTGAGCAAACTATATTCTTAGGCAAATTTACTACTGGAATGGATTCTTGTCTGTGGATGGGCGTTGACTATGCTACCGATCAAGAGTCTGTTAAAGTTGAACGTCTCCAAGCAAACTCAGAATTGTACTTTTTCCAGATGAGAATGAAAATCGATGTTAACATCGTTTTACCTTCCGAAATCGTGGTTTGGACTACATACAAAAAATCGTAAAAAACATCATCTAAATTGCATAACCAGGGGAGTGGAGGGAAAAGCTCCATTCCCTTTTTTAATTAAAGATTGCTATGGCTAAAAGAAAAGAAACCCCAATACAAACTGACGAGAATAAAGACGCACCAGAAGTTGTAAACGAAAATATAGATGGGCAACCTGAAGTGTCTAATGTTTCCGAAGAATCTGGCGAATCAGAGGGAGAATCACCCGAACAAACTACCCCAGATACTCCAGAAGTACCAAAAGCAAAAAATAAGACAGTAGAAGTTGAAATACCGGATATTGCAAAAGCAATATTGCAACAATATCCCAATGAAAAAGAACTGTACGTTGATAACTGGGGTGGTGCCTTTGCTAAAGGGACTCAACCTGCCTTGGTCAAGAACGCTATTCTTTATAAAAATCCTTTTTATAAAAAATAATACGAATAAAAACAATGGCATTAGGCAATGTTATTATGACCGATACTGATGGAAATATCAGTTCAGACCTCTCTTCTTCTACAGAAAAGGTGTGTGGTCTGTTGTTTGATATTTCAGCGCAGCCGAACTTCTGGACAAAGGGGGCAGGCTTGGCATTAGTTGACACATTAAAAGACAATGTGGTTGAATTAAACAGCCTTGACGACGCAGATAAGATCGGAATCACCGCATACAGTGGCGAACTTGATGAAAACCAAGTGAGCAAAGATTTTCTTTTCGGAATCCCGTATTATCACATCAAACACTTCTTCACTATCTCTGGTGGAACTGGCCGTTTGTTCGTCATGTTTGCTGATTGCTCTCAGAACTGGAATGCAGTTATTGATATGCAAAAAGCAGCACATGGGACCATCAATCAATTCGGTGTTTGGACTGAGAAGAATTTGTGGAAAAAGACCGACCCAACCGCTTCAACCTACAGCATCCAATTAGTAGGCGACTTGCAATCTATTGGTGAGTCTTTAGCAAACACTTACCATTCACCAGTTAGCATTCTGCTTAATGCAAATAGCGCTAAGATAGCAACAACTTCCGGAGATGAAGCAAAAGTGACTCTAAGCATGATCCCTACATGTGTTATAGATTCAAGATATGTGACTGTATTACTTGGACAAGGGCTTGACACAGACGTATCGGCAATGCAAGCATCATTAGCTTCATGTACTCCTGTTGGAAATATAGGTGCCGCGTTAGGTTGTTTGACACAAGCAAGTGTGGCTGAATCAATTGGGTGGGTTCAAAACTTTGACCTGATTAACTACTTTCCAGATATCGAATTCGGATTCGGAGACTCAACTCTTTCTGATAAAAAGTTGGTCAACACAACTAAATACTCATCTCTGTCTGCTTTTCAACTTGAAGATTTAGATGATCGCGGATATGTTTTCCTGATGAAATACAATGGACTGGAAGGTCACATCTATTTCTCCGGTGATCAAACTTGTTCGAATGGGGATTACCGTACAATTGCAAGAAACCGTACAATAAACAAATCACGTAGATCAGTTCGTACAGCCTTGCTTCCTTACGTTAATTCTCCAATTAAAGTTGACCCTTCAACCGGATATTTATCAAGTGCTCAAAGCACAATTTTTTCAAATATTGTAAATGACATTCTGCAAGCAATGGTCGATGCAGAAGAGATTAGTGGCTTTAGTGTTAAAATCCCATCTAATCAAAATGTATTGAAAAACGACACACTGCTCATCACATACATACTGATACCGATTGGCACATCCAGAAAGATCAATGTAACTGAAGGGCTTTCAATTAAAAAATAATCAATGTTAGTAAATAATGTGGCTTATTCATGGGCCATGATTGAACTTACAGCTCCGGCACTTACAGGCTCTGCTAATGCGAACTCACAGATTTTGCAGGGAGTGTCCGGAATCAAATGGAACATCAAACACAAGGTTGAGACAAATTACGGTCTTGGTGGAGAGCCTGTTAATCGAGGATTTGGAAACACTGAGTATACAGCATCCATCACAATGGATTACAACACTCAGGTTATGCTACGAGCTTTAAAAGGGTCGTTGATGGCGCTTGGAGAATTCGATTTAGTGATCTCGTTCGCCAACCAGCTGGGAACTACTGACTGGACAACAGAAACTATAACATTGAAAGGATGTCTGTTTAACGAAGATGGTATGGAAGCACAGCAGGATGACACAAGTCTCACCAAAGAATTTGATCTTAATCCGTTTAAAATAATCCCAAGCACAACAGCTGCTTAGGAGATTTGTGGATAGAATTTGTAAAGGGAAGGTATGAAAATATCTTCCCTTCTTTCAAACTAATAAAAGCTGTTCTTGCTATTCATAATTGAACATATAATTTATTTAAAAACTTTATTAACAGGTTATGGGAGAAGATATTACAATCGAAGACTTTCAGCAAGAAGATGAGACACTTGATGTTTCTGCTGAATTAAAAAAAACAATTGAGAAAGAAGTTGCGGCATTGAAAGCAAAAGACCCTAAGCTTAAACAAATTTTCCCCATTGTTGTATTCGGTGGCGATGGTGATGATAAAGAACAATACATAGGATATTTCCGACAGCCCTCATTTGCTTCATTTAGCAAATATTTAAGCGCCTCACAATCAAATAACGCCGTAGCAATGCGAACGCTTGCTAAGGATTGTTTTTTATCAGGGGATCAGGAATTGATCAGCGATGATTCACTGTTCCTTTTCGGGTTGATGGGCCAAATGTCTAAAATGATAGAAATGAGACAAGGCTTGCTCGTAAATTTATCGAAACCTGGGAAGTAAAAGAGAAACAGTATTTTAGAAAAAAATTAATATACATTCGACATTACTTTCCAGGAGTCAATATAGAAAAGCTAAATGATGAGGAATTTGCAATAATAGCTAATGATGCTGAGTGGATGCACGCACAGCAAATTCAATCACAGCAAGCAAAAACACTTGGGCTTCTTTCATAGACATCTGCTTTACCGCCCCATTTCCATGTTTTATGGTGATGGGGCTTCTTTTTAACCGTACACAAGGCTGGTGGACTATTCTTCAGAAATATAGTTTGTTTTAATGGCAGAAAATTATGTAGTTAATTATGACATAAACGTTAGATCACAACAAGCATTAGATAGCATTCGTAAATTTCAAGAAGCTACTAAGAAATTAGATCAATGTGGTCAAAAACTTAAAGCGTTCCAAAGAAAAATAGAATCGGTACACGCTAAGTTCTCTCAGATGGCAAAAAAGGCTCCTGTGATTGATGTTGCAACTTCAAAAGCAAATCAGAAATTAGACAGGACAATTGCTAAACTGGAGAGAATTCACAGTTTGGCGAAAAAGACGGCAGCTCTTAATATAAGTGCTTCCACCACTGGGAAAACAACCAATAAAAACACCGGAAAAACAGGTAGCTCAACCACTGTTGTAGGTGGAAGCAATAAACCACGGCCAAACACGCCACATCCGTCAAGCAAACCAGTGGTAAACAGGAGGCTTGTTCCACGGAATATAAGTTATCGCAATCTTGGGCCTACAATGCTTGACTCTGGAGGCATTGGAGCATTTAATATGGTCAAGGGTATGGGGATCGCTTATGGTATTGCTGGTCTTGGATCACTTATGGGAAATGTGGGAAGAGATGCGACAGAGTATGATAACTTGATGCAAACCACCAAAAATATCCTTCAGACCCATGATAAACTTCCCGGTTTCAATCGAAGGTTTCAAGAAATGGCCCATACTGTTCGAAATGTGGGCGTTGAGACTAAATTTACTGCGCCACAAGTAGCTGATGCGAGTAAATTTCTTGCAATGGCTGGTTTTGACATAGATGCAATAAATAAATCTATTAGGCCAATATCAGATATTGCATTGGTTGGTGACACTGATTTGGGTGAAACAGCAGACGTTGTAACTAACATTATGACAGGTTACGGAATCTCGCCTGAGAAGATTAGGCGAGCTTCCGATGTTATGACCATGACATTTACTAAAAGTAATACGACATTACTTGAAATAGCAGAGGCTTACAAATACTCTGCAAGTTTGCTCTCTGCCGGTGGTGTATCTTTTGAAGAAGCAACAGCAGCATTGGGGGTTTTGGGGGATGCCGGAGTAAAAGGCTCCCAGGCTGGTACAACAATGCGTACCATAATTGCAAACCTCGTAAACCCTACGAAGAAACAACTAAAACAATGGGATGAAATTGGTGTTGATCGTTTAGATGAAAATGGTCGCCTGCGTCCATTGACTGATATCTTCGGAGACTTGAATAAGGCAGACTTAGAAGTATCTGACTTTTATAAAATGTTCCATAAGACTTCTGCGCAGGGAGCGGTTTCATTAACTAACAATGTTGATAAATGGAACGAAATAGTTTATCAAAACTTTCTGTCGGATGGGCTTGTAGGAAAATTAGCTGAAGAAAAGAAAAACACAATACAAGGACTTTGGTATCAGTTGACTTCGATGTTCACTGAAGATGGTATGCAGGCTTTTGAAGAACTTCAACAACCAATTAAGGATATGTTGAACCAAACAATTAATTGGTTGAAAACTCCAGAAGCAGTTCAAACCATTAAACAGTTGTCAAAAGATTTCTTTGAATTGATAAGTATGCTCAAAGACTTTGCTTTATTTTGTATTAAAGCATACAATAGTATGAGTTGGTTCATAAAACCATGGCTCAAATTTCAAGTCATCATGTGGCCTATACTTTCATTTTTCAGGGCCTTCAAAGCTTTAGGAAATATGGGAATGTATATCTTTAGCTTAGGGGCTGGAGTAACAAGACTTGCTGGAGCTTTTGCCGGATTGCTTAGGATTGCAAAAGCAATTATGAAAGCTGGTGTGCTTAATACTATTAGGAATATTTTTACAGCTGGCTGGAGTGGGGTTACTGGAACATTTGTTTCTGCACGAGCAAATACAGCAGCCACTGTAGCGCAGTTAGCAGGAGTAGCCACCCCAGCTACAGTGGCTGCTGGCAATGCTACAACAGGGGCGGTTGCGGGAGCTACTGCTGCTGGTGGCAAGTTTCTTGCGGCATTGCCTTGGCTTGGAGCGGCAGCAGCAGTTGGTGTGCTTACCTATGGAATCTACAGCGCATATAGTCACTTAAATGATTTAAGCAAAGCTTACGACACATGGTATGAAAAAGTATATTCTACAAAAGGATATTTGTCTGAAGGGCTGTCTCCCACAGAACGTTATCTAAAACTTGTACACGACAAACAGTTGAGTGCTAATCAAAAAGTAGAAGAATACATAAGATTGAGGAGAATCCAAATTGGATTGGAAAGCGAGGCGACATCTGCCATGGAAGGAAAGAAAATAAATGAAGTATATAAAGATAAAATAAAAAGCGTAACAGATCATCCATGGCACTCATTTTTATCTGGAACGGCAAAAATTGAAACGATTTGGGAAAAATCACAAGAAGCCTTAGACCATCTTCCAGATAATATAAGAAAGCAATACGAATTAAAAACTTACTCATACAATGGGCAGCATTCTGCGTATTTGCAAAAAAATGGGCAAACGTACAACAGTGACAATCTTACCAGTGATGTAATTGCCGCCACTATTGGTTGGGACGCGCCTCAATCAAAAGAAGTTATAGAAGAGTTTACAACAGCTTTTAAACAATCTCCGATAGAGGAATGGGGCGAGATTAGGAAACGTTTGGAGCTACGGCTTTTAGAATACAAAAACAAGACCAACCCAGAATACAATAACCTTTCTTTGGATAAGCTTGGTGGATTAAATTCTTCAGAGATATTGTCCATACCACTTGCTTATGAATCTTTTGCCAATAGAATATTTCAAGCATTTGATTTCAGTGGCGACAATGAGAATGCAAAGGCATTAGTGTCTTTGCAAAACCTTTTAAAAACACCAGGTGAATGGGGCTATGAAGATCAGGTGAAAGCTCTTGCAAATAATGGTGTTGGCGTTTTCAAAGACCTTGATGAAAATCTTGTTTCAAATTTTACTGAATGGACACGTATTAACGGTTTCGACCCTGAAACTGGAAGGTTTGTTCAGTATGGAAGTAAAACCGCAGATTACTGGGCACAGCAGGCACACCAAGTAATAACAGGCGATATAGTAAATTTCCTAAGTACTTTTAATAAAGAGTTTAGAGAGAAATTCACCATTCTATCTTCACCATTCTTCCAAGAAGCTTATGCGCACTCAGGTCAAATTGCAGATAAAGAGCCCCAAATAGGACAAAGGCAATATATAAATGGAATTATGAGTGAGTATCGATTTAATGGCCCTACCGGTAAAAACGAATGGGTACCTGTTGTTGGTGGCGCAGGTATAGAAGGAGCCGGTGGAACTGGTGGAGGTTTCGGTACAGGCAATGGAACAGGTGCAACAGGAACAGATCAATCGAAATATAAATCTCACTATAATTCCGGCTCCGCTGCTCCAAAACAAATTATCGTAAAAATAGAGAATTTGATGAATGTCAAGTCTATCGACCTAACTAACTCAGATAATTCTGCTGCAATTGATAACATCAAAGGACAGCTTACACAAGCGTTAATTGATGCCGTGCATGATTTTGATGACACTTTTCATGGATAGTGAATGAGTATTTGGAATTCATTAAAGTTTAGTGCTGGCAGTGCCGGAGTTGATCTTGCCAGCAATATAAGCTATCGTTATATAAAAAAGAAAGATGGCAATTTGATATATAAGAATAATAGAGGTTATAAATCTCTTATTGTTTACATAGCAAAACGAACTGCCGCCCAGTATGTTGAGCAAAAGGTAAATACGTTATTTCCAAAATATCAAAGATATCTGGAAAATCAATTGCGTGACACTGTTTTAAAACAACAAGATGCCAACTTAAAAAAACTAATTGAAGCTGGTGAACGGGTGGATAAGGGGCTTGGTTTTATCGAAATCCCAGGGCATAGGATTATTGCAAAAAATAAGTATGGCGATCAAGTTCCAGAGGCACTAATGGTTTATTATGAATCAGACAAAGACATTGATGTTCAGGATGTGGTTTATCAAAATGGGAAAGCTGTGAAAACATCTTATAAAACAAATGTGGTTTGTTTTATTGACTTAACAGCATCTGTGTCAATGCAAAGTGCAAAAAACTTAGTGTTAACACAAGTTCAAGGGCGTGATTTTACCCGGAAAGAGCTCGTGTCTGGTGGTGATTTGACTTTTTCTGTAACAGGGAAAATTGTCGGGAATGATAGGGGTGTTTATCCGGAAAATGATGTCAAAAAGTTTGTCCAACTCGCTCAGTATGGTGGTGTTATTAAGGTGAATCATTTCTTATTTCGTCAATTTAATATAGAGCAAATCATTATTAAAGAATTTAATCTGAATACTTCGGATTGCAAAAATGTCCAGCCATACACATTTACTTGTGTAGCAGTTGAGCCTGACGAAGATGTTTCTATCATTGCCGACACTATTGGTGTGTTGAACGCAGAAATTGCTATAAGTCCTATGAATAAATGGTATAAATTGATATTGAATAATAAATTGACTTCAATTGTTGCGAATACCGCTGCAAATAGTGTTTCATCACTTGCAGCCGGTGGTTTAGACGCATTAGTTCCTAATATTTAATGGCAGCTATTAAATCACAGCCAAGCTTTCATATTTTGATAAGCTTAATTCAGGTGTGGACTCCGGATGATCCTAAAAAACCAATGGAAGAACCGCCAAGCCCACGCCTGATAACAGAAATCGAAGAATTAGAAATAGTGGATTCCTATCGTAAATTGATAGGAACCGCTTCTGTGAAATTTCCGAGAGGAACTGTAATCAAAAAAACAATCACAGAATTAAATTCAGAAGAGATTGCACAGAACAGTGTTGTTTCAGCTAATGTTGATAACGGAATACTTGTTACAACTCGAACTAACTCCAAATTGGCCGATACAGCTGATTTTAAGATTGGGGACCGTATACGAATCATGCTTGGATATACCACTGACCCTAAAGTGGCTGCATTGGCAAAAGTAGATAGTTCTGGAAAATCACTTCATAACGATACCGATAAATTGACTGAATATAAAAAGCATTTGACCACAATGTTTGATGGATATATTACTAAATGCAGTATATCTACCCCCATTGAGATCAAATGTGAAAATCTTGCCAGTCGATTAAAGAAAATTTCCTGCCCTAAAGTAAAGGCTTCTAAAAATATGACAGTGAACGATTTGCTGTCTGACAATGGACAATGGAAGTTGTTAAAAAACTCCGGATTAAAACTCCACCCAGACACGGAGTCATGCGATATTAATATTGGGAAGGTTTCATTGACCCCAGACCTTACCATTGCAGATGTACTGACAGAGTGGTCTAAGTATAAAGTATTTGCTTATGTAAAATATAACAATGAAGAGCCCTGTATAGCAGTAGGTAGGTCATATTTTTCAAATGCAGGAAAGGATTCTATAATACAGAAGGATTCAAGTGATATACCGATTATTCTTTTCAACTATCATGTTGCTGATGATGATTTGACATTAATGAATACAGATAAAAATTTTTTGGCAGTGGAAGCAACTTCACTGGAAACAAATTCTAAGTTTTATCATATCACAATACGAAAAAATCCTGATTATGATTCGACAAACCCTGATTCAAAAAAGTGGCAGGTGCTAAATGAAACCACAATATCTAAGAAAGCTCAGAAATGTGGTGCTACTGTGTTGAAAAGGTCAAAGGACAAGGTTGATCTTAGCCAATACACCATAATTCCATACATGTCTCGAAAGATAGGCATTAGCCATGAAGATTTATTAAAAGAAGCTATCCAATATTTTGAAAGCTACAATATGAATGGAGTTGATGGGTCACTGACGATCTTTGGGGACTTAAAATTAAAATCGGGTGTAAAAGTCGAATTAAAGGATGACCGATTCACTCAAAGAAATGGCTATTATTTAGTAGATGAAGTAACTACAAAATTTGGAGTAAGTGGGTTCAGGCAAACTATAAAGTTACCTTATTTAATATCTCGAAAAAAGAACACCAATGAAGAATAGAGCTGATTTAAGCAGCAATCAATCCATCCGGGAGGCAATACGCCGTATTGCGCTACATGGGTTAATAAACCCTTCCACCGGCGTTATTCGTGATAGCGCTAAAATTACCGGATATGTTGCTAAAATACATACAGATGGTGAATTCGCAGGAACTATTGATGTTCAAGAATTTTCGAATTTATCTATTGAGGGTGATGATGATACGAAAATTGGCTACCATGAAGGGGTTTATTTGAGTGCGATACAGGATAATTCTAAAGGTCTTGTGATTGTTCCGAAGATGTATTCTGAAGTCACTATCGTTACTGATCCGGATACAAAAATTGAATATGTATCCATGTTCTCTCATGTTGACATCATCCAACTTGATTCTCACGAAAAGGTGACAATAGGCGTTACTGAACGCGAAGAGTATGATCCTGGAGATGAAAACTCTCCAGATATTGATGAATTGGAAGAGACAGGTGTTCATGCTCGAACAACATATAAAAAGAACTCTGCTATAACAGAAGTTCAGGGTGAAGAAAAAGCAAATCACACAACACAAACGATTGATGACGCAAAATTTCAAGTTGTTGTTGGTGACAATAAAAGCCAGCAATTAATTGATCAAGAAAAAATTCAACTACAGCACAATAAGGCTGATATCACATTGAGTGATAGTGATGCGACTATGAAGCACGGCTCTTCCTCTGTTATAGCCAAAGATGGCATTGTGTACCTTGGAAGTGAAAGTGGTGTTGACGATGCTGTGTTAGGGGTAGAATTAGCTACGATATTGATGGACATACTGAATTATATCAGCCAAATAAAAACTACCACACAGTTGGGGCCACAGCCCCCACTTAATATGGCTCAATTCATTGCACTAAAAGCAAAAATAAATTCGTTTAAGAGCTCTCACTCCGGGTTCTTGACTAAAAAAGTACAAGTTCAAAAATAATGGCAGAAGCAACACTTATATTTGATGAAAATAGTTTAGATAAAAAGACCTCATTGTATGAACTCTACAGTAGGTTATTTGAAGGTATGCGGACAGCTAATACTGTTGATGCGCCTGATTTTACAGACAACCCACCATTGACCCCAGCAGGTGAAATCGACATCGATGCTATTGATAAAAAGATGGCAGAGTATTCATCTATTTTGATTAAAAACTCTGCATATATGATGGCCAATTCGATTGTTTCAACCCTTAATGGTAACGGAAATGGAGGGTCTGCTGGGGTTGGCTTTTTATCGCGTAGTGGAGACACAATGGAAGGAAGACTCGGCGCATTGCATGGTTTTCAAGCTGGATATGAAGGAACACTAATTCTTGAAACAACTATAAATGCCGAGAAGAAAAAGCTTGCTAAGGTTTCTGGAAGTCTTATTGTGGATGGAGATGCGACACTATCGGGAACATTAAATCTCAGTAATAAAGGAATAAGCATTTCTAATGTCAACGTTTTGTTTTACGCTGACAATAAATTAAATATTGCATCCGGGTGTATCGCTATGAAAGGAAATATATCAGTAGATGGGATATTTGAGCTTGGCCAAATTACGATAAATAAGGATGGCTTGTTTTTTAATGATAAAGAATTTTATCATGGCTATAATAGCAATAAAAAAGATGTTGACTGGAATATGCGTAATGGGCATGTGTACGGAACCTTGCAAGTTGATGGCCAAACAACATTAAACGACACTTTATCTGCTATTAACGGCTTTAAGTTAGGCGCAATAAACAAACCCCTATTCTATTCAGATAAAAAAGAAGGTGGGGAAGTTTTTCTTCAATTAGCAACTGATTTAAGTTTGTGGTCCGGCTATGGAATTCAATTTGATGGTAGGTATATAATAAAAGTAAGAGGCGGTTTAGACAATACAGTATCATTCTCAGCTCCTGGAATGACCATCAATCTTGGAGATAGTGATAATGACATGCAAACCAAAAAGATTGCTTTACAGACAGGTATATACAATTATAATAGCAGCTATCAGATCATATCTCAATATGGAGATGGTAATTTCCCAAACTCTTTCAGTGCAGGGTGTGGCAATTCAGGACCAACTGTTATCCAAACCTATTATAAAACCGGAGAGGATGCAGGCGTTGTTTTTGCAAAAAAAATACGATTAGGCAAGAATAATGGGCCGTCACTTAATGCAAGTGATATTAAGACACTTGTGTTCGAGGCTCCTTATATTCACGTTACAAATGACATTCAGCAAACTGATTATATACAGAGTTCTATTTTATATAAACAGACAAACAGTCTTTTTAGAGATCAAAGTCTCCCATGGTCTGCCAGTTTAAATTTTGAGACAGATGCTGAGTTTTTTGTTTTCAATAAACCAATAGAAGCTACAAAATTTTCAATACTTAGTGAGAAATATAAAACTCAATTGATTGAAAATGCCCTATTCTTTGGTGACGGAATATTCTTCGAAGGTATCGTGGATGGGATATTGCATAGCGGTAACGCTTATTTTGTAGATAGTTTAAGTTCAAGGCGATTTGCTTCAGGGTTTGCCGGTTATGGGTGGAGCATTGCGAAAGACAAAACCTATGGGAATATTGCCGCAACATTTGACGAGCTGACGATTCGAAAAAAAATGCGAGTCTATGAGCTGGAAGTACAAAAGATGTCAGTTACAAACGGATCATTATGGGTAAGCGACTCATGCTCTGGTGATTTGGTTGAAGAAATAGTTTAATGTCTGTATTTAATTACAAGAAATATAAAGTATCGCTAAAATACGATTCCAAGAAAACACAGGGTTTGCGTACCGGAGATATTGTTAGACGACAATATTTCGATGGAAAAAATGTAATATACTCCCTTATGTGCGTCCTTGATTATGGGATAGACAAAGTTGTAGGTGAAGACAATGAAATAAAAGAACAACCCTTTTTTATTGCTGCTCTACTTGAAGGGGATGCTCCTCAAACAGAGGAAATACTTGATTTTATGAGAGTCACCAGTTTGTATGATTTGAATCGATCAGGCGCATTATACTTAACGGCATCAGACGATCAGGCTCCATACATGGATGTGGTTGACGGCATTGGTCGAAATCAAAGTTTATGTTGGCCAGAAAGTCTTGGAAATGGTGAATACACAGATTCATCAGCTCAGTATATTGTAATTGGTGAGAATTACGTTACATCTGAATATTTAAAATCAGAGTTAGATAATTACCGAATTTGTCATATCACACGTAATTCAGTTGGTTACTCCGGGTTCATCGGTCTTCAGCAAGATTTCTATCAATATGTTGAAAATCCACAAAGAGTTCTGATTTCATATAAAATAAAAGCCAACCGGAAACTACAAAAAATCAAAGGTTCTCTCGAATATATTACTGGTACGAGGGTTGATGGTGAAGTTGTCATAACAGCCAATACCGATTGGGAATACAAATTTCACGCAATCACTGTTGATTGGTCAGGAAGACATTTGCGAACATTTAAACTGAACTTAAATGATGGATTAAAAGACGGTGATGAAGTTTGGATTGCTGATTTTAATATCATTTTACTTTCCAGTATAACCGGATTTCAAGATGCCAGTCAAATAAGAATCGGGAAAATGAATGGTATTAATGACCCGGTTTTTGGTAAATTAGACGGTTACGGAGGATATTTACAGAAAATCTACGCCACAAAATCTGCCCATATTTCGGGGACATTAACTGCTGGAGATGAAAATGGCTTTGCTGCAACTTTTTATGCAGGAAAAATACACAAGAATGCTTTTGTTAATTCCATAAATGTAAGCTTTGAGTCAGATGTTTTAGCTGATGCTAATATAATTAACCCAACAGGAGTTGGTGGAGTTTATGTTTCATCGACCCAATTTACAGCTATTGCTCAAACATCCGGGTGGTTAAAAACAAAGGTTGGAAATAAATATTGTTTTTCGTTTTGGCTCTATTCGAAAAAGAAATGCGTTTTCTATATCATTCAAAATGGTGTGACAGTAGGTGTTATAAACATTGATCAATTTAGCACTCATCAATGGAATAGACAACATGTAGCTTTTGAATTGATAGCTCCAAAATCTGAAACAGACAACTTATCATTGTCTATTGTTCCTGAATTTGATAAAGCAAACATAAGTGGCGATGGCAATATAAAAGATGAGAACTTATTCTACTTTACAGCCCCTCAGTTGGAATCTGGAGATCATGTAACACAATACCAACCCACAGACGGCATATTGAGTCTTGTAGAAGATTATGGCGCATGGTTTTCTCGTGGAGGTATCGGAGGCACCATCCAGAACCCATTACTACAGCTTAATTATGACAATGAGGGAAGTATAGGTACAAGAACAAATTCTTTTCTATTAAAGGTAGATGGCAGCGGATATCTGGCAAATCGAAATATTCGATGGGATGAATTCGGTAAAGTAACTTTTGGAAAAGATGTTACTCTTAATTGGGACAACCTGGATGAAAACGCTCAGGCTGAATTGGCACCCAAATCCATCAGGCTTACCGGAGGAAATAGCATAACAATTGTTAATCATTCACTTTCTGGAAAAACCACATATTCCCCCTCAAAAGTAAAATTAAAAATTTCTTCGGAAGGGTTTGATCTGACAAAAAGTGAAATATCGTGGTATTATCAAAATAGAGACGGGAAATACATACCGATACCAAATCATTCTCTGGACTCATTAGATATTCTGCCTACTGGAGATTATTGGCTTGAAGGCGATTCATGCAATATAAAATGTGAAGTTCGATTCAACCATAACAATTACACCGACACTATTCTTATCCAAAAGAACGTAACAGAAGGATATGAAGTAAAAGTAAGCTCAACAAAAGGCGATCTGTTCAAAAATGGTGATTGTAACACTATTCTGAAGGCAGATGTTTATTTTCAGGGGGTATTGATCCCAGAAAAACAAGCCAAAGAAGAATTTGAATTTACATGGAAAAAATACTCATCCGATGATCAGGAGTTAACTGACTGGGGAGGCATTGATATACATCAACCGGTTATAAATCTGAATTACAACTTATATAATATAGAAAAATTCTCATGTGAAATAACATCAAAATTGTCATCATTTGTTCTTGGACAAGGAGTTTTAGGAAAAGATATATTAAAAATTAATGGGTAAAATAGACAAACGATTTTCTGATGGAAGCACCCTCTATGCAGAAGAGCTTAATGAATTAGTTGACGCAATAAATGGATTAGATGATGCTAATAATAAGAAGGTCGATAAAGAAAGTGGAAAAGTGTTATCTTCAAATGATTTCACCAAAACATTAAAAGATAAATTAGATAAAATAGAAGCAGGAGCTCAGATCAATACCGTAACAAGCGTTGCCGGAAGAAAAGGGGCAGTTACACTTGCAAAAGAAGATGTTGGTTTGTCTAAAGTTGATAACACATCCGACTTAGAAAAACCTGTTAGCAATCCAGCTAAAAATGCTTTTGTCGCAAAAGAAACAGGAAAGGCATTGTCCACAAACGACTTTTCCGATGATTACAAGAAGAAATTAGATAATGCTCCAGAGTTTAAGAAAAATGGCGCTGGAGATATGTATCTCTCAGATGATGGGACATATAAAAAGAGTAAAGGGACTGGTGGCGGTTTTTATGATATCACAAAACAACACCCTTTAAGCTCCGGGTATTATACAAAAGACACTGCTATTGCCGCATTAAAAGACGCGGCTATTGATGATGGCGATAAACGAGGTATCATCATTACATTTGAAGCCTCTCAGGGAACTTGGGAAGAGTATCGCTTTGAGGGCACAAGCATCTCATCCTTTTTAGAACCTTCAGCTTGGAATAAGTTTGGTGGAGCTGATTCCGTGAAAGAAATATCCTTAAATGGCACAACTCTTAATAAAGATGAGTCAGGAAGGGTAAATATCACTATTGATGAAATAGAAGTTGATGAAAGTTTAGACCCAAAATCAACTAATCCTGTACAGAACGCAGCTGTGGCAGCTAAACTTAATGAAATTGATGCAAACACCATCTTTGGTGCAAACGCAGAGCTTAGCGATGACGAGAGTACTGTGCGACTAACATTGACTAACAAAAGCGGCGCAGAAGTTGTTGGAGTTGACCTACCGGCCGGTGGCGGTGGTGGAACCGGTGAAGGTGGGGCAGCTACTAAGATAGTAATTGGAGCTATGGTGGATAAATCAACCATCAAAGAAGGCGACAACGTTCTTCTTACTTACACCTACGATCATCAATATTCATCTGGAGACGAGAAAGGTGAGAGTACAGGACAAAAAGCAGCTATTACGATTCAAATAAAGAGAGGTGCAACTATTTCCTTTTCAGAAACAATTCAAGAAGTAAGCAAAGGTTCGTACACACTCGACCTTACTAAGTATTTGCTTGTTGGAACAAGTGATATATACATTATAGCTACCACAACCGACCCAGATACGGGAAAAGCGCAAAAAAAACAAGCGTATGTGACAGTTAAATCGGTGTCACTCACGCTTACAAGCAGCTACAATCTTGCTGGAGGTATTTCTTCAGGTGGGTATGGAGCAAATGACACAGTAAGTGTCCCATATTCAGTGAATGGAACAGGAACAAAAGTGGTTGCCCTGTATGTTGACGGCGTACAACAAAATGCACACACAATAACTCGAAGCGGTACCACAAATAGCAGCTTTAATGTTTCAATGTCTAACCTTTCTTCTGGCAGACATACGCTTCAAATGGTAGCAGAGATGGAGGCCGGAGACAACTTGATATTAAAAAGTGAAAGCATCTACATTGATATTCTGAAAACAGGTTCAATGTCACCTTTTGTTGGTTTAATGATGATCAACAATGATGGGCGCATATTTGACAGCTCAACACATCTGTCTCCAACGTTTGAAATAGGACAGTATGAACAATGCAGGTTTAATTTTGTAGCTTACGATCCTACAACCACCCCTGCTAATTTGGAAATCCTGCGCGATGAAACACTTGTTCAAAGCGTTAGTGTTCCTCGCGCAGTGCAAACATATCAGAATCGTTTTACCGAACAAGGTCTTTTGAAGATGAAGTTCGTTGTCGGAAACTTCGTGTCGTCCTTTTTAATTGATGTTACTGAAAGTGGAATAGATATTTCTGAATCCACTTATGGAATGGTGGTTAAACTTAGCCCTTCCGGACGAAGTAATGATGAGAGCAATCCTGCTGTATGGGAGTCGGGAGAGGCAAAAACCACCTTTGAGAATGTGGACTTCAAAACAAGTGGTTGGTTTGACGGTACACTTAGACTTATCAACGGGGCTAAGATCAATATTGACTATCAACTCTTCAAACAAGATGCTGGAGCTACCGGTATGACTGTTGAAATGGAGTACCGTGTTACCAATGTATTGGAGCGCAATAGTGAGGTTGTTAGTTGTATGGACAATGGTAAAGGGCTTAGTATTACCACCGAAGAAGCAAGTATTAAGACTGGTACTATCATTCATTATATAAATGAGGATGGGGAAGATACCAGTCGTGAAGTAAAAATTGGAACAAAATTCGCTCCGGACAAATGGCTCAAGGTGGCATTTGTCATCAGCAAGCGAAACGATGGCCGACTCATGGAGTTGTATGTGAATGGCAACCGTGCCGGTGCTGATATTTACGACAATAGCTATTACTTCCAGCAAGACAACCCGCAAGGAATAACCATAACGTCGGAGATGGCAGACGTGGAGATAAAAAACATTCGTATTTACAATCGTGCTTTGTCCGATGATGAAGTACTTGAAAATCGAATGGTAGACAGCGAAAGTCTCGACGACATGATGAGGCTGTATGAAGAAAATGATGTACTTGGAATTTCTGGAGATGTGGACCTGGATAAGCTTAGAGCTAAAGGTAAGGGGGTGATGCGTATTGTTCGTCAAGGTGGACTTGATGAGCTCAACGAAACAAACAACAAGAGTACTGACTTTCTTGCTGATGTCTATTTTTATTCGCCTTTCGGCAAGGAGTATGACTTTGTGCTCCGCAGTTGTTATATTCGCATACAAGGTACATCATCAACAAAATATCCAAGTAAGAATATCCGTATCTATATGAGTAAGGGTGGGCCGGAGTTGTCCCTTACTGTAAACGGAGAACTCGTTTCGGGTAAAAAGTACTCTATGCAACCTGGAGCTATTGAAATGAACCTATTCTGTATGAAGTCGGATTATTCGGACTCGTCTATGACTTCTAACACCGGGGGTGCGAAGTTGTATAACGATGTCATGCTCGACATGGGATTGATGACACCCCCACAACAGTATCAGTACGAGAAGTCAGGTGGAGACCTCAATGCCGTAAGAGTTCGTCAAGCAATCGGTGGTTTCCCTATTGATATTTACTCGGCTGAATCTGTTGAAGGGGAATCTACCTATTATGGTCAATATAACTTTAATAATGAGAAGTCAAAAAGCGGTAAACTTTTCGGAATGGAGGGTGTGAGCGGATTCACACCCGAATGCCCGATGACTCTCGAAACATTAAATAATGGTGAAGGCACCTGTTTGTTTCAATCGAAAAGTGATGCCGATTTAGCAGCGAACTTCGATGCCGGGTTGGAAATAAACTACCCCGATGATGTAAAGTGGGCAGGGATGAACGACACACAACGTGCTGCCCTCACCAGACTGTTTGCATGGATACGTTCGTGCGTGCCATCAGGGGCTACGGCAGAAGATATTTCGACTTTCGCGAGCGCTAAGTTCAAAGCGGAAGTAAGCCAATATTTTAATGTCAAACACGCTATAGCCTATTATATACACACCGATTATCACCTGAGTGTTGACCAGCGTGCTAAAAACATGTTGCTGCGCACATGGGACGGTAAAATATGGTACATAACATACTATGATGGCGATACTCAATACGGTAAGCGTAATGACTGTTTTCTGGTGTACGACTACACTACCGACCGCAATACATGGGATGCCGAAGCCGGGAAATATGCCTTTGAAGGCCGAGAATCGTGGTTGTGGAATCTCATATTGGCTAACCTTCAAGATGAAGTTAAAGAAGTGGCATCCGAGTATCGTTCCAAAATGACACTTGACCGTGTACTCAATATGCTCAATGTGGAGCAAATGGGAAACTGGAGTGATCGTGTATATAATAAATCGGGCTACATTAAGTATATTCGCCCAGCCATGGTTGAAACTTACGGCAAGAAGTGGCCGTTCATCTATGCCCTTCAAGGCAATAACCTGGCACACCGAATTTACCTCATCACAAACCGTTTTGCGCTTCTTGATGCGAAGTATGGCACAAGTAACTTCACCTCTGATAATATCGACCTGTATATGGCTCGCGGAGCAAGCGATGCGGCTGATGTGGTAAAAGTAACAGCCAATGAAGTGTATGCTTTCGGATATGGAACAAACAATAGCCCCAATATTGCCAACACGGGGATTGTGGAAGGTGGAAAGGTTGCTTCTCTACAAATAACCGGTGCTTACACAGTAAATGACCCGCTCCGTATTTATGGCGCAAGTCGTATGCGTGTTCTTGATATGACAGGAGCAGCAGATCGATTGAAAAATGGTTTTGATCTTGGCAAGTGTACGGTTTTACGAGAGATAAATTTACAATCATCAACCACCGGTTCTACTGGATGGTGGCTTAACTTGGGTAGTTGCAAACAGTTACGAAAAGTAAATCTTCGCAATCAAGCGCAAGCAAAAACAGGAAGTAACACCAGCACAGAGCTTGACTTTAGCAATCAGAACAAATTGGAATGGCTTGATACTCGTGGTACAAAGGTTCAGAGTATTACGTTTTCTAAGGGAGCTCCGCTCTCTGCTGCATACCTTCCAGCAACGTTAACGGTTCTCAAACTTGAAAATCTTGGAAAACTATTGACCAAGAATCTTCATTTAGAGGGCTATTCAAACGTTAAAACGTTTATTGTGGATGGCTGCCCGGGCATTGACTGGGAATCAATCTTATCGCTTTGCACCAATGTTGAGCGTATTCGCATTACGGGTATTGATCGTGAGGGCAATGAGGCATGGTTGTCTAAATTTATGTCGATTGGTGGAGTTGATGCAGATGGCAATGCTACTGATACGTGTACGTTGGTGGGAACATATAAACTTACACAGTATTTGGCAGACGAGCAATTTGAAGTATATAAAAAGCACTTTCCGGAATTAAATATCATCCAACCGGAATATACAATGATTGAGTTTGATGATTCTGTGTCTGATGACAGAAACATTACTAATCTTGACAATAATACTGGCTATAACAGTGGAACAGACTATATTCCCAGCGGCCACATTAAAAGCATCATGTCTAAACGTCGTAGATGTTTGGGTAAATTGATTGCTACAAACAAAATGGCTATCTATCCGCTTCATAATACAAATTCCAATTATTATGCGGATGCACAATATATCGCCAGCGCCACTCCAGCTAAGCTTGATGCAACAGAAGGTGATGTCTGGATGGATGAACCTAAATATTGGTATAAAGGAATAAATGATTATTTGAATGATAAGAAATATTCTTGTTTTTCGAGCTTGTCAAAAATGCCATCAAGACCTGACTCTTCTCTTTATAAAATAATCACTTTAGATGAGGTTGTTGCTTCGAAAAATTACAAAAACAAGTACAAGCTTTTAAGTAATTTTTCAACAATAACAGCTTCTTATTCATCAGATGCAAGTTATAGTGTTTGTCAGGTTGATGTTTCTGGGTATAAAAAAGTGCGATTTCCAACGGTTTTAGGTACAAGCTTGATTTGTTCTATTTTTGCAGATGATGGTGGAAATGTAATACAGAATATCGTAGTGCCAACTTTGAATAATAAATTTGAAAATGGCATGTATCTAATTGTAGATGTTCCTCAAAATGCCAAATTTCTATGCTTTACAGTTCATAATAATGCTGAATTTGACATGGTTCTTCTATCTAATAGTGACAAAATAGAGGACATGGAACCAGACTGGGTGTGTCACGAAAGATGTCTTGTAGGAGTTTTCGAAGCTGTTGCAAAGGGTAGTAAACTATATTCCGCTATCACCGGGGAAACAAGTGTTGCGAGTCTTTCAAAAACAGACATGGAACATTACGCCACTCAAAGGCAATTGCAACTTGTTGATTATGAAATGCACAAAGATGTTGCAAACTTGTTTTTCGCACATTATGGAAGAAGAGATTCGCAAGATCAGTGCGGTTATGGGCAAAACACTAATGCTCGCATAATTGGCGAAACATCTATTCTCGGCATGAAAGATACTGTAAACCAAAATAAAGCAGTAGAATATTCGTGGTACGAAAGCAAAAATGAATTTGGAGAAATCACCTATGTTCGCATTCCAAGCTCGAACTGTCTTGGTTATGAGAATTGGTATGGGAATAAGTGTGAGTGGATGTCTAAGGTTGGCATTCCAAATACGACGGCCGCTGAACAATTAAAAACTTACATTGAAATGCCAGACGGGAGTACTCGAAAAGTTAAAACAGCCAGCGCCGGAACGTATTATGCCGGAACACACCATCAAAAATATATGGATGTGCTTTTTGTTGGAGCTGCCGTCGCAAGTACCACAACATTTTACTGTGACTATTTCCACGCCAGCACTGCAATCAGTCGTGCGTTTTATCGGTCGAGCTACAACGCGTTCGCGAGCGGTGGTGTTTCGTACTCGCACGGCGGTCACGATTCGTCGCACACGAACCCGCACATCGGCTCTCGGCTCGCCTTCCGCGGTCAAATCGAAGAATCCGCGAACGTAACAGCGTATAAAGCGCTGACTGCGATAGCGTAAACGTAAGCGCAAAGCGGGAGCGTAGCGACAAAGCGTAACCGTGAAACGGTTTTATACGGGCGAAGCCCGTCGAATTTGAAAATTTTTCGTTGAAAAATATTAATTTTGCATTTTGAATGGGTAGCGCCCTCTGAGAGTCGTGTGTTTTATCGGTCGAACAACAACGCGAACGCGAACGGTGGTGTTTCGTACTCGAACGGCGGTAACGATTCGTCGAACACGAACCCGAACATCGGCTCTCGGCTCGTAAACAACAAAAGAAATTGATAATTGGCATAAAGCACCGAAAGCGTGTCTTTCAAAGCGGAGCCAAAGGGGGCAAGCCTCAACAATAGCGAATATAGTTCGGAAAGTTGAAAAAACAAAGTAGCGGGTAGAGTTTGGTAGGGCAGAAATGTTTCGAAGAAGTTGGACCCAAGGATTGAAGGCTTTATGCGAAGAAAAGGTTTCATTATTGAAGAAATTATTGCGTATCCCAACATGGAGAAATCGTTCCGCAAGGTAATGAGTGGAACCAAACGAAAAAATAGCCGAGTTGGGAAACACCTCATCGAAAACAAAGAGGAGGTGATCAAAGAAATGACAAAACAAATTGCAGATGGGTCGTTTCGAGTAAAGGGGTACGAAGAAAAGGATATACCCCAGGCTGATAAAATAAGACATATTCAGGTTATCCCACTTCAAGATAGAATAGCAACTCATGCTATAATGAACGTAGTGGACAAACATTTGAAAAGTCATTTTATTCGCACAACATCTGCAAGTATTCAAGGGAGAGGTATGCACGATCTTATGAAGTATATTCAGAGAGACATGCGGGAAGACCCTATTGGTACGCAATATTGCTATAAATTTGACATCAGCAAATTTTATGAAAGTATCAATCCAGATACTGTTATGGAATGTGTACGTCGAGTTTTTAAGGACAGTAGGCTTATTTCCATAATAGATGGATTTGTACACCTAACTCCGAACGGTTTGAGCATTGGTCTCAGAAGTTCTCAGGGGTTAGGTAATCTTTTATTGTCATTTCATTTAGATCATATTATAAAAGATAAAATGGGAGTTAAGTATTTATATCGTTATTGCGATGATATTGTAATACTTGATGCGACAAAAGAGAATCTGTGGGAGATAAGAGATATTGTGCATGAACAAATAAATAAAATTGGATTAAAAATCAAAGGGAATGAAAGGATATTCCCAGTTGAAGATGGAGTTGATTTCTTGGGATATGTAATTCGCCCTGATTATGTGCGCCTTCGTAAACGCGTAAAGAAAAACTTTGCTCAAAAATTGCACAAAGTAAAAAGCAAACGTAGAAGAAATGAATTGATTGCAAGTTTTTATGGCATGGCAAAACATGCTGATTGTAATAATCTATATAAAGTAATAACAGGTACAGACATGAAAAGTTTTAAAGATTTAAACGTATCATACCAGCCTGAAGACGGGAAGAAGCGTTTTCAGGGCTCTGTCGTTTCAATACGAGAGCTGGTAAATTTACCCATTATTGTTAAAGACTTCGAAATGGGTATTAAGACAGAGCAAGGCCCCGACCGTTGCTTGGTATCAATTGAACACAATGGAGAAATGAAGAAGTTTTTCACCGCAAGTGAAGAAATGAAAAATATTCTCCAGCAAATCAAAGAAATTCCGGATGGGCTTCCGTTTGAAACAACAATCAAAACGGAACCATTTGGAAAGGGACGCACTAAATATATTTTTAGTTAATGAGAAGAGTGTATGGAAATCCAGATGTATCATTCTTAGAATGCACAAATCCTAAGAAAAACAAATGGCGTGTTCGATGGGATATTCAAGAAGACGAAGATGGTGCTAATTATATGGAAACAGAATTGGACCACAAGCCTTCATTGAACGAAATCAAACAAATCATTTTGGGATGGCATAATAATCAAATTGAAGAAAAAATTCTTTCTGGATTCATATACGAAGAAAGCCAAGTTTGGCTTAGCACTACCAATCAATTTAATTACAAATCAGCCTACGATTTGGCTGTACAAAAAATTGAAGGTTCACTCCCCGTAACGTTTAAGTTCGGAACAGATGAACAGCCCAAGTATCGTGAATTTACGACCTTAGAGGAGTTAACAGATTTTTATTTGAAATCACAACAACACATACAAAACACATTGTTGGAAGGATGGAAAAAGAAAGAAAGTTTTAATGAAAGTCAGTACTTGGGAAACAAATTATAAAATGTCTATTGGGGAAAAAGAAAAGTCCCCGGCCTGTTAAAGTCATCTCACCTACATTTAACAATAAAGCACGCCGAAACGCACAACCGGGGACCTAAATCCTCGTTGCATTTCGGCTTTATCATACTTTTATCTACATTAAATGTAGGTGAGATGCTGCAAATATAATCATAATTAGAGAATCAACAAAGCACTAACGCCATCAGCCTTATTTGTACTCATTGAATAACCAAAACAATGCTGTTCTATCTATTCTTTATAAATAGAACAAATTAATGAGTAAAAACATAATAGCGTCAGATAGTATAATTCTAACACCTGTTAAGGATGGTCTTACTATTTCGATGTCTCCAGCGTCATGTTCAATTAGTGCAGATTTCAACGGAGGGAATCAAAATTTAGATAAAGCATTCACTGACCTGAATTTATTTTTAGGTCCAAAACAACTTGCGTATACTTTAAAAGTCGTTGAAGTCAGTGATGCTCGGATACAGTACACTATTTCAGACATCAACAATGGTCTCACTAAAAGATTCAGGCTTAAAACAGTTCCAACCGATATTTTAACCGGACATGTAAAATTCGAATTCACCACAACCTATGGGGAAACAACTGGCGGTACATTTCAATTTACAACAATAAGGGATGTAAATACTTTAGACTGGATTAAAGATTGGGAGAATAATAAAACCAAGATTGGTAGCGATTATCTTATCACTCCTCAAATATTTGTTGGTAAAAAGGTAACGTCGGAAAGCCAAATGAGTGTACTTACGGGTGTTTATATTGGACCTGAAGGTATAGCTCCAAACAGTAGTGCTGGTATTTATGGGTATAAAGAGGGAAAAGAAATTTTTCATATAAATGAAACTGGTGGAAGCATCGGCGGTTGGGATATAAACAATGGTGGAATACAAACTGCTGATGGCTGTTTGCAGATATTGTCTGAGGGCAGCATTTTTGCAAAGGATATTAATAACAATATCTTTTGGGGAATATACAAAAATGGTGAAGCCGTTTTCTCCAAAGGGAATGTGAAATTCTCTAAGGATGGTTCAGCCTACTTTAAAGGAAAAGTAACGTCCTCTGAAGGCGACATCGGTGGGTGGAAAATAACAAAAAACTTGCTTTATTCCAACTACATTGTTCTTGACTCATCCAAACATTATATTGGCGTTAGTCCATTCGATATGTCTACTTTAAGCAGTGTAGCTGATACGTTCAAGCATTATGATAAAGTGGTAAGTAGCGGAGGCATTGCTATACATTACACTTCAGCCAATTCTTATGGCATTGAAGGATATATGTCTGGTTCAAAAAACACTTTCAAACTTGGTTCAACAAACTTCATTGCCGGATGGAATTTTGACAATGAGTCTTTTTATATAGGCACTAAAAACAATACCACAAAGCAGTACACCAGCGCTTCAGGCTCTATAACGATTGGTACAGGAGGTGTAAGGGGTTATGGTTGGTATATTGATGCAAATGGCGACATAAGCTTTATGAAAGGCTTGATCACTTTTAATAGCACTTCCGGAACTTTGCTTGGCTGGAAGATGTCTTCGCAAAGGTTGTCAAACCAGTATGTTGCATTAATTTCAGAAGCAGCTTTAGCGGGACTTTACCTTTCAGCTACTGACATAAGTAATATTGCTTCATCTTCACTTGAAACTACGATAAAAAGCAATAGTGGTATTTTCTTAAAAAGAGGTTCCAGTCGTGTTGAATTAACGGGAGTTAATGGTGGAAAAACAATCTTTTCCCTTATTTCTTCGGGAGATTCGACAATTGCCGGTTGGAAATTTAATAATGAGGCAATTTATTCAGGTACCCTTAAATCTTCCGGATTCACAAGTGCCGCCAGCAATATCACTATTAGTACATCTGGTATTCGTGGTTTTAAATGGCGGTTTGATTCTAATGGTGCCGGAGCTATTGCTGGAGGGAATATAAGTTGGGATAATAATGGCGTTGTTACTTTTGCTTCTTCAGTATCTTTAAACTGGACGAATGCGGCCAATAGTGCATTGTCATCTGCCAAGACGTATGCTGATGAAAAGAAGACGGAGGCTATTAATGCGGCTGCTACTGATGCTGCAAACAAAGTAAAGGTGGCTACCGATGCAGCAAATGCGGCTCAGGCAAAGGCAAACGATGCTAATTCAGTTGCTATTGCTGCAAGAGATCGGCTTAATGACTGGGCGAAAGATTCAATTATTTCCCCAACCGAAAAATTAGCGTTGAAACAGGAGCAAAAGGGGTTAGCTGATGAGAAGATTCAGATTGTTGCAGATGCGGCAAAATATTCAGTAAGCTCAACAGCTTATGTTACTGCTTATACGAATTACAATACTCAATTAACCAATCACACAGCTGCATCACCCGAAAATATTACTATTGCTGCGGCTTTTACTACCACCCAGACTGCTTATTATGCAGCAAAACAAACTGTGTTAAATGCAATTGCTGCTGCTGCTAAAAAATATGCAGAAGATAAGGCTGCAAAAGCTAAAGAAGAGGCTATTAATGCGGCTGCTACTGATGCTACTGCTAAAGCAGAAGCCGCAAAAGAGTTGGCGTTGGCTATGGCTTTTGGAAGGATGTTGTATCGCGACCCAACATTTATCAATGGGAACAATAGTGTCGATGTATACAATAATTCGAATAATGGAACGGTAACAATCACTCGCACTTCGGATTCTTCTGCTCCTAATGACAATAAGATTTCTTTAGTTGTAACAAATACTGGTGCTGCCTCTCCGTATTGCGGAGGCTTTTATTTTGGCACTGTCACCACAGCGTGTCGTGTTTTGATTGCACGAATTGTAGCAAATATTCCTGTGGGAAGAGCTATATCCCATCATAGTAATTCGATTGGAGATGGGGGAAGTCAGAAGTGGTTAACCCCTACAGCCGGAACTGGTAATTGGGAAGAGTACATTTGCAAGATCGTGTGTGGGAAAAGTGGTACTTTTTCATCAACTTGTTTCTTTGCTCTTACTGGCGCTGTAGGTACAGATAGTTCTCCTGTAAAATGGAAGGTTGCTTATGCTACGGTGTTCGATGTTCAGTCTACTGAGCGGTATATGACAACTATCGACGCTAATGGAATCTACACAGGTACGGTTAAAGCCGGACAAATACTGGTTGACTCTACCTTGGTTGTTGGTGGCAGCAAATATAATGGCAGCATTTCCGTCAGAGATGACTCCAATGTAGCAAAAGTAACTTTGGATAGAACCGGAATTACTGCTGTTGGAGGCACTATTGGAGGTTGGACGATCGATACAAATCAAATATCGAAAAATGGTATTACATTGGGTGCTGATGGCTCCATAACCAATGGAACCAAGTGGAAACTCAATTACAACGGATCAGGCCAACTTGCGAATGGCGGGTTATCTTGGGATGCTAATGGTAATTTATCATTGTCAAGTAGTAATAGTGGAAACAGGATAATGATAACACCAAATTCAAATGGAAGTACAATCAGACTTGTAAATTCTGCCGGAACAATAGTTAGTGAGTGGGGTTTTTATGCAGGAGGGTGGGCTCGGCTCTCGATCGACGATAAGACAAGAATAGACCCTGGCGTTGTTTATGTTGGGAGGTCTACACATTTGAGAGATGACGAACTGGTTGTTGCTGCTGATAAGAATTCATCTGGTGGTCCAGTTTTTGCTGTGCATACCTACAACTCAATGTTGGAGGTGATACTACAAAAATTACCCACCTCAGCATCCGGTCTTTCTCCCGGCTCTGTATGGCGCGATGGCAACACACTCAAAATTATTCCTTAAATACTAAAATATCACAAATAGAATAATTATCATTATAGATGCGTAAAGATATTGAGATACATATAAATACTGGGGATATTGTTATAAACCCTCACAACACCCCTAAGCTGCGAACTTTCAATTGGATAACCAACAATGGAGGGCTTGAGCGGTATATCTATGGAGAGATTCAACTACCAGGCAATATTTCAGAAGCCACAATAAAAGAAAATGGGGTATATATATCAATCCCATACACTCCAAAATACAAAGAGTTTTATGTTAGAATAAAAAGAATTTTTAGTGATGAAACAAGTTCCTTTATTCAAAACCCGGTAGATGGAAGTGATTGGTTTTTGGCAAGATCAGGACTATGTGGGGGTGATATGAAAAACATATACGCTTCTCAATTATTATTGATTTCAGAAAATGTTTTTTATATAAGATTAAATAAGGGTTATGCTAATATTTATTCTGGAAATGAAAGCGATGTCAATATAGTTCCTGCAAAACGACAAAATGCAAACCTTATGTTGAAATGTTTGCCTACAAATAATTATCGTTACCCTTTGACTGGAGTTGGGTTGATACGATGGGTAAACAGTAATATACATTACACTGAATTATCCGCTGTATTGCAGAGGGAATTTGGAGATGATGGTATGAATGTAAAAAATGCAGCATTTGATTTGGAGTCAAAAGACTTGCAACTTGAATTAGAACACTATAATAATGATTGATGGCGCAACATATAGTAAAACCCAATCAAAATATATTTGATGTAGCATTAGAGCTGTACGGCTCTGTTGAAGGATTGTTTGATCTTCTGATAAGTAACGAATCACTCACAATGAATACCGACTTAAAAACCGGAACGAGATTAGAGTACCATGACTATTTTGTGATAAATGATGGTATTGTTAAGAGCATCAAAGAAAACAATTATATCCCGGCAAATGGAGAGCGACATGTTTATTTTAAAAAACCAAATTATGATTTATTTGCCGTATGTGGAATAGATAATAAGATAGTGTCCTCCAGCATCATTATTGGTGGACAAGGTAATGTTCAAATAGACTGGGGGGATAATTCTGATTTAGAGACGATTGCTCTATCAAATCAACCACAAGAAATAACTCACTATTTTGATAGCATTGTTGATACAAGGCGGTTGAAATTTTATGGTGATTGTACTTTTACGACCTTTGATGCGTCTAATTTGAATGGAGACATGTTCTTAACAAGACCTTTGATTGTTGATGAATATATAAGCAAATCAAACGGATATTCTTTAAAAGGTCTATTCTTGTTTGAGGGAACAGTAATATTGAACTTGCAAGGTATGGTAATTTCAGAATTAGAGCCCATATCTGATATGAGTCTTCAGGAATTGAATCTCTTGAATGTTCGATTTACCGATGTTTCTGTATTGGACAATTATCTGCAATACATAGCAACTAATTATGGCAATAGACGTAATTGTGTTGTTCTCTTGAATACAACACCAACAGAAAAGGGAATGCAAGCCATACAAACAATTATCAACGAACCAAGTTGGAATGACGCTGGTAAATGGAAATTTATTATTAACGGAGATATTTATACAAAAGAATAATGGCAAGATCATTAACTGAAATATATGCTACATCAAAGCAAATTAGGGATCAATATTTAGAGTTGACAGAATTTACAAATTCATCTAAAATGTCTGTTTTGGATGCCTTCACTTGGGTCGTTTCGGCCTGTATAATGGTGTTTGAAACAGTTTTAGATGTGTTTAAAATAGACTTGGCCAAGGAATTACAAAACAGAATAAATGGCACACCGGCCTATTATGCAAATGCTTTGTTGAAATATCAATCTGGCGGCGAGTTGATGATGAATGAGGAAGGTACTGCTTTTTCTTATGGTGTTATAAATGAGGAAAAACGAATTATTTCAAGAGTGAGTTATTCTGAATATTCATCCGCAGGTTTTAATGACAAACTTTTGTTGCTAAAAATTGCAACAGGTAAATCGGGAGCCTACGAACGAATAGAAGGCAATGAACTTTTAGCAATACGATCTTATGTTGACAAAATTAAATTTGCCGGAACGAGCATCAATGTTGTTAGTCGCCATGGCGATGTCTTGGTCCCGAGAGTAACAGTTTATTATGATGGAGCGGTAAGTGAAGATGAAGTGTACCAAAATATAGAAAATTCTTTGAATGATTTTATAGCTAATATTGAATTTAATGGGGTTGTATATGTGCAAAGAATTGTCGATGCTATTCAAAAAGCGGATCATGTATTAGATGTCTACATAAGCGATTCATCCAGCGATCATCAAGGAATTTTTGTCGCTCAATATGATGACGACAATTTACTCATTGAAGATGAGAAGAATCCGGGTACTTATGAAAAAAGAGTTGATAGGATGTTCACCCCAAACAGCGGTTTCATAAAACAAAGTTCTAAGGAAGGTTCTGAAGCTACACTACAGACTTGGAGAGAATCTATAATTTTGAAAATTGAAGAAAGATGAGGTACAGTATAAATTTTGATAAAACTATAAATCAACTTTCTGCCCATTACCTATCAGGAAGGAAGCTGATTTTATATTTGCAAGCTTTAATGAAACCATTACAGATCATAAATGATGAGTTTGCAAAATGGGCCAAGGAAACTAAAATAGAGGCAACTATGACCTCGCAAATAATTAAGCTGGAGTGGTTTTTAAATCGAAAATTTGATGTTTATTTTAAAGACAAAACCCAACATGTTTTCGTTAAAAATGGAAAAAGGGTTGGGGTGCCTATATATTCGGAAGCTGCTGACATTATTAAAGTAGATAATTTACTGTTCAAATATGAGTCAGAAGGCAAGAAGAATTCAACCCCACTCAACTATAATGGTGAATTAACCGATGAAAACGAATGCAGTTTTTATGTTTATTCCCCAGAAATAGATACAAGATTGATTTCAAAAGAGGCCTATATCGCCATGGTCACTTATTATGTTGACAAATACAAAATCTCTGGTAAAACTTTTAAGATAAAATTTAATTCGTAATAATGAAAGAATTTGCTGCTCAAACAGGAGGGCGATACACATACGTTGATGATGTTCTGAACCTTCAAAATCTTGCATTAGCATTCTCTTCTATTTTTGATGGCTGTGACAATTTCATCGTAAATGGATGTAAAGTATCCGGCACAACAATAAGTGATGGCTATATCTATATAAATGGCAAATTACGCTACTTCCAAGGTGCTACTGGTTGTACCTGGCCACAATATATTTATGAATCGAATAAAACTGAAAGTGTGGCCTATGCAAGTGGAACAGACAAAGTAGGGCGTAATATTTATGGATGCGCTATCGGTAAGAGTGTGCCGACTGTTCTTGATCCTTTGACCGGAGCAATCCCGCAATATATTTCAATATCGGCATCCGGTGGAAAACAAATGAAAGATGCTCTCTTTGGGAAATACGCTTTAGTCTTAGACCCTTCAGCGGGTACACAAGATGTAAAGGGAATCGTTAACTTTTTGAATAAAGTAAATTCTAAAGGAACGATACAAACCGAGGATAGGGCTATTGTAAAGTCAGGAAATTCAGTTGGGCAAATATTTTATGAGGGCACAAATCTTATAATTCAATCCCAGATCAGCAATGGTCCTGTTTACAAAATTGCGTTATCTAACGATAATGGCTTTCTTTTTAGCATCAACAACAACGCAATATTCTCAGCTAATGGTCAACTTGTTAGCTTTAAAAAACCGATAGCATCTGATTCTGGAAAATTTGGAAACATAAAAAACACTGGCAATAACTTATATAACGATGGTGTGCCAACTGATTCCGGATCATTGTATGTCAATTATCTGGGCTACAATGGTGGAAACCAATATTACCGTAATACATACATTGGAAATGGAAAAAGTGGGGTTATTTTAGGAATTGATGGTAAAACCTCATTGGCAACTTTGAATGGGCAATTAAATATTTCAGGTTCCCAAGCAGCCGGGCTTATTCTGAAAAGTTCTTTTGCAAAGTCAAATAATTCCCTTCAAAAAATTGTTTCTTGGGTGGATTCTTCTTCCAGTCAAGTTGCATATATTGGCTACAACTCAACAACCGATAAAATATTTGAAATATATAATTCATTAGCAAATATATCTATCAAAGGACTGGAGGCTGTTAATTTAGGTCCGGTCATTATGGAGAATGGCGCTAAGCTTTCTGATAAATATGCTCTAAAAAACGATGTCTCATTAGAGTTTAAGAAATACGCTAAGGCTGATGGCGTTTACTCAACAACAGATGCAGATAAGAGGTTTGCTGCAATTAATGGCGGCTTCTCTCAGTTTATCTCAACAACTGTATTAAAATCCACTTTGCGTTCGCAAATTGATGCTGTCTCGATGGATGATGTTATAAAGAAAGTTCCTGAATTGTCTAAGTTACTATCTGACATGGCTTCAACGGAAGATGCAAAGAAAAAGATATGTTCTAATATTGGAGCTACTTACGGTGGAGACTTCCAGCCGAAAATGAAAGATTCTGGCTGGGTGAAAATAACCAGTGATTTATATGTACGACAAATAGGTAATATTGTCTCCATTCAAGGTTACGTTACCACTATTCATTCAAATACATTATTCATAATCCCAAATACAATTGACCCACCTACTTACGCTGTCGCCTTTAGCACAGTTGTGTCGTCCTATTCCGGACAATGGCGTTGCCATATTGACGCTAATAGTAGAAACTGCATCGTTGATTATTGCAATAATCATGGTGTAAGAATCCCATTCTCAATAACATATATGGTATAATGAAGATTCACAATTTTGTAAAAGACTCGAAAGCAATGGCTCAGAATGAAGAAGAAGCTGTTAGAAAACGAGAAAGAAATCACAAAGAAGATGAACGACTCAAAGAAGAATCCAGAGCAGAAGAGCTTACCGAAGGGGGTGAGCAAATCGAAAGTAAAAAGAAAAAGACCCGGAAGAAAGAGGATAAAGAGGACGTTTGATGAAACTCGGATTGGACATTATTTAAAACATGAAGCTCCGTTGGAATACAAACTTATTATTGACGCTAATGGAGCTTCATTCGCTCCATCAGCAGATTTAATCGAGGCTATTGGATACGCATCAAACAATCCTCTGTTTCAGAAACCGAAATTCAGACGGTGTTTGATTAAATACAGAAAATACGGTTTGTATGCTGGCAGGCCAGTAAAAACAAATGCAAGTATTGAACTCTACTACATAAAAATGCGCAAAAGGATGGTTGACAATTAATCTGTTATCCATGATTCGAATAAGGGGGTATAAATATATTCCCTTTATTTTTCTTTTCTTCTTAAATAGAATTATTACCTTTGTCATCTCAATTGAAATACTCCAGAATCCCCTTATTTATTTCATTCAGTTATTTTTAATGAAAGATTTTGTTGTATCCGTCCGCAAGGTAACGGACGAATCTCTCATGCAAGAGGCGTGTGAGATGACTTTCCTCGGTAAAAGCCGACAACAATTATTAAGCATTTACAAATCGGAGCACTCTCCAGCCAGAACTCAACTATTCTGGATCACGGCCAAAAACATTCCATTATTTATTGCAACTCATCTTTTGAGGCATCACGTCGGCTCTGTGCCCTTCCAGTTAACATGCAGAGACGATAGAAAAGGTGGAAACCCCGGGCTTATTGCGAAGGTGTCTTCTGTCGTAGAAAAGTTAAGTCTTCATTTGAATATGCACCAAAATGGATACAATGACGGATTGGAAGAAGCGTTGGAAGACTCAATTCAAGAGTTGGAATGGCTAAAGGAGAACTCTGACCGTTACACTCCAGTAAATCTTGGATTATTTGTTAATGCACAATCATTAATAGATATGGCCAAGTTGCGCCTTTGCCTTCAAGCGCATAAGGAAACTGTTCTGGTTTTCCAAGAAATCAAAAAACAAATTGAACTTGTCGATCCAGCACTATCTTCTGTGATGGTACGAAAATGTGTTTATCGCGGAGGAATCTGCGGAGAATCAACTTGCTGTGGATTCAACAATACACCAGCATTTAAAATTGAATTAGAACAGTATCTTACTAACTTTTCTGAAAAACAACAAGGGTTATGCAAGTAATCAAAAGAGACGGAACAATAGAAAGTTTTAATGAAGCTAAAGTATATAATGCTGTAAAAAAGGCATTCATGGCTTCACATAGTGATTTGAATTTTTGCGAAAAGTCAGCGAAAACAGTAACAGAAGTGGTGTGTGGGCTTCTGGAGAATTCTAAAAAAAAACTGTGCGTTGAAGAAATTCAAGACATTATTCAAAATGCCTTGATTGGGCTTAAATGCTCTAAAACCGCTATAGTGTTTGCGGTATATCGCGAAAAACATAAAGAACTGCGATTAATCAAAGACCGGGCCGATTACATTGAAAAATATAGCACAAGTAATGAAAATGCTGCCACGTCTTCTGAAATAGATGGAAATGCCAATATTCAGAATAAAAATGTTGCTACGTTGGAAGCCGAATTATACAAAACATTTAATACTGACGTTAGCCGGTATCGTATTGTGAAGAAGCTGAAAGAGCTGTATGGTGTTAGTGCGCCCGATTATATTAAGGACTTGAATTCAAAAACTATTTATAAACATGATGAGGGTTCTGCACCGGCTATTAAGCCATATTGTGTAGCTGTAAATCTATATCCGTTCATGCAACGAGGAACAGCCACTTTAGATCGTTTGGGAACGAAAGCTCCTCAAAATCTGGATTCGTTCACCGGGCAATTCGGTAATCTTGCATTCTTATTATCATCTCAATTTCAGGGAGCTGTTGCTTTTGGGGAGTTTTTCAACGTGATTGCTTATTATTGCATAAAAGAATGGGGTGAATTCTTTTATATGAATGATTATGACATCGTTCAACATTCTAAAATAAAGCACAAAACAATTTCTGACACGATTGAGCAAGCCTTCCAGAACATTGTTTACACAATTAATCAACCGGCAGGAAACAGGAGTTATCAGTCTCCATTTACAAATATCAGCTATTATGATAAAAATTACTGGGAGGCTTTGTTTTCGGATTTTGTATATCCGGATGGAACAAAGCCGAGTTGGGAAGCGGTAGATTACCTCCAGAAGAAATTTATGCGTTGGTTTAATGCAGAAAGACAAAAGTGCCTTCTTACGTTTCCAGTGGAGACTGTTGCCATGTTGTCTGATGGAAATGATATTATCGATAAAGATTATAAAGAATTTGTTGCTGAAATGTATGCAGCAGGACATTCATTTTTTACATATATCTCCGATAATGCTGACTCACTAAGCAGTTGCTGCCGGTTAAAAAACAAACTTGAAAAGAACGAATTTAGTTTTACCAGTGGCCTTACAGGAGTTGCAACTGGAAGCAAGTCTGTTATTACACTCAATCTAAACCGAATCATTCAAGACTTCATGCGTTTAAATAATAAAGTTGATGGAGAATATGATCCTAACGATTTAAAGCGCTACCTGTCTGACATATTGGATCGAGTATATAAATACCACACTGCATACAACGAATTGCTTTGGGATTTATATGACAATAAAATGATGCCCGTTTATTCAGAAGGTTATATTTCTTTAAACCAACAATTTCTGACTATTGGCATCAATGGACTAAATGAAGCTGCTGAATTTATTGGCATCAAAATCAATGACAATAAACGCTATCAGGATTTTTGCAATCTAATAACTTCAACCATTGGAGAACAAAACAGGTTACATGAAGACATCAAAAGTAAACATCATCTGAAATTTAATTGCGAATTTGTACCAGCAGAAAGTCTCGCTATCAAGAATTATCAATGGGATAAGGAAGATGGATATTGGATTCCTGAAGATAGAAACTGTTACAACAGTTATTTCTACAAACCAGACGATGAATCTGTGTCAGTTCTCGAAAAATTCAGGCTTCATGGCAAGAAATATGTTGAGTCATTGGATGGAGGCGTTGCTTTACACTGCAACCTGGAAGAACACCTCAGTCAAGAACAGTATCGGTTGTTGATTGAATATGCGGTAAAAGAAGGAACAAACTATTTCACATTCAATATTCCAAACTCTCAATGTGCTGAATGCGGCCATATATCGAAACACAAGCTCTCTCAATGCCCTCAATGCGGAAGCGATAGGATTACCTGGTGGACACGAATTATTGGTTACTTGAGACCTATTTCCAACTTCAGCAAAGGTCGCAGAGTCGAGGCCGGAAAACGTGTCTATTCACAAATTATTGAATAATGCTAAAGTTTGTTGATACAAAAGTGGTTTTTTCTGAAATACCAGACGAAATCACTCTTGCAATCAATATAAGTGGGTGCCCCTGTCATTGTCGGGGGTGCCATTCCTTATATTTATGGCATGATATAGGTGAATGCCTAACTGAAAACTCCTTGTTGAAACTTATCAAAAAAAACAATGGAATAACATGTGTATCAATAATGGGTGGGGATTCAAATCCTGAGTATGTTGATTATTTATCAAGTGTAATAAAATCATTAAACTTAAAATCGGCATGGTATTCTGGACGAGACAAAATCTCATCTAAAATCAATATTTCTAATTTTGATTACATAAAAATCGGGTCATACATTGAAGGTCGTGGTCCATTAAGTGACAAAAACACAAACCAAAGATTTTACTTAGTAGATGAAAGTGGCAAATTGGTAGATTACACACATAAATTTCAAAATAAATATCATAATCGCATATATTAATAATATATTTATGATATATTATAACATAAACATACACTGTGTTTCAGTCGTTTACAATTCGCATAGTGATTTGAATATATAAAAGTTTGAAGAATCATTTGCACATTTATATTTTTTATATACCTTTGCCTTCACAAAACTCAAAAATAATGTATCTATGTAATGATTAAAAGTAAAGGCATTATCAACATCGACAATGGTAATGCCGACAAAACAGAGCTGATGGATTCTATTAATGAACTGGAAGATGGCGAATATGGCTATCTCCTTTTCGATAAAGAAAAAAATAAAGCTCTACCTCAATTGAAGTACCTATTTGGAATCGTTTTAAAGCGAATATCTGATGCTCTTCCAGAACATCCGTCAGTAGGTGCCCTATACAGTTACTTTGAGGAGATATATGCTCCAATGAGAACTGATATAATCGCAGGAGAAAAGTACGAATACTTTGACTTGAAAACAGAAAAATCAATTGAGGTGAATGATGTTATCGAGAAAATCATTCGCCATGCTGAAACTGAATGGGGCATAAAAGAAATCCCGGTTAGGGATGAATTGAAAGCTCCGGAAGCAAAAGAAATTTACGCAGGAGCGTATGCTTCCCAGTGGGATAATTATTCTCGGAAAATTTAATATCATTCTTACTAAGATGACGGAACAAGAAAAAAATCTATCTGTATTTGACATTTTCAGTCAAGCACAAGAAACCTTTGAAGAAGCAAAAAAGAAAAGTGCGAGCGAATCTGGTAGTCGCACAAAACATTTCAGAATGACTGCTGATGGCACGTACAGTGTTCGAATCCTTCCTTTGGCCCCAGTAATAGACCAAGATGGCAAAGCTCTTCCTATGGAGCGTAAAGGCTATGAGTATCCAATCAAGGATATGGTTCTGAAAATCATGGGCAAGGACAATAAGGGCAAAGAAAAACCAGTCTATGTTAATATCTGCAATGCTAATTATGCTTTCCCTGATTTAAAATGCGACCTTGTTGACGAATACGTTTCTGTCGCTTCCGAAAAGTACAGCGATGATGAAGCTCTCATTAAGAAGATCAAAGAAAGCAGCTTTAATGGTGGATTAAAATGGAACTCTAACCGTTGTATGTATATTTTGGATGCAGACAAACGTGCAGATGGAATGCAGATTTTAGGTTTATCGTATTCTCAATACAAGGATTTGGAAGACCGAAAAATCAAGCTTTGGGAAAAGTTACTCAAAAAAGGCAAAGCGCCATGTCCTATCTCTTCCATTGAAAATGCGTATTTGGTCGAAATAACACGTAAAACAGAAAAGAAAAAAACGGAATATTCTTTCAATATTGACGCAGTTTCCGACACTGATATTTTGAGTGATGATGAATTGCAATCATTACTTGATGCGCCTCGTTTGCCAGAAGCTCTTTATCGTTATACCCGCTTCCACTTAGAAGCAACTATTGCATTCCTCAAACAGTTTGACGAGAAACTTCAAATAGATGTAATGAGTGAGGAAAGAATTGCTAATTGCATTGACAAGATAAAGATGACTCTCCCAGCTGATGATAACAGTCATTTCACATTTGATGGCAGCGCGTCAGATGCCGTCACTCAAACTGGAGGCAACGGAATTGACGCGTTGTGGGACGCTTTTGATCGCTTAGAAGAAAATGGGTTAGATGACAAATCGGAAGAAGGACAAGACCTTCGTGCAGATATCAAAGAATTCATTGAGGTGAATGATCTTGAAGTGGTATTTTCTCGTAAAAAAACAAATCTTGATTTACTTAAAGAAATCGAAGATGTGTTGGGTGAAGATGATGGACAACAAGATAACCAACCTGCACCTGCCGCAGAACCGGAACCGGAAGGCTCTGACGAAGAACCGGAGAATGAGCCGGAACAAGAACCGGAGCCGGAAAGACCATCACGTTCTGCGCGAGGTCGTAGAAACGAAGACACAAACGAACCTGCTGAACGTCCAGGAAGAACAGATAGACGTAGTGCTCGTCCAGAGAGAAAAAGAAGATAATTAATCCCAATATGGGCACGTCATTAAGTTGGCGTGCCCTAATCCTAAATGATTTATGGTAGAAAACAAAGTACCATGTGCATTATTGATCAATGATGTGCATGTCAGCAAAGATAATATTCCAGAATTTCATAAGAATTGGGACGAGGCTTTATCAATATGTCAAAAGGAGGGGATTCCTGACTTAATCGTTGGAGGTGATTTATGGCAAAGTCGTTCATCGCAAACGTTGAGTACATTATTGGCCGTCCGCGATGCTTTTATGAGAAGCAATAAATTAGGTATTGATGTGACATTATCGGAAGGGAATCACTGTAAGGTTGATCAAGAATCTATTTATGGATACAGTCATGTTTTCGATCAATATCCAGGTGTGTTTGCAATAGATGATGTGAAGTGCTATGATTATGATGATGTTTCACTCTATATAATGAGCTATTTCCCTGAGAACGGAAGCTGTATAGATAGATTAAATTGCATTATCGCCAATCTTGATAAATCTCGTTATAATATATTGTACGCACACCAAGGAATTAATGGAGCGTTGGCTGTAGCCACAGATAATGAATTGCCAACCAAAGCATTTAAAGATTTCGACAAGGTGCTGGTTGGGCATTATCACAATCGTTGTAAAATCAAAAATACAAATATCGAATACATCGGCTCTTCCCGTCAACATAATTTTGGAGAAGATGAAGAGAAGGGGTACACCTTGCTTTATTCCGATGGGAGTACAAAGTTCATCAAAAACAAAGTAAATATTCGCTATAAGGTTTTTGAGCTTACATCTAAGCAAATAAATGATGCAATGCTGGCCGAAGTTACAGTACTTGCTAAAAACCCTCAATACCTCATTAAAACTAAAATCAATTGTAGTGCAGCAGAAGCCTCATTGGTAGATAAAAGCAAATTGCTTTCCGCTGGCGTGTCAAAGATTGATATTGTTACAGATGATGTTCTTCCGGGTGTATGTCAGCAAGCAACACTGGAGTCCAAGTTTGATAAATTAGGTATCAAAAAAGAATACACCAGCTTTTGTGAGCAAAAAGAATTCCTTAATGTTGAATTGGGTCTAAAGTACCTCGATAAAATTAATTGAATATGTGGTCATTAACTAATATAACAGCAGAGAATATAGCAGCATTTAAAGAGCTTGCTTATAACCTTACGCAAGGTGTTACCACCCTTGTATTTGGTAATAATATGGATAATGACTCACAAGGTTCTAATGGGTCGGGAAAATCTGCTTTATTGGAAGCTATTTCGATTGCTTTTACCGGCGAACCTTTAAGGAAAGTCAAGATAGATGAAATAATAAACGATTCATCTGAAAATGCTTTTGTTAAGGCTGTTTTCCACAATAGTTTGTCTGGGGAGGATTTTATTGTTGAAAGAACATTTTATAGGAAAAACCCCCAACAGATTGAGTGTCGTATTTGTAAAAATGGGAAAGAGGTTGAATCAGAAGAAACCAAGCAATCAGGTGTTTCTGAATACAATAAATATATCCTTGGGAAAATTGGCTTATCTAAAGATGATATTTTCAGCAATTTCATTTTAAGTAAACACAAATTCCAATGTTTCCTTTCCAGTCCTGATAAAGACAAAAAGGAGATCATCAACCGTTTCTCGAATGCTATAATTGTCGATGATGCCATTGACGCATTAAACAAAGATTTAGACCCTGAAGTGGGATTGTTGAGAGCAGCTGAACTTAAAGTCTCCTCTATTGAAGGTAGTATTACCGCTATCGAGGAACAAATCGTCAAAGCGAATGACGATGAGGCTGCCAACAAAACAAATAAAGCCCAGCGAAAGAAAGAGCTGGAAGAAGCTGTCGAAAACAAGAAAAAGATTATTGAGGGGGCAAATCTAATGATTAGGTCTCACAAAAATCGTTTGTCAGTATTGGACGACACTTACAATTCAATCATTAACATAGAAGGCGATGAGAGTCTTTCTTTGTTGGATAGCTATAATTCAATTCGGTTGATATTTGAAAAGAACGAAATTGCTGGATTTGAGGATTGGAGTGAGAAATCAAAAGAACTTTCTGACGAATTGGTTGAAATACAGAAAGAACAAGAATTAGTAACCGATAAGGCAGAACAAGCTTTAGTTGAATACGAAAAAGCAAAAAAGGAACTCGAAGTTATTCGTAAAAACTACTTTTCTTTTGAGGCTTTAAATACGGAAAAAGTAAACCAACTCAAAAAAGAACTGTCTCTTGCAAAAGAAAAAGCCGATAAAGCAGAGAGTGAGCTGGAAGACATAAACAAACAGCAACAGCAGATCAAGAAACAAATTACTGAATTAAAAAATAAGATTGCGGGAGAGATTGTTTGTCCTAAATGCAAACACACTTTCGTTCTTGATCCAGATGTTGATATCATAGCAACAAAAGTACTGATTGAAAAATCGGAGAAAAATCTTCAAGTGCTCTCTGGTAAATACACAAAGAAAGAGGCTGATATAAAGGAATTTGCTGATAACAAAACTCAAATTACTTCCAACCAAAAAGAATTGTCAAATGAGTTAGATAAAGAGTATGAAAAGCTTCGAGTAAAGGGCATTGATGTCAATAAACTTAACGAAAATCATCAATCATTAAAAGAAAAAAATGATACTGTTAATGGAAAATTAAAACAGATCGAAGACAAACTTGACCGTGTATTAGATGATATGTTTGACTCTGCGTTTGGCATTGTAGACAGATTGACAAAAGAGTCTGAATCTCAAATTGAACAGCAAGAGCTTAATATTTCGACAAGCAATGGTTCTATTGCTACCTTCCAGAAATCAATAAAAGATTTGGATGTCGTTAAAGAAGAATCTTTGGTCTCTCAGTTGAAAGAAAGCTTAAAAGAGTATGAAAAAAAACTTGAAGAATCTAATTCAGACAAACGTAAGCATGAAGATAAAGTAAATGAGCTAAAAGCACAAGAACGTCGATTTCTTGAATTTAAAACGCATCTGGCAAACAGTAAAATAGATGCCTTGGGAGAAATGACCAATAAATTTTTGGAACAAATTGGGAGTGATATTAGGATTCGTTTCAGTGGCTATACTGTACTAAAAACAGGTAAAGTCCGCGATAAGATTTCTATTTCCCTTATCCGGAACGGTATTGATTGCGGCTCATTTGACAAATTCTCAGAAGGAGAAAAGGCTCGTGTTAACCTGGCCAATATTCTTGCTATGCACAAATTGACTAATGTAAGTTGCGAGGACGGCAAAGGTCTCGACTTATTAGTATTGGATGAAATCTTGGAAGCCACAGATGAATCCGGTTTAGCTAATATATTCGAAGCACTAAATTCCCTCCAGATTACATCATTGGTGGTTAGCCATGGCAACATTGCCGAGAACTACCCACATAGATTAATTGTGAATAAGAAAAACGGTGTATCATTTATAAATGAAAACTAATCATGGAGACAAGGCAGAAAATTCCAAAATAACACGGGATAATGTTCTGGGTTTGGATATTGCAACCCATACAGGATATTATTCAACTCATGGAAGCGGAACTTGGGATTTCTCGGAAAGTATGCGCAGAAACAACAATAAACAGCATAAGGCATTCCGGGACACGCTAATTGAGTTTATAACCAATCATAACATTAAAGTAATTGTCGCAGAGGACGTGAATTGCGGAAGATCAAGTAAAGAGTTCGCGTCATCTCGGAAGTTATCAGAATTCAGAGGCATACTGTTTGAAATATGCGACAGCTTGGATTTGCCAGAGCCAATATTCTTAAACCTCAGAACAGTAAAAAAATGGGCTACTGGAAATGGCAATGCTGACAAAAAGATGATGGTTGATTTTTGCAAAACGCGCTGGAAGACAAACCCGGTGGATGACAATGAAGCAGATGCAACACACATCTTTATGTATTATATAAGGAAATTTAATCTATAAAAGTAAATCGTAATGAGTATAGCGAGACGAAATCGACGAGCACAAGCTCGCGAATCACAGAAACATTTTAATGTCCTTGCAGAATTATTGATGGGTTTCTATGAGTTTTTGGAACAAGAAGAAAAACCATCTAATGAGCAAGTTCGTACAGAATTCAAAATAAGGGAAAAACATTGGAAAGGATACTGCAAAGCCCATCAATTGACTGAAGAAGCATCTCTATTGTTTAACAAAGAGGTAGGCCAGTCGTGGAAGAACAGATATGCGGAGCAACAATCACCGATCCAGAATTAGACCCTAAAGTTGCTGAACGAAGAAATTCATTATTTGAAAAATACGTTACCCCTTACTTAAATATGGTGTATAAGTTGTGCATCAACTACACCTACAATTCAGCTAACGTAGAAGAAAATTACACAGAGGTTCTTGTGAACTTTTATCGTAGAATTGAAACCTACGACCCAAATCGCTCTATACTTACTTGGCTACATATTGTCACTAAACGGCAAATTGCCGAAATAGAGAGGAAAAGAAAACAACTTGATATTAACAACTATGATCAGGACATTGAAATGTACGCTGATTCTGTTTTTAGTGATAGCGAAGTAAGTGGAAATACGATGGGTGTCGATAATTATAAAGAATTATACAACGATGACATTCTCTCTGTTTTAAACGGGATGAAAAGTATTCATAGAGATGCTTTTCTCCTTCAGGAAGCAGGTTATTCATTGAAAGAAATAGCTGAAATTGAGTTTAAGAAGGGGACATTAAAATCTCGCAATATAGAAACGGTTAAAAGTAGATTATTCCTTGCTCGTCAACATCTAAAGAATCACCTAACAAGAGATGGCAAGAGAAAGACAAATTAAACAAGTAATGACCGTTTATACGGAGATAGTGACCCGGTTGGTTGATAAGTCCTTCCGTTTTTCGCAAGGAGGTATAACCATCCGCGCTATCTCCAAATTTTTAGACGAATTCGAAAAAGAATACGGAATAATTACAAAAGAGCGTCTTGTAGATTTCTGTATATGTGCAGCTCATACTTTTCGGGAAAGGGAAAAGTGGACCATACAGCAAGTTTTTGGCCCAAAATCACAAACCCGATTTAGAGAGTCTAAGCAAGGAAAGGTGTATTACGAAGATAATTGGTTGTCCGAAGCTCAATTAACAAGGGATTATTTATACAACCTAATAGCTGACAGAAAAGAGCATCCACAGGCAAAATACATTCATGTTTTGTCTGAAGAGAGCACTAAAAAGAGACTGTTAAACCAAAAGATTGGGTACTTGCTTTGCCAGACATCCACACTTGGTTGGAGCCCTGTTTCAGAAACGTGTGAACAGTGTAATTTCCAACAGGATTGTAAGAAGGAAACGCAAAGTAAGTATCCCGAACTTTATCGAATTCGTTTAGAATATGGCAAACCAAAAGAATAATGTGTTAACGCCGGAGTTTCTTATGGACCTGTTTATGACCTGTATGGAAAACGACTACATACTTGGGGTTGTTTCAGAGCATTTAAAAAAAGAATATCTTCCAGACCGGGACTTTCAGGCATTGCATAATTATCTCTGTGAGTATTTTCAATCATACAAAAAATCTCCATCATATAGCGTTTTGAAACAAATGATGGTGAGCAATAGAGGTGCATCCATATTATTAGAAGATATTTATGACACTGCTTCTCCAATAGAATCTGAAGTTCTATTAGAGCAGTTAGAAGAATATATTAAGCAAGTAAGGTTCCAAAAAATGTATCAGGAAGTTGGAAAACTTTTCGTACAACAAGATCATAAAGGCTCTTCTGATAAAATGCACGAATACGTTGACTGGGTTAACTCGTTCAGTTTGAGGTCATCGGAATTCATTGATGTGTTGGGAACATTTGGACAAAGATTCAAAGCAAACAGGCAAAGACATAATTCAGAAAACAAATTATCTCCGATTACCAGATTTTACATAGATGACCTTGATGTAATGAATGAAGGCAGGGAACTAAGAACACAGCTGTCCTGTTTTCTTGCACCTACCGGAGTTGGTAAAAGTCATGCGGCCAGATGGATTGGAAAATGCGCTTGTCAAATCGATGGGCTCAATGTTCTCCATTTTCAGTTAGAAGGAAGTGAAGATGAAGTTGCTAATGCTTATTCCGCATCATTGGTTGCTTGCAACACATTTCGTTATGAAACTGGCACATTGCGTGATGCGGATATCGCCAAAATGGAAGAAATGATTCAATCTGTATCCGGGGCGTTGTTTGTTAAGTCTTATCCAAAATTCAATACCAAAGTTTCTACCATTGATGTAAAAAATGGTATTGGCGAATTTAGGAAAAGATATGGTATTAACCCAGATGTGGTGATAATTGATTCGATAGACTTGCTTACTGATTCCAGCGGCAAAAAATGGAGCGAGAATGGCACCCGGCATCAAAGAATAGCTGTGGCTAATGATTTGAAAGATTTAGCTGCGGACGAGAAAGTTTGGATGGTCGGAACATATCAAGCGACTATAGAAAATAGGGACTGGCTGAATGATGAGAAAAATGTTCTTACCGAATATAATTGCGCTGAAGCGAAAGGTCTGGCTCGTCCAATGACACATCTGATTACTTTAAATCAGAGCGACCGAGAAAGAAAAGAACGAGTTATGCGGCTCTATGTTGCTAAAAGTCGTTTTTTTGAAAAAGGAGAGCCATTTAAAATTGCAACAGACTACAACTCCGAACAATTTTATGATCCTGTTAGAACACTAAATCTCAACAAAGTAAATTAGTTGCATTATGGTTATTACGAAACAAGATAGAGAGCATCTTATTAGTGAATTGTCAATAGAGTTGCACGCTAAACCTGATGGGGGTAATAAAAATCTTATTGCTCCCAGATGCCCTTATTGCGGCAAAGAAGGTGGAAAATTTGGCATATATATTGGCAAAGAAACTGATAAGAAAAAGCTGTTTGTTAGTCACTGTTTTTCGTGTGGGCATACAACAAAAGACATCAATCAACTACTGGAAGATATTGGCCGTTCGGATTTGAAACTGGTTGAAACTGCTGATTTTCGACCAATAACTGAACAAAACCCTTTCTTTCAGTTGGATGATGAAAACGAAATTGACGATGAGTTATCTGTTGTAGAAATGCCTGAAGGGTGGAAGAAATGCTTTAAGAATCCTTACCTAAAAGAACGTGGATTTACAAGCGATGACTATGATTATTTCCCAGTTGGCACTACGCGTGGTTTGAATTTTAAATTTGAGAATTATGTAGTATTCCCCATTATTGATAATGGTGATATTGTAGGGTATATATCAAGACATATCTGGTCGAAAGATAAAATTGAAGACTACAACCGGAAAGCAAGACGAGCTGGTAAATATGAAATCAGGCGATACAACAACAGTATGGAAAATGATTTTTCAAAACTATTGTATAACTACGATAGTGTGATTGAAGATGAAACAGACACTGTAATCATTGTTGAAGGAGTATTTGATGTTGTTGCTTTGACTCGTAAGCTTGAATTGTATGACAATGAGCGAGTTGCCGTTGTTGCGACTTTCGGAAAGAAAATCTCACAAACTCAAATCTACAAACTACAAACAAAGGGTGTAAAAACCGTTGTTCTCGGATATGATGGTGATGCAGTTGAGGCTATAAATAACACTGCAATGCAGTTGAATGAGTATTTCGACACTTTTATAGCGTATATTGACCTTCCAGATGCCGATTTTGATAGTATGGATTTTTGGGATATTTATGATGTCTTTTCTTCAAACTTAAAGACCCCAGTGGAATATAAATTAAACACTATTCAGTTATGAAAGAATTGATAGAATGGTTGATCACTAATAAGGTTTCATATAAAGTGATTGATGATGAAGTAATTGAAATAATCGGTTTTGGAAAAATGTTTTTTGAAGATACCGATAAAATCCAATCTATTTTTAAAAAAAATAAAGATGGCGCTCTGGTATTTAACAGCATGGAACAGCCATCTGTATTAATTGAAGAAGGTATTAATTATGCTGTTTTTAAATTTGGCAATAATTTCTATTATACAGATTTACGCAAAGATTTCAAGCTTAATATTCTAAAGTATATTGGTGAAAAAGTACCACCATCACAACAGTTTGAATATGCAAACTTGGGTATCCACACCCCCTATGAATTGCTTAATGGAAGCTTTATGCCGAAGTCATGGGTAGAAAAAGCACAATTTTGCAGACATCCTGGTATTGGAATATGTGACCAGAATACCATGGCTGCCTGCTTTAACCTTCAAAAAGAATGTGAAGCGAAAAACCTAAAATTTGTCTTTGGGTATTCGTTGAATTTCATTGAAGGTGAAAACAAAATTGGAGCTAAAGTCTATGTGCAGACGCAGAAAGGGCTGCAAAATCTGTTGAGAATTCAAAAGGCTATTATGGTCGATAGTTCTGATAAAACTATTCAATTTGATGAGCTTATTCGTCGCGGTGATGGAAATATTATTGTTTTAAATAAATATTCTTCTTTTTGGATTAAAGACAATAAGGAAGCTGTCTGGGATTTACAAGACAATTTCATTGATGTTTTCTTTCAGGTTGATTTATCAGAATATAAGGCTGAGAGGATTGATGTTAAAGTCTTGAACGCAGCTAAACTATATTTTGATGAAATATATCAAGATAAAGAATTCGATCTTCCACCAGTACTTCTGACCGATTGTTATTATCTCGACCGAGATGATGCAAAGAATAAAATCATTTTAAACAAAGTCGCAGAAGGCGCTGCTCACGAACAAAGTGAGGAACAGTTTTACAAAGATGTTGATGATCATTACAGTTTGTTTGAGCAATTGTTTGATAGTGAAAAATGGGATATTCCAGCATTATTTCAAGAATGTTGTGATAACTCAATGGATATACTGGAAAACGCAAATGCCCGGTTTGACAATACTCGAAATTTCATGCCTAAATATGACCTGACTCTGGAAGAAGCCAGGAAATATGGAAGTGCTCATAATATGTTTAATCAACTTTTAGATGAAGGGTTTGAGCGATTGGTGCCGAAAGGTAAAGAAGAACAGTACCGGAAACAAATGGAATATGAAAAATATATCATTGAGTCTACAAACAATGTAGACTACCTTCTTGTGCAGTATGACACATGCAACTGGGCAAGACAAAATGGTATATTGGTAGGGTGTGGCCGTGGGTCAGCTGCTGGTTCACTACTGTTATTTTTGTTAGGCATAACTTTAATTGATCCGATAAAATACGACTTGATTTTTGAACGATTTCTTCTTCCGGAAAGAGCGGGTTTGTATCCCTCTGAAACAACTATTATATCTGAGGATATTTCATCGAACGATTTCATTGAAATCACTCTTGAAAACGGAAAAACAATCAAAGTAGATAAGGATGCCGAATTAATCGTAAAGAGAGAAGCGGAACATGATTCAATAGTAGTATATGCTGATGAGATACAGGAAGGGGATGATATTCTGTTTGACAACAGAGATGTTTTATTTACCATAAATGAGTTATAAACCATGATAACAATTACAGATGAAATGAAAGAAGCGTTGGATTTGATTAATAATACAAATTCGACAATATATATAACAGGAAAAGCGGGTACTGGAAAGACGACTCTGTTGAGGTATATAAAAGAAACAGTTCAAAAACAGTTTCTTATAGCCGCTCCAACCGGCGTTGCAGCTATAAATGCAGGTGGTGTAACTCTTCATAGTTTGTTCAATATCCCATTTGGACCTATAAATCCTTATACAAGTATCAAATCAACCATAAGTCAGGAAAAAGCGGAAATACTTAATTCAATGGAGGTTCTTGTTATTGATGAAATCAGCATGGTACGCCCTGATGTATTAGATTTCATAAATAGGAGATTGCAAATATGTAGAAACTGCTCTCTTCCTTTTGGTGGGGTTCAGGTCATCATGTTTGGAGACCTATTTCAATTGCCACCAGTTGTTCTTGATGATGAAAAATCTATCTTATTGCAGTTTTACAGTGGGATTTACTTTTTCTATGCAAAAGCATTCCAAGAGAATGGTTTTCACATAGTAGAGCTAAATCGCATATTTCGACAATCAGAACCGAGATTCATTGAACTTTTGAATAATATTCGTGAATACAAGATCACTAATAGTGATTTAGAAGAATTGGAAGAGCTGAGAAATAAAAAGATTAGTGACAAATTTGACAACCAATACATTCATATCTGCACTCATAAAAAGGACGTTCAGAATATCAATGAAACTATGTTGGGAGAGCCGACTCATACATTTTATGCAGAGGTTGAAGGTGATTTCTCATTAAATAGCGCTCCATGTGATCGCAAACTTATGGTTAGAAAGGACGCACGTGTTATGATACTGGTAAATGATCGATTCCAACAGTATTGTAATGGCACACTTGGGGTAGTTGAAAGCATTGATGATAAGACTATAGTTATAAAATTAGATAATGGATCAACTGTTGGAATCTCAAAATGCAAGTGGGTAACTTATGAATATAAGATGGAAGATGGAGAAATAACAGCAAAAGAAAAAGGTAGCTGCACGCAGTTTCCTATCACTTTAGCGTGGGCCATTACTATTCATAAGAGCCAAGGGTTAACTTTTGATCGTGTGGTTATACACACCCAAGGTGTTTTCTGTCCAGGGCAAATTTATGTAGCTTTAAGTCGATGCAGGACACTGGAAGGCATTGTTTCGGATACCTTTATTGATAAACGACACATTATTCCAGATTATGAATTACTTCAATTTGAAAAAGCTTATAAAAAAGCAAATAACTTTTTTAACAGTAGTTGTATGAAAACATAGAATGAAAGAAGTTTGGAAAGATATTCCTGAATATGAAGGATACTATCAAGTAAGTAATAATGGTAACGTTAGAAGTGTTGATAGGTATGTTGACAAAAGTGATGGGACAATTCAGTTTTGTAAAGGAAGGGTACTAACACCATTTAAAGGCGCAACATGCAACTATTTAAGCATTCAATTAAGCAAGTACAACTGTACACATAAATTTTTGATACATAGGCTGGTGGCTATTGTGTTTTTAGAGTTAGATACAAATTCAAAATTAGAAGTCAATCATAAAAATGGAGTAAGATTTGACAATAGAGCCGCCAATTTAGAGGTTGTTACGCATCAGGTAAACATAGATCATTCGGTAGCAAACATGCTTAAAAATGATTATGGAGAATTAAGTACTAATGCAAAGCTGACAAATCAACAAGCTGCTGAAATCAGGGAACAACACTCCAAGGGTGTTTTGCAAAAAGACTTAGCTGCAACTTATGGTGTCCATAAGCAAACAATATGTAACATAGTTAACAATAAAACTTATTTCAAATGAAAATTTTAAATGTAAAACAAATTAAAAGTACGAAGTCGGTCAATGTTCTTGATTGCTTCGTTGATGGAGGGTATTTGCAGGGAGCCAATGGCTCCCTGCCGTAAGGTCGGATGTAGATATTGATTTTCAGTCAGATAGAAGGGGTGAAATAAAAGAATATATTGAAACCCGTTATAATTATAATGGAAAGCAACGTGTATTCTCAGCAGGAACATTGACTACATTGAAAGTAAAAGCGGTATTGAAAGATGTTGGGCGAACAAAACGTATACCCCCACAATTGGTTAATTATCTAACAGCTATATTTGATGATGACAAATGTGATTTTACAGGCATATTCAAGTTAGCAGCTGAAAACAGAAAGGTTGCTAAGTTCGTTGAAGATTACCCTGATTTATTTGAAGATATTCGAACATTAATGTTTCAGCCACGTTCAGCTTCAATTCACGCATCGGCCCTACTTGTAACGCCAGACGAAAAGGATGGGGAGAGTGCGGAATGTTTTGATTTTATCCCCATCAAAAAAGTTGACGGAATTTTAGTTTCTGAGAATGATGGCTATGAGTTGGATGAGCTTGGCTTATTGAAAAATGACTGCTTGGCCACAAAAGAACTATCTAAGCTGCAATCAACAATGAATATCTGTAACCGTGAATATGGAACAAACTTATCATTAGAATTAATTGCAACAAGCGATTTAGATAACGCAAAAGCTTACGAGCTATTGGCGCAAGGATTTACACAAAACGTTTTCCAGTTTGCTTCAAGGGGGATGACTAAATTCTTGGTTAGCATGAAACCTACGTGCATCAATGACCTAATTGCAGCGAACGCATTGTATCGTCCAGCCACCTTAGAAAATGGATCAACAGAAGCATATATTGATTGTAAGAGTGGGTTAGTGGCTCCGACATATCTTTGGGGGACTTACAATGCACTGAAGGACACTTATGGTTTGATTACTTATCAGGAACAGGTGGTTTTAATCTCCAGAGAAGTCGGTGATTTCTCTCTTGGAGATGGTGTGAAGCTGGTAAAGCTAATTTCAAAAAAGAAGACAGATAAAATTCAAGAAATGAAAAGCAAGTTCATGGAAGGCGCTAAGAAAAATGGTTGCCCAAATGAAGATGCAATCGCTCTCTGGAATCAAATTGAGGCATGTGGAAGCTATTTATTTAATAAATCACATGCTACCGCTTATGCAGTAACATCTTATGTAGGAGCTTTCCTTAAAGCAAATTACCCAACTGCATTTTATACAGTGGCTTTACAGTGGGCTGATGACGATGAACTTGTTACATTAATGGGGGAAATGGAAGCGTGTAGCAATGCGAAAGTTGTACCTCCAGATATAAATGTTAGTGAAGAAAAATTTTACACTGATTATGCCTCCAATTCTATTTTCTGGTCTTTGTCACGTATAAAACAACTTGGGACAAAGGCGGTAAGTTGGATTGTTGGGGAACGCAATAAAAATGGGGATTTCACCAGTATTGAAAATTTTATAGATCGAGTTTTCAAATACAAGTTGAAAAAATATGAATACTGGGATGATCCGGATAATGAAGATGAAGTGGAGAGATGTCCAGTTAATGCCAGACATGTTTCTAATCTTATTTTGGCTGGATGTTTCGACAAGATAGAGAAAGCAGAATCAGTTGTTGAACGCTACGCCATACTTGAAAAAGCAGCAAATCGATTAGGGTTTGAGATTAAAGAAAAAGATATTCCGATTGAAATGAGAAACAAGCATTATTTCTGGTCACAGCAACAGGTGAAAGTTTCAGGAATCGGAGCTATTGATTACAAACGTATTTATGATAACTCAGAAGCAAAAACTGCTATTAGAGGAAAAGCTTCCTATTCTACCTTACAGGGAATAGCCCCATTAGAAGAAGAGGGTAAAAAAGTAGCAATTTGTGCGACTATTGTAGAAATCGAAGAAAAAAAATTCAAAAATAAGAAAACAGGAGACACTGAAACATTTTGTAAAATGGTGTTACAGCAAAATAATGACACTTGCGAATGTGTTATTTGGCCTGGCGAATATGCTGACAATAGAGGGAAACTATTGAATGCAAAAGACAAATTGATAATATTCTCGGCTATCGTAAAGTACAGCGATTATTCGGGAAAGAATAGTTTACAGTTTACTAAAAATTCGATTGTAGAAGTATTATGAAATTAGGAATTATCGCAATTGTAGGCCCATCTGGGGCTGGTAAAACATTGGCAACGCAAATTCTCAAAAAGAAAGCTGGGGTTCCAGACATCGTGTCTTATACAACACGTCCAATGAGAGAAGGGGAAACAAATGGAGTTGAACATCATTTTGTATCTGAGAAAGACATGCCGGACATGCTTGAAATGATGGCGTACACATATTATGGTGGTTATCATTATTGGGCAACTTTCAGCCAAGTTCCAGATGATTCATTATGTGTCTATGTAGTTGATGAAAAAGGGTTGAAAGACTTGATATACGCTAATTTTACAGAAATACATGCCGTATATATTGACCGTAACAATGAGAAAATTGCAGCAAGCGTTGCAAAGGAAAGAATTGAAAGAGACTCGAATAGAATTCAAGTAAATGATCTGTTATACAAACATGTGATTGAAAATAACGGAACAGTAGAAGAATTTGAAGAAAAATTATTATTAATGGTTGAAAATATTTAAGTTATGGCTGCACCAAAAGAAGAAGCAACAGTATTAGTAGCATTTACATTAGACTTTGAAACTGGAGGATTAAAATGTCAAACTGCGGCATGTACTCAAATCTCTATTCATGCAACAAGATTGGATACATTTGAGCGTCTTGATTCCTATATGAGCTACATTCAGCCATACGATCAAAAGGAAGTTAAAGGAGTGGGGGCTAAAAGGAAAGTATTAAAAAGCAAACATGATGTACCTGAAAGCAATCCTATGGAGTATGACGCAAAAGCTTTGACATATTCAGCTATTACAATGGATATGCTTTATGGGATGGGTAAAAATATTGAGGTTGTGGCCGCTGAAGTTATTGAGTTTATAAAACGTAATACTCCAGAGAAAACTCCAAAGAATATGAAGCCATTTTTAATTGGGCAAAATGTCGGATTTGACGTTGGTTTTTTGCAACAAATGATGGCTTATGCAGGATTGACTGGAGAGTTGTCAAAACTACTTCGCGGACAAGCTGATTTCTATGGCAATTTTCAGCCGTTAGCGTTGGACACAATTTCGCTTGGTCAATTAGCGATGTGTCATATTCCTAATATGAATTCATACAAATTAGAAATCATGTGTGAAAGATTGGGGATTGAATTGGACGACGCTCACGATGCCGACGCTGACGTATCTGCAACTACAAATGTAGTCAGTGTTCTCACCCAAAGACTAAGAAGTGTCGGTGGAACAATACCCGGAGAATCATTAGCTATTTCCAAGACAGAGAAAAGTAGAAAGCATTTTAAAATATGATTCTAATATGATGGACGAAAAAAAACAAATTGTGAACACAGAAGATGAACACACTGTTGAATTCAAAATGATAACAGATAGAACAGTGTGTGCTATTGTAAATGACGAAATAAATCAAACATTAATAGAAATATCCGGATATGACCTTATGATAAATTTCAATATGGAATATATTAACAGTGTTGAGGATGTTGAAGCTGCTGTTAGTGGAATCGCTGATTTATTTAGAAAAGAAATCATGTCCAAATTATTGGAACACAAAAAACAAAATAGTTAGATATACACTATTCATATTCAGAAAGGCCCTGACTTTTCAGGGCTTTATTTGTATTATGGATAATGGAAAATAACGAAATAAATTCTTCTCTTACAGACCAAGAACTTGTATTCTGCGAGCTATTTGTAAATGGATGCGCACCTTATTGTGGCAATGCGCCTAAATGTTACGAAGAGGCATTCAATATCACTTCTACAACTTCAGCCGGAAAAGCGAAAAGGCTTCTTTCTCAAAAACATATTAAAAACCACATAGAAGAGCTTGAGTCTTTAAGCTATGAAGAAGCTAAGCACATGAAAAAAAGATTAACAGAAAATCTTTTTAAAATAATAGAAGAAACTTCTACAGCGGAATATACAGACCGACGAGGAACAAAACTCTCCCCAGCTCCATTACGAAGTGTTGCCGTACAAGCAACGAAAGCGCTTATGGATTTACATCCTATTAAAGAAGCAAATGTCAGTAAACTCAACATTGAGGGCACTGGTGAGGGTGGCATTGTATTTAATGTTATCGTTCCCACTCCAGAAAAATTACAAAAAGAAACTGAAGATAACTAACATATAAATTTAAACTAAAATGACACTGAATTAAATGGATTTGGGAACTGTAATCGCCACTGTGGTTGGCTTGATTGGCGGGAATATTACTGCTTTTATGTTTTTTCCTCAAATGAGAAAAACAAAAAATATTGAAAATGAAGCCAAGCAATCAGAAGAGTGGAAAAAGCTATACGATGAAACAAAATCCGAAATCAAAGAATTGAATGAAAAAATTGATTCTCTCTATTCTAAAATAGAAGAACATAGAGATGAGAAAGTTGAATTGCATAAAGAGATAAAAAAATTAGTGGTAGACAACACAAGGCTGGCAATTTTAAAATGTGAAGTTCCTGCTTGTCTAAAAAGAACACCACCTACAGGATTTTAATTAAAGATTATGAAAAAAGGAGATAAGGTTATAATCATTCCTTCAAAGGAATTAACAGAAATGAAACTGGATGAACTTTGCGGACGAGAAGTAATTGTCGATGAAGTATTAGATTCAGAAAATCGCAAAATGAAAGGTTGTTGGGTCACTTTGATTGGAGAGCCTTTTGAGGATGAATTAGAATGGTTTGTTCCTCTTAGTTCAATTGTATAGCTATAAAGACTATGAATGAAACTATTATTAAAAAGAATTGCGAGAACAGACGGGTACACTATCGGAAAACTGTACATTGATGGGGTTTATTTTTGCGATACACTGGAGGACAAAGATAGAGGACTAACCCAAAACATGTCACTTGCAGAAATCGCTCAGAAGAAAATAAAACGAGAAACAGCTATTCCGGCGGGGACATATAAAATAACACTGGAGGTTGTAAGTCCTAAATATTCAACTCGTGATGCGTATAAATTTTGTGGGGGCAAATTACCTCGTTTGCTAAATGTTCCAGGATACGATGGGATTTTGATTCATATTGGGAATTACCCTAAAGATACAGAGGGTTGTCTTTTAGTAGGAGCCAATAACGTAAAGGGTGCTGTGATGAATTCAACGGCAACATTTAAAAAATTGTACGAAACTCTATTGAAAGATAGATACAACTTAACAATAACAATAGAATGAAAAAAACAGTAATACTATTATTTCTCGTTTGCTTGTCGTTGTCTGGATGTCGCACACTGAAAAATAATGAAACCTCATACAATGAGGTGGAAAATACTATACAAGAAACTGAATCAGACAAACATGAGGAGGAATTTTTGACGAAAAATACAACAGAGGAAACTGAAAAGAGCACCAGAGAGGAAACTGAAAAGACGGAAGCTTTGATAGAGCACACCACGGATTTTTATGAACCTACTTTAGAAAGCCCTAAAGGTGGAGCGCCAAAATCAACAACGACAAAAATTTATGTCACAAATGAAAAGGCTCTCAAAGAGGCTCAGGAAAAAGCAATAAAAGAAACAGAGGAAAAATATGAAAAACTTTTATCTGAAAAAAACAAGATCATAGAAAGTAAAGATAAAGAGATAGAATTACTTGAGTCTTCAATAAGTGAAAAGGACTCCAGATTAATTCAAAAAACAGAATGGTTTTGGGTGTCTCTTGCTTTTTCTACTGTTTTGATTCTTGCATTTATAATCATGTGTTCATATAAAAAGTTGAAGAGTGGCGGTCTGTTTAAAAAATTATTTTCCAATTCTTAAACCCTGATTGTTTTACAGAGCTATTCATAAATAAAAAGAATTATGGATTTATATATCAAAGACAGATTTTACATCCCTCAGATGTTTCCCCAGCAAGGCAAGTTTACAGAGTTTAACTTGAAGCGTGGCATTATTGCAAAAATTGCGATCACGAAAAAGGACAAAAAGGAATATTCGATTATAGAACACCCGGAAGACGGAAAAATTGAATGGGATTCTAAAAAAGATTTTGAATGCCCGTTAGCTGTGGAGTTTTCGAAAGAGGAAATTGATTATTTGAAGAAATCCTGTGAAAGCCTTGTCGAAACTGCTTTCCCGGATGATTTCTGGCTGACAGTTGAGAAAATATATGATGCAGCGAATTCTTAAAAATCTTGTTTCGTAACATATAAGAAAAGACGTGTCACCTTAATATGGCACGTCTTTTTAATTTTATATGTAATTCATAAATAAACTTTTACCTCCTCCTATAGACTATTCATAAACGATGATAGTCTATATATTAAAAGACCCTTTAGATAATTTGATAAAATATGTTGGTATTTCAAATAATACTGCATGGCACAGATTCAAAACGCACCGTAAGGATGCTAAAACAAGAAAAAGAAAGGGCGAATATTTAAGTAGGAAAGATAAATGGATTCTAAAATTGGATGACTTAGGTTTAGTGCCGATTATTGAAACCGTTTTTGAGGGCAATGAAGAAGATGCTGTACTAAAAGAAGTAGAACTGATTCGGTTATATAAAAGAAGTTATGAAGGGGGCTCTTTACTAAATGTACAGGAAGGAGGTTATTATGTCAGTGACATGACAATCCCGTGGAATAAGGGAGTGAAAAATTGTTATGATGAAGATTTACTGAAAAATAATAGAGAAAAACAACCAAATAGAAAAACAGTGTACCGTTTTGATAAGGATGGAAAATTACTGGATGAATGGTTGAGTTTAAGGTTTATGTGTGATTCGTTAAATTTAGATAGACGCGCTGTTATGAGATGCCTAAACAAAAGTCAAAATTTTATTTCTCATAAAGGATTTATGTTTAGTCATTGTGAAGAACCGCCAGTTTATTTAAACAAATCATCACTAAATACAGGTCCACGACACCATCGAAGGAAAGTTGTTGGACAAAAAGATGGAAAAATATATCAATTTGAGTCTATCAAGATTGCTGCCGCTTCACTTGGGGTAAATCCAACAAGTATAAGTTCAGTTTTGTCTGGTAGATATAGAACAGCTGGTGGTTACACTTGGAAATATTTATAAATGGCGTATGGATTATTAAAAGCACCTAAAAATTTGACTATAAATTTGGAGCCGTCTCCAAGACAATATGAACTTTGGAAACTGTTGCAACCAGATTACTGTCCTCATTGTGGGGGGAATATAAAACAGGTTTTAATAGGACATGACCCTAAAGGAAACCCTCAATACAAACCACAATGCACATCATGTAAAACACAAAATCTGCCCCAACTTATATTGGGTGGGGGAGCTGCTGGTAAACGACTCCACTGCCAGCCTTCACGGTAACGTGTCGACAACAAGCCCTTTAATTGCTGGGAAGCCGTACAGGTGATCAGCAGCCAGGCATAAAGCAAGGTTCAACGACTATTCCGAAAGGAAGTACAATCAAGCGATTGGAAACAAGGGCCTCCGGAAACGGATGAAGATATAGTCTAATCTATATGGAAACATATAGCAGGGAAACCGGTCAAGGGGGTAGCGAACCTTGGCGAATATAATTGGGAGGAAAATCATACTTAGGAAGCGCATGGATTATAAGTAGTTGTATTCGGTTTGAGAATATCCGAGCAGTGGTAGCTCGTAAAACTATCAAATCTTTGAAAGAATCCACTTTCAACACTATAAAGACAATCCTGAAGACGTGGGGGCTAAAAGAGGGGGTAAATTATAAAATCAACAACTTAGAGGGAACTGTTACTTTCTGGAATGATTCGGTCATCTTATTAAAAGAGATGGTTGACTTGCCTTCAGACCCAAACTTTGAACGATTTGGCTCTTCGGAGTACACAATAGCCTTTGTCGATGAGGTTTCGGAGATTTCGGAAAGAGCTGTAGAAGTTCTCTTTTCTCGTCTTAGATGGCGCACACACGAGACATTTAAGACCCCCAGAATGTTTCTCTCTACCAACCCTACAATCAATTGGGTTCGCAGTAGATTCGTTCAAGATGACGACGGAAATCCTGTTGTGTGTAAAGAGGGGGAAGCTTATGTGCCATTTTCTATATTTGACAATCCGGATATAGCCTTCAGGCAAACATACGAAGCATCTTTAAATAAAATACGGGATAAGGCAACAAAGGAAAGGCTTCTTTATGGTAACTGGGATTTTATTGATGTCAATGAAATGGCTGCTTACTGGGAATTCTCAGGAGAAAAGCATTTGGTGTCCGGATTACGGGAAAAAGTCTATAATTCACTAAATCCAATTATTGTTAGTTGGGACTTTAACGTATCTCCGTTTATGAGTACGTTATCTATGCAGTTTGATTACGATAATAAAAAAGTATATATACTGGAGGAAATACTTGGTAAGCCGGAAGCTAAAGAGAATAATACTCCGATGTTGGCCAAAAAGATTTCTAAGAAATATTTAACCGAAAAACACGTTGGGGGTCTATTCATAACGGGTGATCCTTCAGGACTTGCTCGATCAACTCAGACAGAAGATGGTGTGAATAATTACACAATCATTCTAAGCAATATGGACAGTCCTATTTTGAGGGCAAAAACCAAATTGTTGAGCAAGCAGCCATCACAAACAGCCAGGTTGGAATTTATAAATGAATTGTTTAAGGGCTATGATGGTTGGGAGATATTAATTGATATGCGGTGCCGTAGATTTGCGGAAGATTTAACTTACCAGAAGAAAAACCCTGATGGTACAAAATCTAAAGCAAAAGTAACTGATCCTAAAACCGGTCAGAAATACGAGAAGTATGGACACCTTTCAGATTGTCTTGATTATGCCATCTGTTACTTTTTAAAGGATAGCTGGAAGAAATATCAAAGAAATCAATCTACAATCGAAACAACTACCACACCGGTTTATGGTGCTTTTGAGTTTTAATAATGTATCAAAGATTTCTAAATAATTCTGATTATAGTGGGCTTATCACAGAAAAGCACCTAAATCAATTGATTCGTGAAGACGAAAAATGTTTAGATAGAGCAGAAGAAAATGCTGAGGCATCCATTCTTGAATATCTGACTGAGAATTATGAGGTGGAAAAAGCTCTACTGGTAGGAAAGAATATTATAGAGCAGAACCGGCAAATCACATATCCGGTTGGAAGTCATTTCTATAAAGACAATAAAATTTGGGAAGTGATACGGACTATTGGTGGATATGTAGCTCCAACAAATATAAATTACTGGGAAGAGTACACCGATATGCCAAAAGAAGAACCAATGGTTTACCTCCAGTTGAAAAGCTATGCTCCGGGTGATATTGTATCTTTTGCAAACACTCTCTATAAGTGCCTTGAATATAATGGCCTTGATTATGGAAATATACGCATACCTGGATTAACCGGTTGGGAGCAAGTATCGGCATATCCTTGGGAAGCCAATTTTGAATATAATGTTTGGGATGTGGTAAGTTGGGGTGGTAATTTTTATGCGTTACTTGACACAGCAGAAATAGACTTAACTGAAAATCCGGACATTTCAGACAACTGGGGACTTATCGGAGATTATGATCCGGAGTACAATGAATATGAGTTCTCTGACAACGAATATGTTGTATTTGATGGCGCAGTTTATATTCCGACAATGGAAGTAAATTCCGATGAAGTAAAAGAGGGATACAATGTAAAATTAGGAGACCCCAGAAACAAAAACTTGAAGAAACATATTGCGCGAATAGCTATATATGAAGTACATAAATTGATTTCGCCAAATAATGTTAGTGAGGTAAGAATCACTGACTATGAAGAAACTACTCGATGGCTGAGAGATGCCTCGAAATTACGGATAAATCCACAAATACCAAGGAAGTTAGACGAAGACAACAAGCCTATCACAGACTGGCAAGTAGCAACTTTCCAGCGGGACTATGACCCGTATAAAAATCCTTGGCAAATTTGATTCTTTTCTTTTAATTTTTACTGCTTAACTAAAATGGGTGGAAGGCTGTGAAGCTATCCACCCATTGCTTTTTACACTCCAAATGTTAGAAATTTCCAGAATGGATCGACAAATCTTCTTCTGGTGCCCAGCCAAGATTCTTGCCATTCAATGAAACTCGGTAGACAGCTTGGTCCTCAAATCCAGCACCTTCTTTAAATTTAGCGTGTCCAACAACTTCAATTAAAACTGTTTTTCCAATCATTTCAGAGTTAGGATGATTGTTTATAACTGCATTGTCTCCCTTTTTAAACTTTGCTTCCATAATTTGTTTTTCTATAAATCATTAATATATTTTTTCACATCATCAATTGTACCTCCAGCATTGAGGATAGTTTCTATATCCGACTTAAAAAGTTCGTAGAAGTGTTTTTGTTGAGCGTCGTCGATTACAGATTTCATTGCTTCTACAGTGTAGTTTGGCTTACTCATATTGCCCATACTGGCATGATCAAGAATAAGACAGAATCGAGTCTCCATTTCATCATATTCTTTCAGTCTTTTTGCCATTTCGCAGAAAAGCATATCCGGATCATTATTAAAATCAACAGGAACACGCAAGTTCCATGCTTGTCCTCCAGTTCTGGCAAGTTTGCTAACCCACTCATTGCTTTTTGTAATTAGTTCTGCATTCGAGAGCGTACATCTATTTTCCTCTTCCATAATTAACAACTCCCATATTTATAAGAATAAAACCCATCTTCAAAATCTGAATCTTCACCAGAATAGAACCCAAGCTCTTCAAGTTCTTTCTTGTCCTCTTCAGAAACAAGCTCTGGAGAGATGTCAACATAAAGAACGTCATGCTCGCAATGTGTTGGGTAATCCGGGTTGCCATACTTTAACAGTATCTGCAATGCTTTAATTAAGTTTTCCATTTTATATTTATAAACTGATTAATATTGTTCTATCAAATCTCTGTTTGTCTATTAATTGAGCTGGAATGCCCGGAGTAATGTCCCAGAGAAGATATTCTTCAATTAGTTTAATATCACTATTAGTTTTTAAAGCCATCTTTCCAACTTTAATTGCTGTTTCTTTAGTTCGAAAGGCCACTTCTTTTCCTCCAATGGACACATAAAACTTTGTGATAGTTTTTGTTTTACTGCTCACCATTATTGTTAAATTGCATTCTCTGTAATCTATCAATCTCGGCAGCAATAAGTGCTCCGGCTTTGGCTAATTCTCTTATACGATCATTTGGGGTAGGCTTCCACCAACTTATATCCCATGGCCAGGTGTTTTTTATCTGAAGCTCATATTCTCTGTAGTCTGAAGGTATGGCATAGGTTACAGCGGCCATTGCCAGTTGTTCGTCATTGTTGCCAATGTCGTCATGGTCTGCATCCCATCCTTCTACATTTATTTGCCGTTCTCTTTCTTCGGCGATAATTTCAATTCCTGTTTTCATTTTTCTACGAATTTAATTTCTTCAACTTTTCCCATTTCGACAAAAAGTCTATTATTTGCAGCATCTACAATATCACATGCCGGACATCTGCCTTCGTCGCACATAATAGTTATGTCTTTTAAATCACAGCAGTTACATAGCCAATCTTCCTCTTTACATGGAAGAGATTCGTAACATATTCCATTGATTATTATTTTTCCCATTAAGTGAATGATGATAAATAAACAAAATCATAATACATATTATCTCGATTGTGTGGATTGATTACCTCGTGACAAATCAAAATACAGGGATATTCATTTGGGGTTTGCTCTTCTGATGAAATTAGCAACCAATTTTTGTCAGAAAACATATACCACTCATCCCACTCTCTCTTATTTCTTAAAATAACTTGTTCCATGTCCTTGGTTTTACATTATACCTGTGGCATAGGAATGCCTGTTATTTTCACCAATCTATCAAACTGGTTTCTCATAAAGTTGGAGGTTTCAATAGCATCCAGCACCTCCTTGTATTCGGTAGCATTTTCAACTAAGGCTATTGTGATACTTCCACCTCGCTTATCGTCTGGACTGGCATTTAAAGCAAGGCACTTATATTTACCATAGTCAAAGAATTTGAACTGTCTTTTTCCTTCGAAAATGGCTGTCGTTTTATCACTATCCAATCGAATAACTTCACGCTCTTCTTCACGGCTGAATTGCCCCACAATTGCAGTAAAATAATGCCCAGCCACACCGCCTCCTTGTGTTCCAAAATATGCAACTCGTTTCATATCTTTTTATTCAATTTCAAGTAATTCATCAAGCGACTTCTGTAACAAAGCCTTTGAATTAATTATGAACTCTATCGTCTTTCTTTTGTCCTCCCCATTCGTTGCATTCTCATATTTTTCTATGAGTGCAATAATGTTTTTGAGGGGAGTTAGCTTATTTCTAATTTTGTGATTTATTGTTTCCATCATTTTTAGTCAGTATTGATTCTACAGTCTCGTATCTAAATCCGAAGCACCATTTTATCATAAGTCGCCTAAACCTATTAATCGGTTTATATACTGCTATTTTTGTTTTGGTAGCCTCATGGACAAGGTGCCCTAACACTTTTGTCTGTTTAATCATGTACCCAGTTTTCATATTTCTATACAGTTTTACGCATTAATAAAAGAATATTCTCCACTCTCAAAACCCCAAAGGGTATGTTGTAAGTTCCAATCTTCGTGCCAGGCAGAACCTGTTCTCTCACACTTGACAGCAAGTATTTCTCCTTTTATTTCTATAGGGGTTACGTTTCCGGCGAAGTGCGTTCCAGTGAATTGTTCACCGTCCTTTAACCGGTTGAGAATTCGTTCCTCTCTCGCCTTTGCGCGATCAGCTTTCATTTTCTCCTGAATATGTTCCGGCAAAGCGTCCTGTGCAGCTTTGTCGAATGTTATACACTTTGTTCTTTCCATCATTTCTATCTATAAGTTATTATTAAAATGACTAATAAGTTCCCCAACTGTTGCTTTATGAGTCTTAGAATAATCAAATCCGATTTCTTCAAAATACTCTTTCAATTCAAGTAAATGATGGATATCACTGATGACCCATTTTTCACCGTCTGTAAACCATTGAAATATGTCAGTGTCATCCCTTAAAGCCGCAATTGCAAAAAACAAATCTTCATTATCTCCACAATCAATGAACCCCTGTTTTAAAGCGCATTCTATCATTTGATCACTTCGATATGTTACTGTTCTTGGCCGTTTTCCATAATAACATTCTAACGTGGTAATACATCGCATTTTTCTTGTGTCATTTTCGTATCCAATCAAAGACAGCTTTCTGCGAATTTTTCTTGTGTTTTTTCTGATTAAACACTCTGTTGTAAATCCCATATTTTAATCGTTAAGAATTAAATTGTTTATCCAAATCACTTCCCCAATAATTACAATATCCTCTAACCTCCACTTCTCCAGAATCATAATTGTAATCAATATGACTGACTGCGTAGAGGTAATTGTCTATTGTAAAACATCCTTTAAGTTGTGGGATTCTGGGGTCTCCAATTTTGAAGTATAAAAAACACAAATTGCGTTTGGAGCCGTTGGGGTATACTTTTCTCATTTTCCTATTCTTGTTTTATTTAAAATTTCATTAAGCAATCCCAGCTGCCATAGACATTCTAATCAATCTACTACGAAGTCTATTTAAAATAGTGTTTGCCTTATTTCTCTGTATGGTAGAATAATTGCAATGTTTACAGTAGAGTTTGGCTCTATGGCATTTACTGCACCCTATTTGTGACTTTCTGAGGATTTTCTTTGCTATTCTTAATTTCATTTTCTTGGGTAATTGTACTTATTCTCCTTTACTTACTTTTCTTCTGCTTTTCCATTATCATTTCCAAAACTGTGTTGCAGCCATCTTTCAAACCATCTCTGTATCCTTTTGATCGTTCTCCGATATTATAGACATAGAAACCTATGATGATAAAAAACACCCCGATAGAGCGGTGCCAGTAAGGTAATGAAATGCTGAATGGTTTTACACTAATTGAAAAGTGTCCTACAAACAAGAGCGCTATGAGCAATAGCGCTACTCCAATGATTAATTCTTTCATATTTATCTATTATTTTTTTGATATTCCTTCAAAAAACGTTCAGACCAAACTGGAACATAGTCATTTAGGCAGTCTTTCAAACAATAAGTGGCATCAGAGTTTGGGTTAGCGAAATATCTTGGGGTTCCATCAGGCGATAACTCCGAAGGATGTTTAAGTTTTAAACATCCAGCAGAAGTGATGAAAGCGAGTGGGTATTTTACATCTTTTTCTTTTGTGCAGTTTTCAACTGATATATCTAACTTTCCTTTAAGTTGATTTAGCCTTTCTTCCAGTAATTCATATTCAATACATTTGACAAGTCTGGAATCATAGCCTACATACACTCTATCTCGATCAAGATAGCCGGAATACCATCTTTCGACTTTTGTACGCCCAAAGGAGTCAAGGAAATATCCGTATTGATTTTTGTGTTCTTCCTTTTTTGCATGTGGGTCGTCTCCCATATACACAAACACTTGGAATCCATTAATGGTCACTCTTGTGACTTTATCTCCAATCTGAAGTTGATTGAATGATGTTAATCTTGCTAATGCGTTCAT